CTGCGGCATCTGGTTCCGATTGAAGTACGCGAAGGATGACCCTGACCTATTCCCCAAGGGCAAGTGGGCTACCTTGCAGCGTTTCGAGCAATTGATTGAGCAGGCAGTACGCTCACAATCTGATGCCAGCGTGAAGCCTTGAGCGAGCGGCCGTATCAACGGATGAGCGTCTGCGAGCACCTTGTCTTGGGAATCTCTGGCGGCGGCGTGTCGTTTTTGGCAGCATCGCTGATCGAACACTATTTCAAAGTGCCGCAATATGTGGTCCCCTTCATTGCTTTCATTCTCGGGGCGCAAGCCGGGCGCGTCGGATTCGCGTGGTGGCTGCGGAGGCAACGCAAGTGATCATCACCGCTGAAATCTTTCAGATGCGCACAGGACAAGAGCCAGTGCACGACGACCTGGAGCGCGCCAACTGCCCGCTGGCGGGGACCTTCGGGCATTGGGGCTGCGGTTGGTGCGAACACAGCATCCCCGTATGGCAGTGCGCCGATTGCTCGCTGCGGGCGGTTACGAAGGGGCGTTAGCCAGTAAAATATCGGGCTCAAGCGCCTCATGGACCTTCCCCAGTATATCGACCCCAATGTTCGCCACTTCGGCGAAGAGCGGGCTTCCATTGAAAGGGTCATCGAACTCCCTGAGAGCGACGGCGAGGCACATGAGCAACGCCTGGACGCGGCCGATATGTTCTCGCTGGGCTTCAATCGTATCGATCAATTTCTTGTAGGTCTGTGGTAGGCGCTTCACGTATCACCTTCGGGCTGTTTTTGGCCCGCGCACCCTACTACGCATCGAATCCCTTTCGATACTAAGACTTCCTTAGCCCGAATTGCGCAGGCGCTCGCAGATTTTAAGGTGACCGGCGAGCGCCTGATCCCACGTGCTATAGCGCTGGCAACCGTCGCTCCAAATCCCCCGCCTCTCCCCATCCTCGTCCTTCCCCGGCTTGCCGATGAGGGTCATGGTCTCAAAGAGAATCGGCACACGGGGGCCGCCGGTGAAGTTGAAACCGTGATCGAGCCCTAAGAAGATGGTCGAAACCCAGTAGTCGCCGATCTGATCCTGCTGCACGATGCGGTTCGCGTGATCCTCAAACCATAATGCCCACAGAATGAGATCGGGGCACGCCACTGGCTCGTGTCCGCGCAGGATGTATTTGCCGGTGATATTTTCTGGATCGAATCGGTACGGAAGATCGCCGAGTCTCTTGGCGACCTCATCCATCATCAACTTTATTTCGGCGAGTTGATCTTCGTCAGTCATTGTGTGCGCGCCAGGTGCGGATGGTGCCCGCAAAAGTGATTGATAATCGCCTTCGCCATGCGCTCGGTCGCAGCCGCGCGTTGAGCTTCTGCTTCTGTCGAGCCCGCCTCCGGGAGGTCGCGAAGGCTCGCTTCGATCACAGGCTCCGAGTGTTTCCACTCACACTCGGGGCACGACCAATCCATCGTCACCGTCAGCACTTTCATGCCGGGCGCAGCCGCCCGCCTACCTACGCAGGCGAGCAGCCACGATCACGGTTACCTGCAACGCGATCCACTTGGAGGCAACCACGATAAAGTGCCAAGCCGGGTGCCACGCAAGAGGCACCCAACCGGCTGCAACCGATTCGATGAAATCCTCTGGAGTCATGACACATCACCTAGCGCCCTTTTTATGTTGCTGCATTTTGCAGGGCGCGGAGTCTACTTTGGTGTACCTCAAAATTCAACCTTATTTTGAGCACTGAGCACGTAGCGCTTCGCGGTCTTATCATAGGTCATCGCGCCGGGATGTCCGCGCATGTAAGTTCTGAGGTCAACGGAGGCCTGCGGCTTCGAGATGCCGAACTTACGCTCAAGGTGCTCGCGATTGATGTAACCGAAGACGTACAGCGTCTCTGTAATCCATTGTTGCCGGTGTTGCTCATACCAGCGCACTAGCGAAAAATAATCCACAGCGCCAGCAGCATCACGGCAATGTCCCGCACGATTTCAAGGCCGCGCCTCAAGGTCATAGCCACGTCTCCACCAGAAACGGAGGATCGGTCTCGTCGCGCGGCATGCATATGAGACCTAAGTTCATCAGCGCCGCGCGCACAGTGTCAAGCTGCGCGTGCTCGAAATGAACGGTGAGCGGGCCGCCAAGCTTCGTGCTGAATGGTCGGACCACATACGAGTCAGGACAGTCGAGCGGATGATCGTAGATCGCCCACGTCAATAGATCGCTGTCGGCTATCGCCTTGTTATGCAGTACGGCCAGACTGCTGCGACTGATGCGTATAGAGTGCATCACCGCTCACCTTCCAGGTACCTCACCGCCGCCTCTGCCGCCTGCCGTCGCGTGAGCGCCGGATCGTCCTCCATTCTACTGCCCCACACAAAACACGAGCAACGCCGCTGCTGATGCGCCACCGACCCGATGATGCCGCGCATGAAACAGGCGCGGTGGAAGGGCTGCGCTCCTGGCGGAATCACCCACCCATCATCCCTGCTCTCGATGGGTTCACCGCAATGCACGCAAGTTTCACCCACCGGGGTGTCAACGTGCTCGGCATCGATATAGGCCGCAGAGTAGTAGCGCACGCCGAAGAATTTCATGCGCCATTCTCACGCGGCGGATACCCCATCGCGGCGCGCTCGACTTCGATGAACGCCTCGATTTCCTCTCGCTCTGTCAGCATCGTGCCGATGGGCTCATCCGATCCGGGGAAATCGCACTCCACTAGATCATCGGCATCGACACCGAAAACCTGCCGGTCAAAGGTGATGAGGTTGTACCGCCCGGTGATATCGACGGTGACGGTGCCGTTCTCACGATATGAGTGCAGCGTCACGCGGTGGCCTGTAGATTTCATGCGGTAGAGTCTATCCGGTGGCAGGCGCTTGCACATCCGCTGAATCACTGGCGGCCGGGTTTTGACCCACTCTTCCCACGCGATCTGATCGAATTTCTCGGTTATCTTTGCCATGCGCTTCACCCGCGATCCGTTTCAACCTCGAATATTCTTTCACGAATAATTTGAAATCGCGCTCACTCAGAAACCCGTCGCGCCATTCGTAGAACTTCTCCCTCAGCGCCAGCGCCAATACGTCATTGGCGGTCTTCATGGCGAACAAGTCCACACGTCACACCCGCCTACGACCACGCCAGCATCCTCGACTGGCTCAAGCGTGTGAACATAGCCATTCTTCTCGACGATCCGCTGCATGCGCCCGAGCGGCGTAGGAACCGCCACAGCCTTGCCCTGCGCGTGGATCGCCGCGACCAGGGCCTTGAAGTTGCCCTTGGCTTTGCTCGTGATGAGCGACACCATGATGCGTTCTGGGAACTCCCACAGATAGCTGTCAGTGGTAAATCGGTCGGAGGTGAAGCCCAGCTCCTTCCCGCGCGCGCTATCGATGGCAATCATTTCGTTCATGGCTTCTTCCGCAATCCATCCGCGAGCCGTTTGGCGTTCTCGCGATTCGCGGCATCGATGCGCGCCGCAAGCGCACGCAAGTTATTCGACGCAAGCGCCCCCTTGTTCCAGCCCGCTGGCCACCACAGCCACATGCCATCATCGCCCCGAATTAATTCCTGCCGGGCCACCATGAAATCCCATATTTCATCGCCTCGGTTCACGAATCGATCCCATCCACCCAGTGCACCGTACCGCAGGAGAGGCACGTCCACTTCGCGTCTTCGTAGCCACCGTCGTTTGATTCCCACACCTGCACCCGATGATCCTTCAGTGCTTGCTCACGGCGGCAGAAAGTCTCCGCGACTGCCTCGCGCGTGAACGTGCCCTCCGATTCCGCCATTGGTTTCATGTGCGTCACGGCTCTGCCTTTTTCTTCTGCCGCAAGATTGATCTCGCACGCAAGATGCCAAAGGCGATGAGCACGTTGCACACCTCGCTCACCGACATATCGGCAATCTTCGCCACCTCATCGACGACTGCCATCTCATTGCGCGGCAGGCGCAAATCAAAAACGTGATTTTCTTTTTTCATGGTCCCTTCGGTTGTGTCGCCTTCATTGCTTCACCTCCCTGACGATCACATCGCGCTGATTCTCTGGGTGCGCCAGCTCCAAGTGTGCAAACACCGCCGCATCGACGCGCTCCATGAGCTGCTCTTTCAAGATACGCGAGAGCCCGGCGGGGTCGGAGAACGCGCCCATCAGGCCGGACGGCATCGCCGACTCCGTATCCGGTTCATCGTGGTGCCAGTCGCACAGCGGACAGGAAACCCTCATAATTTTCATGACTTGTGCAAATCCGCGACGATGGAAGTCGCCAGCTCCTGGGCTTCGATCTGCATTTGGCGAATGAAGTGAACCGCCGCATCGACATCCATCGGCTGCGCCTCCATAAAGCGCTCGATCACACCCAGGGCTGCCGTATAGAAAGCGAACTTCGCTTTGCGCCGTTGCTCCACGCCGAAATCGGCGGGCAGCACATTGCGCTCGAATTCGCGCCAGTCTTCTAACAGGGTTTGCGCCACCATCTCTAGGCTCATATGACTTTATCCCACATGCGCCAGCGCGCTTTGCCGTCGCGACTCTGATGAGGACGATCACGGTATAGGTGCCAGTTGGTGAATTTCCAGCGCCCGAGAACCACGCAAAAATAACGATGGATCATCGCGGCGCTTCCTTGACGGGAATGCTCTTCGCCTTCGCGATCCGCACCATGTGCGCGGTGCCACGCTCACCGGGGAAGGCCACCACAAGATCAGGATTTAAGTCGAGCATGCGCTGGTTGCGAACGAGACCTGCGCGCGGGTTGTAGACACCGCCTACGATCCAGATCGCATCGCACGCGACGGGCTGAATGCCGTGCAAAATCGCCCAGCCGTGCGCGAGCTTGTCCGCGCCGCGAGCGTTGCCATGGATCACGTGCGTGATCGGATTCTCCTCAGTGCTCAAAAGGTCATCGAGAAAAAAGTGCAAATATTCCTTATCGCTGTACTCGCGTCCGCCGCACACCAACATTTTCATGGCTCACGCGGCGGGTTTGAAGCGAGATTTTGGAGGCCGCGAGCGCGGCGGCTCATCAGCGGCCGGACCGGCCTGCTCTAGCTTGATCTTCTCGTAAATCTCTTCCCGGTGCACGGCCACGTCTTTCGGTGCATCGACCCCGATGCGTACCTGACTGCCATTGACCGCCATCACCGTGACTTTCACGTGCGCGCCGATCATCAAAGACTCACCGACTCTTCGCGTCAATATCAACATTCAAAATCCTCCTTGCGGATTTACTGGTGGTCCCTCAAACATTTTTCTAGGCCGGTCCGTCGGTGAACCCCACGACGCCGTAGCCTTCGAGCGTCACGATGTAGGTGTGCCACTTCACCCGCTCATCCCAGACGGGCTTGTCTTTATCGAACCACGCGTAGGGCTCGACGTGCAGCGCGGGGCCGATGTCTTGCCACCAATCAAACGGTGCCAGCAGCTTTTTGATGTGAGCCACGAGCGCCGCACGGTCGGGAAGCTCCACGAGTGTCTTCATGGATTCATCCAGGCCGCCGCGATGTTCCCGGAATTTCACGCTTCACAATTCCCCTTCAAGGGTTGCGAGGGCGAGGGTGATGAGGGCGACGCGCACCCTTTCGGACTTGGCCGTGAGCGCGTGCTTGAGGTATGAGACCGTGGCCTTGCCTCCGTGCCCTGCGCCGACGGTGGCGGCCTTGGGAGCATCCTGCGATGTCGCGGCCGTTGCCGCCAATTTCTTCTCGCGCGACTCCCAGTCGTAGACCGCGTGCTTAGGCAACTTTAAATCCTTGGCAATGTCGGCGGCACGTTCGCCCGCGTGATACCGCTTCAAGGCAGCGGTCTTAAGCTTCGCGCTGTATTTTTGGCTGCCGCTCTTCGCGGCGGGAGCGCGCTCGTGCTTAGGCTCCAGCTTTCGCTTCCAGTTGTACAGCATGCTGTTGTGTATTTTCAGCTCATCCGCCAACTCTGTAGCAGACTCGCCCGCATCGAGGCGCTTGACCGCAGCGCGACGAAAATCGTCCGAGTACACCGTGCGCCCACCGGGCCCGAAGCTCACGCCCTTTCGACCGGACTTTTTTGAACCCTTTGCCTCGACAACCCAACGGCGCACGACGCTGCCGGAGATGCGCAACTCATCGGCCACCGCATTTGCTGCCTCGCCTTTCTTGACGCGCGCAACCACGCCCCGCTTGTAGTCATCGGAGAACTGACGTTTCTTACCCGCGACCGGCGGCCCGATGCCATTCGCCTTGGAGGCGGTGCTTTCCGAGGTTTGCTCGCTCATCGTCTAGCTTTCCTTTTACTGCGCCGTAATTGGCTCAAAGCCTCTTGCTGATCGATCCTACGTTCCCGGCGGTGCGTGATCCGAAACAGGCTTCTAGTGTAGCGGTGATTACGGTCGAGGATTTCATCCGGCCTCAGCTTTTCATAGCGCGCCATCGATGCGCGGCAGTTCTTGCAATACCTTCGACGGCTATGCGTCGCCAGTATTTCCGGGCAATTTTCAGTCGGACACTTCGCCATTCCTTAGTGCTCCTTGTTGTCTATACCGCATCCGAATTGCGCGCGTTTCCCTTGAATCCACCGATATGCACAGTTATTCAAGTCCACCACGCTGTACTTTGTCAAGCAAACCTCACCAATTTAGTGCGCCAATATCATGGTCAAAACATTAGGTCAAATTAAATGTACACGCGTTTTTTAGGGTTTTGCCTGACAGTTTCAAGCTATACATACTCCAACAACATCATTACCAGATTTTTTTATTATCGTCGAGATAAATAAACGGAAGTCAAGCATAATGTACCTGGAATCAGGTAATAAATCGGCCTCCACAGATGCCACAGGACGGGCTTTCAGCCCATTGCGATAGGAATGCCAAGGGTACACCTTACGCGTACCAGGGACGGCCTACGCCCCTCCTATGCGCTTTCCAAAATACTTTTAGACGCGCGGCAAATTTCAATGAAAAATAAACATGAAATATGTCACATACCCTCTATACGCCTAACTTGGAGTACGCTAAACTTGCACCTCGGAAAGTTTGAACGGCTCACCAAGAGGGTTAACACAATGTCAGACAATATCGATATGAGTAACGGTCAAGCCAACGTCGCGGCAGTCGGCGGCGCTGGCAGTATGTGGCATAAGAAAGGGAATGAAATCCTAGCCACGGACACAATGTCAGATGTCGCGCGCAAGGCAGGCATGGCGCACATCGTCACTTCCTCCCCAGTCACCTACACGGACGGCGCTGGCATCGTTCGCGAGATGCCCAATACTCGCGTGAACTTTCGCGCAGATACGGGCGCAGCCCTGGGCATACGCTCGGATGACTACAAAATCCTTCAGCCTGCCCAAGTCCTCGAATTTTTGTGGGACTGGTCGAAAAAGAATAATTGCCCTGTCCACACGGCGGGCAGCCTCGCAGGCGGAAAACGCGTTTGGGCCATGTGCAAGCTCTCGAAGGAGTTCGGGTTCATGCTGCCAGGCAAGGACAAAATCGACTCCTACCTGCGGTTCATGACGGGCTTTGACGGTAAGACGGGCACTTCGGCGGTAGGCACCTCCACGCGCCAAGTGTGCGAGAACACTGAGAACCTGATCAATCGCACGGATGGCAAAAATTCCTACAACGTCTCGCACATGGCGCAATTCGATCCAGTGGCGCTACAGCAAGCGCTTGGCATGATGGGGGAGTCCCATCGCATCACCTCGCAATTCTGGAATGAGCTGTGCAAGCGCAAGGTAAACGACGCGGAGCGCGATAAATTCTTCTGCGATCTGTTCGAGATCGATGTAGCGCAACGCGACGCGGTAGACAGCGCGGGCAAAACCATCGTCAAGACTCGCACGCGCAACATGCTGAGCCAATTGACGGCGGCCTTTAACAACGCCCCTGGGCAGAATCTGAAGTCTGCCAAGGGCACGGCCTACGGCCTTTTGCAGGCGGTCACGTACTGGACGGATCACGAGTCGCGCTCGAATGACATCCACAAGGATGGCGCTGACGCGGCGCGTTTCAACTCGGCGCAATTCGGCCTCGGTGCTCGCACGAAAGCGGACGCGCAATACCTTGCGGCAGAGTTGGCGGGTTGCCTGGAACTGGTAGTGCCTGCCTCGCAGCTAGTCGCGGCCTGATCGGTGAGCCTTACCCCCTGGCAGAAATGTCAGGGGGCTTTTTTGGACGAAAATACTTTTACAAGGATTTTGAAAATGGCTCAGATTCACGGCACTTTTTTATGCTTCGGCGCGACGGCGGAACCCGGCGTGGTGCTCCTCGGCGCGTATGAGCTGTCAACCATTGGCGAGTCCATGCGCATCGCTGAAACGCGGTGCAGGAATATCCCAGAGGCGCGCGAGCGGGTTTACGCGAAATACTTTTACGCGGGCGTTCAGTACGCCATTCCGGCCTGGGTGCCAGATGCCATGCTCTCGATTGTCGAGCATTACGCGGGACCTAACAGCCTGCGCATACGCACCCTCGCAGCCATGATTTACGAGGGGAAACATTACGGCTTCAACGGCGACGGCCCCTCCGATCCCAAGGGCGGCCAGCCTGCATTGCTTGACCCAGTGAAACCGAAACCGCGCAAGCCTTCCGGGGCGGCGCGCATCAAAACCCCTGCGACGGCGTAGGCCTCAAAATACTTTTAGCGGCTCGACAATCAAACGGAGAATTCTATGACGAATGTCAACACGAAAATTGCAGGCAAGATTCTGACCATTACGGTGGACCTGAGCGAACGCCACGGCGCGAGCGCATCCGGGAAGACGACCATCATTGCCAGCACGCAAGGCAACCAGAAACTCCCGGCCCCCTTCGCGGACGTGAGCCTCGGCCTGAACATCTACACGAAGCCTTAAGCCTGGAGTTCCCAGCTTGGAGCCCTGCGAATCGCGTAGGGCTCCCGGATGGATCACGGGGCGAAATACTTTTAGGAGGTTTTCAGATGGCGAAGAAAAAAGCGGGCGCGGAAATCAGAAGTGCGGCCAATTCCCCCGAGATGGCTGCGCGACACCCTCACGCACCTGCGCCCTGGACAATCGGCAAAGACGAAAACGGCACGGTGATCCGGGACGCTCACGGCTGGAGCATCGCGCATATGTACGGCGTTTGGAATAACGCCCACGCCAATGAGGCGGTAATCGTGGCGGCCCCCGATACGACAGCGGCGCTGCGCGCGCTTCTCGACTGGGCACGCGAGAACACCTCCCCGACGGACGCCAACAGTCCGCATGAATTGCTAATCGCTGCGGCTGCGGCGCTAGTCAAGGCTGACGGGCTGGTTTGGTAATGAATACTTTTAGGAGATTTCGATGATGCCTAACAGCGAGCGCAAGCCGGAACAATTCGCCTACCCCTACGTGAACATGAACGGCGATACCCGCGAGACGCTGATCGAGGATCGGCTGGCGACGGTAAACGCGCTGTGTCTCGCTATGGAGCGCCTAAGCGCGCAGTACCCCCACGGGCGCAACTACCAGACGGCCCCTCCCGGAGCCTATTTGCGGGCGCGCGAGCTGCACGATGCGCGGGTGGCGACACTACGGCGGATCGCGTCAGAAATTTCGGTCGAGGCGCTTTTCATTCAAGGAAACTTTTAGGAGCGAAATGATGAACAAAAAAGACCTCGCCATCGTGGCCAAGGCCGTCCGACTGGTGCGGCCGATCTCGACCGACACGAGCAATCACGGAGTGCGCGCGGCTCACGAGGCGCTCGATCAGTTTGTCCGCGAACTGGCTGATCTACTGGGGAGCCAGCGCAACGGATTTCTCAAAAGGCAAGCATTCATCGCCGCGTGCCAAACCGGCGGCGACCCCCCGGATCGGCTGCCTCATTCTGGAGGCCTCGCCGATAGCGATACCCAGCACGGGCGCTACATCGATTGCGGCCCGCAAGCCTGGGACGATTCCGGGCGCGGGGACTTCGATGGCGACTGAAATACTTTTAGACGCGATCACGGCGCGCCTGGCACAGCATGTGGAGTACAGCCTCAAGCGCGACGAGTGCGCCCGCCGGGCAATCGCTTTGTTCGAGAGCGGCAAGGTCGATGAGGGCATGGACGTGGCCGAAGAGGCGGAACTTTGGGCTCTTAGAGCGATGGCGCTGGAGCCCGGCAACGAAAGGAGTAATCCGAATGACGAGCGACCGAAAGATTCAAATTCTGCTTGAGGCAATCGAGGCCGAGCGTGACAACCTGTCTCGCGCAGCATCGGTGCTCGGGTGCCTTGCAATCGCGATGGAACACGGGGAGCGCGGGCACAAGGGGCCGTACTACCCGGACGTGGCACAGATCGCGCTCGACATGGTGAGGAAATCCATCGGCGCATTGGACCCGATCAACTTGCCGAGTGGAGCGACGCCATGATGAGCCCCCACGAACAGAAAAAACTTTTGGAGACTTTCATCGACGGCGTGAAAGAGGAGCTGATCAAGCGCTCCGACCGCTGGCCGCCCGAGTGGGACGGTCACGAACTGCGGGAGCTGGCGGCCGATGCCTTCGACTGTGAGCGAACGGCCCTCATGAAGACGAGCCGCAAGCGCCTCCGGGAGTATCAGAACGAGTGTCTCGTCAACAATCTTTTTTGACGCTGGTACGAGTTTCGCGTATACTTCACTCAGGTACTTTTACAGGAGCGGAAATTGCAATTCACCATCCCCATCAAGCAGAGTGCAAAACGGGCGCGCAATCGCCGACTGTGTTGCCGCTGCGACGCGCTGCCCTTTCCGCATCGCAGGGGATCGAGCTACGACATGGGGCGCATCGTTGCACGCTGCCCACCACTGGAGAAATGAGCATGGAATCGACCATTGTCACGCTACAAGCGAAGGGCCACGAGTACACGTTGCACGTCGAGTTCGATGTGCGTCGTGCGGCCGAGGAACTTTTACATCGCGCGGTTCGCAACAAGTCCCACGTGGCCCGCGCCGTTAATGGCGCGCTCAAGGTCAAGATGATTGCCAAGGTGCCAACCAAATGAAGACTGATCGCAACTGCCCATACTGCGGCGAGGGGCCGGTACCAGGACCCACGGCAACGCTTTTCGGCGTCCGCGCTCGCTGGCATCCAAAATGTTTTACGGCGACGCAAGCTCAGGGCTTCGCAAAACAGGCAGCCCCGAAAGGCTACCGCTACATCGTGCGCTTGAGCGACTCGCACAGGATTATGGGCATGTGGGTCAACCGCCCGGATGCCTGCGAGCAAGCCTGGGACTGGAATCGGGCACGCTCTGACGGGCAAGGGCATGTCTACATCGAGGATCAAGGAGAAACCGCATGACTCACATTTATTACAACGTCGCACCCCGCTACTCGTGCGGCTCCCCGGCTCAGGTTGACCGTAAGACGGCGCTTCGCGTAGCAGGTCAGGAAATCGACGGCTACCAGCGGGCGATTGAGGGCGCGTATGGGGAGGAGGAGCGCAAGCACGCGCTGGCCGTCGGCACCTCCGGCATTGTCGAGGAGCGCGAAGTCTTTGCGCACCACTACCTCGCAATCGACTGCATCACGGGCCAACGGCGCGACAGCCGACAGCCGAGCAGAGAGCAGCTCGCGGCGGTCGAGCGCTGGAAGCGGCTGCACGGGCGGCACTGGAAAAACGCGTTGAGCGATGCATGGATGCGTGCGGGCGAAGGCGTCCACGGCTACGAGCCAGCCCTCCAGCAACTGAGAAACAACTTCGGCCCCTCGTGGCTCTACAGCCGCAAGGTAAAGACATGAGCGGCAAGCTTTATCTGTGCCCAGAGACAGGCGCAACTGTCTGGGACCCCAATGCCATCGAGAAGGAAAAGCCGATGAACGAATATTTCACCATCAGCGTCCTGGACCTGAATGCGGGCACGCGGGTCACAGAGACCTTCCGATCAGCGCACAAGGCGACGCAGAGGGTTGACCAGATCAATTTCCAAAGTGCAGCGACCCACATCAGCGCTGAGTACATCGGGGACATCCGGGCGCGCAAGTACGTCAAGCAATTTGCACGCGTCCGCGAGGTTCAAGATGAATTGTTACGGCAGCATCAGCTAGCGGAGCAAAAGAAAAGGAAAAGCGCCAGCGCCGAATGGAAGCCGGTGATGTGGATTCCAGAAAAGAGCGTGGTCATCATTCAATTAGGGGATGAGAATAATTCGTGCATGGTCCGGGGAGATAAGCACGAAGTCAACGCGAAGCTCATCAATGACGCGCCCAAATTGTTAGCGGCGTTGCGTGACGTGGTGCGGTGGCTCGATAACACGGGGCACCTATACAGCACCGACTCCCTGGTGCCGCACTTGCGCGCTGCCATCAAGGACTTGGACGTATGAACGCGCAATACGTGGCCCCGAAAATGAACCCGTCGGAACTGCTGGCCTATGGCCTTCAGCAGGCCCGCAAAGCCGGGCACGCGCGCAAGTTTCCCGTCTATGGCGTCTGGCATAACGGCGAACTCGTCTTCTATGCCTACGGTCGGCGCAGCGCGGCGGCACGCTGGGCCGGGGAGCGTGAGAACGGGTTTTTAGGCGCGCTCACGGTCACGTACATGGGGCGCGGTTGATTCGATGAGGGCATTTAGTGGAAATCGAGGGGACAGAACGACAAGGACCGGGGACGCCCGGTGACCGGACAAGCCTCTTGACTAAGTGCCCTCTTCCAATCGACTACGAGGTGATGAAATGAAACCCTTACAACCAGCCACGCCCATGCCGCCGAAGTGGACCACGTGGGCCGCCTCCGTGTTCAAGAGCACTGGCCTGTCGATGGAGCAGATCAAAAAAATCTACGATGAGGAATTCCTTGAGGGGCAGACCTGGATGAATGGGCAATACGTGGTCATCCAAAAAGATTTTCCGAGTGGGATGACGCACTTGTCGATCAGGCGGCAGGATCGCAGGGCGTGCCGCGACTGGCGCGATTTTCAGGCCATCAAGAATCAGCTCTGCGGCGACGAGCGTGAAGCCATCGAGCTATACCCGGCTGAGTCGCGCGTGGTGGACACGGCGAATCAGTTTCACCTGTGGGTGATGCCGGAGGGCGAGAAGCTTCAGATCGGCTGGAGCGTGCGCAGCGTCTGCGGGCCGGATCAGATGCCCATACCCGGCGCGGTGCAGCGGGCCTTTGACGCGGAGGATCGCATGAGCGGCCCCGTCAATATGCAGGCAGTCGCCCAAATCCGCGACAAGGTCCGCTTGGTGGCCGCCGATCCTGCCTACTTCGGCGTGCTCTCGACGGGCGAGAAATGCGCGGTGGCCCTCGTGCTCGATGACCCGGAACTCTGCAAATGGTGGGGCACGATGCTCGACTGCGTTGACCGGCTCGAAGGCGATTGGATACAGGCTGCAATCTACGTACAACGCAACGGATGGAACCCAGAATGATTACTGTCATCAAGATCGATGTGAAGCACCGAGCGATCCTACGGATCGATATAGGCAAGACGCTCACGGACTTTTACCAGCACATCGGCTGCAACTGCATGGAGGCGGTGCGCGTTGCCGGGCTCGTGCCCACGGATCGGCTCTACGTCGATGAGGAGGGGTTGCTCACGCCGGGCAAGGCATTCTTTTTGATCGAGGGGTACGCGCAGCCCCTCGCGGGCAATGGCTTGATCGTCGGGCACAACGATGAGGGCGAATCGGTGAGCGCGGCAACGCCGCTCGGCAAAGTCTGGCCGCGCATCCAATTTTTAGAGGGGATTTCGACATGAGCAGAATGTTTGCGGTAGTGAACGATGTGGAAAAGACGGCGGTATTTGTCAAGCTGGGCGAGGTGGGATTCTGGCCGTGTAAGCCGGAGCATGAGCCTACGTGGTCACGGATGCACCACGCGCAAGGCGAGGCGGTGACGGCGGCGGCTAAGGCGGGATCGATCTTAGGCTGGAATGTACCGGCGGCACGGGCGGCGGTTGAGGCGGCCAGGGCTACCCCGTGAACGACGTACCGCTGATCGCTGGCCCTCCCCTGCAAGCTTCACGTATCATGGTCGCTACTCGTAATAGCGGAGGTGGTATGTCGAACAATGAAACGGGAATTGGGCCGGAGGAAGTGCGGGCGGCGCGCGCGGCATGCGGCTTGACACAAGCCGAGGCTGCCCCGCTGGTTCACACCGCTATTGACAACTGGCAGAATTGGGAGCAGGGGCGCTACTTCATGTCCCCGGCGCTGTACGAATTGTTTTTGCTCAAGACTGGGCAGTTCACCTTGCGCGAAATCGTGCCAGACGCTGAGTACGCGGTGATGCGCTTGAGGCTCCGCACCGGCAAGGTCGTTAATCTGCCGATCAAGCACGCGGTCCTCAAGGATATCGCGGAGGCGACGAGTGCGGCATGAGCCCGGCGCAGTGCCGCGCCGCGCGTGGCCTTCTCGATTGGTCGCAGCTCTGCCTTGCTCATCACGCCCATGTGGCGCACTCGACGGTTGCGGATTTCGAGCGCCAGGCACGCCAGCCGATTGCCAATAACTTAGCGGCGATGCGCAAGGCCTTTGAGCACCAAGGATTGAAGTTCATGAGTGGCGGCGTTGTCTGGGCATGGCAGGCGCAGTGATTCGACGACGGTAGATCAATAAATTGTTAGGGGACTTTCATGACTCCACTTGTGCTCGGCGAAGTACAGTTAAAGCAGCTTTCCGATCTGCGCGCGCTCGCAGCAGAGCACCCGGTGCGCATGAAATGGCTGACCGAACTGATCGCGGACCCCATTCATAAAGCCGCGCACATGGCGCAGATGTCGCGCCAGACCGTGGTACTCCCCTTCGGCTTTTGCGTGACCTTCTCCATCGAGCTGGAGCACCCTGTCGGCGCATGCCGTCACATGAGCATGTCATCCCCGGCGAAAGGCCGTGCGCCCTCCCCCGAAGCGGTTGACATGGTTGCCGACGTGCTTGGCTTCGTCGGCGGGTTTCGCGCGTGCAGCGTGTGGCTGGAGGACTTGGAGCGCGGCGGCGATGAGAAACAAAAGGCCGTGAATTTGGTACAGCCCATTGCAATCACTCAGGAGACAGGCAATGACGCCGGAAGAAATTGAAGCGCTGGAATACAAGGCTCCCCGCTTACTTCCCACGGGCGAGTGGGCCGGGCTCCAGCAAATGATATTCACCGTCGGCCTATTCGTCGGTCTTGATCAGACCGGCTACCGCACGCGCTTTTGTTACCCGAATTTCTGGACGGCGGTCCTCGCAATCCACGAGTGGGACGGCACGGGCGATCCGCCGGGGCCGTGGATCAAACAGAAGGGTATTCCCGGCATCGGTGATCGGCCTAATCCGCGCGCTGGCGAATTCAAGGGCATCGCGATCATCGAGGAGTCCGCGCCGATCAGCGAAGAGGCGTGGGGGCGGCTATGAAAGCGCTCATCAAAGGCAGCACGAAGGATCGCGCGGCCATTCGACTATTCAAGTCGGTGGCTTACTACGTGAAGGTTCACGGCGGCAACGTCATGGTGACCGGAGGCGTGCATATCATCCGCTGGCCGGGGGAGCGCGAACTCAACTGGACAATCGGCATCAAGTGCACGGGGTTGCCGCCGAAGAAAGACGAGGAAGCAGCATGATCGAAATCACCGAACGCTCACTCGCCTTTTGGTACGTGCAGGGCAAGCGCATGGACTGGCTGGCGCACATCGAGACCACCGATGTGCCGGATGGCTTCAAGCTCACCTATCGGTTCCGCTACTACACGGAAAAAATGAAGTGGGACGAGGATGAGTGGGATAACAGCAAGGATCGCAAGAGCTGGTACAGCTTAAAGGGGAAGGGGATTGCGAAGGGGATCGAAGCCACGCGCGTGGTGGCCGAGATGACCAAGGCGAAGGCGCAAAGCGAGGGGCGCGGGGAAATGTGGGAGCTGCTGCGCGGCACCGGCACCGTGAGGGACCTCATGAAGCAATACGCAGCCCTGCCCTTCGTGCACATGAAGCAAGTAAGCAAAGAGGAATTTGAAGTCTTGACCGGCAAGTGTGTGCTAGAAAAATGAACCACAACATCCTCATGGCCATCGCGTGGTTTTTGATCGCGGTGAATTTTGGTCTGATCGGAATCAATGGGGTTTTGCTGCGCAGGAATCGGCATATCGCCGAGCTGCTGCAAGCGGCGCTTAGCGATGTGCGAAAAATAGGAGGGAGCTGATGCCGCTGGGACCGGGGAAGTATGACGATGACTGCACGTTGGTGCGCGAGCGCAATCAGGCGGACGGGGTCTTGATTATTGTATTCGGCGGAGCGAAGGGAACCGGATTCGCAGCGCAGCTCAATGGGCTGCTGACGTTGCTCACGCCGCAAATCTTGCGCGACGTGGCGAAACAGATCGAAGACAGCGGGGGCGTGTGACCACCCACCCCCGCGCCGAGGTCTCAAGTCGCGCTGAAGTGGATGTCCTTGATGTAATACTGATTTCCCAGTGCGTTCTGCGGCATGGTTCCCCATGTCATCTGGTCCTGTAAGTTGAACTTCAAAATCATCGCGCCAGCAATCGCTCCTAGCGGGATTTTATAGGTTGCGTATTTGCCTACCACGGGCGCAGGACCGAAGGTCTCAACCTCAATCGGAACAGCACCGGGAACAGGTGTATCGTTAGCTCCCTCAAAACCGCTGCTCCACTGCTGCCCTGCTCTGGTCGGAGCAAGCGTCATATTCAAAAATGCTAACCCAGTGGTATTGAACACATTGTTCGTGTTGGGCGGATTTTCGTAATAGGGCTGAAACCCTCCACCACCCGCATGGCCGTCCGCGCCCATCGGCGTGGTCGCAGTGATCAGTATCGCAGGCTGCCCATCTGGACCCGTGACGTTATCCGTCTCCTGTGCGCCGCCATAGTTCATGTTTCCGGTCCACAAATTCTTACCGTTGGCCACTACTTGATTGGCCCCTGTCGCAGGCGGCACCACGGGAGGTGTTACAGGCGGTGCGACCGTACCGAGAGCAGCGGCCACCGCCGCCACAAAGGACGGTGTCGCGGCCAATGCGGCGGCGACAGATGCCGCCGTCGGAGGAGTTGGAATAGAGAAACTGACTGTACCGACTACCGTGGTGGTCATTGAAATCTCCTTGGGTTAATTTATTCCGCGCGGCACTTCGCCACTAGGGCGTCGTATCGATCTGCGAAGGCGAACAGGAAGGGTCCGTAATCTGGCCCAGGCACTTTTGCATCAGCGCTCGGGCTGCCCCCGGCGGCGGCAGGTAGCTCTTGTCCACGATCTGCGGCGGCGGGCATATTGGCGCTTGGGGTTGATGGGCACAGCCGCACAACCATGTCAGGCTTAGCATCGCGCCCAAGCTGCAAAATCTTTTTCTCATTCTCATAGGCCGTCTCTTTGGTTTGGATCGCCAGCTCGCGCGCGCTCCACGCATCAGCCAGCGCCTTTAATTGAACGATGTTCGCGGCCTGCGCTTTGTCGGTCGCGGAGAGGCCGCCCTGGTGGTAGCCGAAAAAGAACGTCGCGAGCACTGATGCGAGCACGGCCAATGCAATCGCCGCGTACTTGTAAGCGCCGGTCATGGCGCGCTTAAGCATCCCGACCAATAGGTGAGATCGAGCGTGCCTTGCGGACTTCCCGCCGCGCCGTAAATCTGCACAGGCCCAGGCCCCTCGAATACGTCCGAGCCATCCCGTTGCAGGGCGAAGGTGGGGATTCCGGGGACGCAGGGAGTCTTAACGGACGTGATACCGGCGGCGCACGCGGTGGCAACTCCATTGATCAAAATCGTCCCTGGAGCCGTTAGAAACGCGAGGCACTCGATGTTTGAGGTCTCTGTCTCGCCGGGAATGATGAGCACTGGGTTGGCTTGATTGAGGTGCAAGGCCGTAGAGGTCATCTTCCGGTAGCTGACGTACAGAACGTCTTTTGTGATGTCGGGCTGCACGCCCGACATGAACCAGGCTGCGTAGTAGGCCAGCAAATAGTAATATCCTGTGCCGATGTTCAACGCCAGAGTTGCATCGGTGAACGGCTGGATTTGGCCGGATTCGGAAAAGTCATTCCACGTGATGACCTGGATGAACTTCGTGATGCCAGCGAGCGCGCCTGCAATCGCCGCCTCCAAGCAATCGCGGAAAGTGTCGAAGTTCGAGGCTTCCCAAAACATCCCATCTTTCGCCCGGAACTGCTGAGACAAGACCGCCATCATGAAACAGGGCGGACACGAGAGTGCAGCGGCAGGGGTCGCCGTACCCCAATCGCCGAGTCCGTGACTGACCGCTGCCAATGGGTTCGATGCAGGCTCGCCCAGCAGGATCGGGATGAACGCGACGTGAACACCCTTGGCATTCAGAGCGCTGTCCACGCCCTGCCAGTACGACAGCGGTTGCTTGGTGGCGTTGAACGCAGTGAACATCAGCCGCCCGTCTGGCAAGCGGAAGAATGCGGGGGCCTTGCAGGATGCAAGGATTTGCACGATTTGATCTTGCGTGAATGCAGTGCTCATGTCGGGCATGGGGATGACGGAAAAGCGCGGATCAACTGCCGCCGCAGCTTGAGCCATCATCTGCAAATGCCCAGTGGGGGACATTGCGTCTGCGAAGGATAGGATATCGACGTTGAACCCAGTGATGCCGACAGCAATTGCCATTCTGACTTCTTGCATCATGTTGGCGAGTCCGTACAAAGGCCACGCGCCCCCGGCGGGCACCGGCAATGGACGAGCGCGCAGGTAGCCGCCCTGCGCCAGATACTTGTTGGCCTCCCCCGAGGGCTGAAGAAAGTTGTGGTTGTAGTAGTCAGTCGCCGATGGCGCATTGTCAATCGAGAGGGGAAATGAGGGGAAGTAGTGCGCGACGACGCGCCTTTCAAAGCTGAACGGATCGGGCATGTCAAATGGCAATGCTGACTGCATGGAATTTATTCCTTCGGATCGATGACGATTACCGTGGGCTTGTCCGGGAAGAACGTGTTGAATAGGCCGACCGCGATGGTCGCGACGCCGATGACACCCATCGCGATGCCTAGGCTTTTCGGCGGAATGAAGAGCCCGAGCTTGTCTTGATTTAAATACAGATAGCTCGCGCCTGTGCCGATGCCACCGATGGCCTTCGTGCGATGCGACCAGCACCACAGCGACCACGCTTTGAGCCTGAACATCACGAGAGCAGCACGCCGCCCGAGGCGGAATAGAAATTCGTCAGGTACAGCGAGGTGCGCTCCGGCTGGTGGCTGCTGCCTCCCGGCAAGCTCGCCCACTCATTGCGACACTTGAAAATGGCGTCATTGATGCGGCCGTTGAATACATCCATGAACGCGCCCAACTGCTGAAGCAGCAAAACTGCGCAAGCGTCTTGAGCGGTCGCATCGAAGCGTGTCAATTTTAAGCTGGCCTTGCAGTCAAGAAACGTGCGCAGCCGCATCTGGTAGCGCCCTGCGGCCGAGCTGTGCATCCCGACGTACAGCGCTCCCAGGTCGTCCAAGGGTTCGCCCTTCCATTCGACTGCCCCGTCGGGCGGGCGGTGTTCAGCCGGGTGGAAATTTAAATCGATGATCGTGTGCTTGAATCCGTAGCACACCCGATAAGGATCGGCCGCGCGGTCGGTGCCTTCGCTGTGCGCGAGCATGCTCAAGAACGCGGCGGTGTTCGGTGTCATCATCGCGCCAAGTGCAGGAACAAGGTCGTGCAGAGCGATAGCACACCGAGCACAATCGCCGCCGCCACGCCGATGACAGTTGCGCTACTGGTCGTCTGCTCGCGCCGCGAAGTGCGCGCGAGCTTGCCCCCTTCGTCACTCCCCTCAAAGCGAAGCAGGCGCTCTTTCAGGTCATCGATTTTATCGCTGGTCGAGATGCCGTATGTTTTGATCAACTCGCCCAACTGGTCGATCTGTTTATTGGTCGCCGCTTCCGACTTGGCAATCGAGAGCGAGGAGGCCTCATTCTGCTTGCCGACCGCTTTCTCGGCGGCCTGCAACGCCGCATCGAGCGCCTCCTTGGAGGCCTTGGCGGTCTGCTCGACACGAATATCCCGCTCGCGAAACTGCGTCGTCACGCCCGCGAATTTCTCGTCGGTGTAAGCAAAGCGCTCCCATACCAGCAGCTTCAATTGCCCGATTTCCTTGTCGAGCTGGGTCGGCACCCGCGTGATGTTGTCGGAGAACACACGGATCACGTTGTCCGTCGCGTCTAGGCGCGTAAACACCAAATCCTTGAGCGAGCCGATCTCGCGCAGCAAGTTGGCCGTGGTCAAGACGGTCGGGTCTGGATCGGGTCTCATTTGCATTATCGGTTCTTCCTTGCCCATGGTTTTTTTTCCTTTACGCGAACGTCAAAGTCTCCCGCTCAACAGCAACACCAGTAAAAGAACGAGCAACAACCCGCCGCCGCCGTAGCCGTAGTTTCGCGAGTAGACCCCGCCGAGGCCGCCGCCGACGACGAGCACCATCACCACGACCAATAAAATTAGCCACATATGCCCTCTCCTTTTTTAATCAATAGCCAAACACTGCCCAGTAGTAGCCGCTGGTCGAGGCCCCGATGATCAGGCTCGCCGTGGTCGGGCTCAGGATGTCGATGCAACAGGTTCCGGTGGCACCTTGCGCGCACACCATCCCCCATATGACGTTGTTCGTGAAAGCTGGAAACGTGATGTTGCGCGGCGATCCGGGGCCGGGCGGTGAGAAACCGAAGCGCACTTGAAGGGTATTGCCAAAGAGCGCATCGCTATTGCCATTCACCCCGCCGTTATGGAAGTTGCCGAGCGCGGCGCTCGTAAACGCCTCAGCCGTGGCCAAGACGCCCTGCGCAAAAGCGGTCGTCGCGAGCTGCGTGGTGTTCGTGCCCACGCTCGCGGTCGGTGCCACGGGAATTCCGGTGAGCGCTGCATTCGCCGCGTTCGCTTTGAGTGCAAGGGCTGCATTGGTCGCGTAAGCGGTGAGCGTGCTGGCAAGACTCGCATTGGTGACGTAGGCGGCCAGTGTCGCGCCCAGGGTCGCATTGGTGACGTAGTTTGCGAGCGTTGCGGTGAGCGCGGCCGTGGTCTCGTAGGCGGCGAGCGCCGTGCTGATCGAGGCCGCTACTTGTGCGGCGTTCGGATAATTTTTCAACGGTGCCCAGTTCACCGTACTCGTACTCGGCAAATTGCCGATGTTTCCTGCGGTGAGGGACTGCATCAAAATGCCAAGATCGCCAAGCACGGTATCGCCGATCTGATACGTCTCTGCGGCGTCGTAGTCCACCACGCCACGGCGGGAGAAGTAGCGCACGCCGTTGCTGGCGTAGTTCAAGAGCCAATTGAAAAACTGGCGCGAGGGTGGCGTGGCGCTCTCCTGCCAACCCGCCGCCACATACGTATCGCCCGGATCGACGATATCCGTGGTCGGGATCGCGACATTCGCCCAGGACTGGCGGACCGCAGGTTTCGTGATGGCCATTTAAGTCCTCAAGGTGTGTAAGTGATGCTGCCGATGCGCACGCCTGCGGGGCGCGGCAGCAAGTCCAAGGGTCCGACCAGTGCCTGCTCCTCTGGGGTGATAGGCACAGGCACTGTGATCGCAAGGGAGAGCGTGCCCAAATCGGCGACCTGACAAGGCACGCCAAAGATATCGAGCAGTGAGGCCGCAATCTCCGGCTCCGTGCCATCGGACTGATTGCGAATGATGCGGGCCTTCAAGAGCGTGCGATACGCGGAATCGCCCAAGGTGGCGGTGCCGGTCGAGGGCTCATTCAATTCATACCAGCGCCCGCCCTTGGATGAATCGGTCAGCTCGCCAAAGGGCAACGCTTCCACATCATCCGCAAAGCCGAAAAAACCGGTGAGCAAAATGGACTGGATCACGCGCGGCTGCCCGACCCACAGGCCGATGATGTCGAGCTGATTGCCGACCGCCAAATCCAAATCAAAGGCCGCCGGGATCGCGGCGGTGGCCTGCGCGATATCGCCCATCACGCTGCACAGGAAACTCACCAGCGCCATGTATTTGGGCTTCTGGTTGTGCTCGCTCGTGATCAGCTTCGCGTACTTGGCACCATTGGCACTCGTGTAGAGCGCCGAGACAAAGAGGTCCACCGTACTGCCAGGCGGCACGCCCCCAGGTGGCGAGTAGGCGAAGATGATGCCGATGGGCCAGACATCGCTTACCCCTTCGATCACGGTGCCGAGGGTGAGGCCCTCTGATGCGAGCGTGGCAGTCGCATCGACGATGTTCTGCCCGATCACGGCCGGGAAGATGAGCGGCGGCCCTAAAGAGAGCACCAGATCGACCGGCGTGCCGTAGAGCGCTGTGCCAGTCACAGACTGGCTCATTATCTCGCCCGCTGGGATCGTCGGGCTGTGGCCGGTGCTCACGACACCGAGCACCAGATTCGCCGCTACCAGGGCTGCCGAGGCGGCGCTCACCGTATCCCCGACCACATTCGGCACAGTGACCGTGGGGAGCCCCGAGGACTCGACCATGTTGACCGTGGTGCCGTAGAGCGCCGTGCCGGTCACCGACTGGCTGATGATGCTGCCGCCAGGGACCAAAATGCTCGTCGTCGAGGTCACCGTGCCGGGCACGAATCCTGCGGCAACGAGGGTCGCCGACGCGGTCGCCAGGGGCATTCCCACGACGTTGGGGACGGGCACGGTCGGCAATCCGGTGGAGTTCACCAGATCAACGCTCGCCCCGTAGATCACTGATCCTGTGATCGATTGGCTGACGATGTGCCCGGCCGCCACGCTGATGCTGCTCGCCGCGCTGACAGCGCCGATGATGGCCCCGACCGCGACAATCGCCGCCTCGCCCGTGGCGAGCACGTTGCCCACCACATTCGGTACGGTCACGTTGGGCAGGCCAGTCGATTCCACCATGGCGACGGCTGAGCCCGCAGACACGCTGCTGCCCGCAGCGGGAGACTGGCTGATGATGTTGCCGGAAAGAACGGTGATGCTCGTGCCCGTGCTCACGGTGCCGAGGGTTAAGCCCACTGCCAGGATGGCGGCTTCTGCCACACTCAAGGCATCGCCCACGACATTAGGCACCGTCACGGGCGGCAATGCGCCTAGCGTCGATATGTTGCCCGACGATCCAGCAGCCACAAAGACGCCGCTGCCGTATGCGACGCTAAATGGTAATTGGCCGCTCGGGAAATTAAGCAGCTCCAGTGTCCAGCTCACCCCATCGGGCGAGCTGGCGACGCCGCCATCGCTATCGATGGCAATAAACGTTCCGCCGCCGTACTGAATCCAATTCGATCCGCTCGCCAGCCCCGTTGGGGTATCAGCGGCACTCGCGAGTCCCGCAAGCGTTGCCGCGACGCGCACTGTCGCAGTCGAACTATTCCCAGAGACATAAACGCCTGCGCCAAAAGCAATCTGCGAAAAATTAAAATCAGTCGGGGCGGCGACCGTCGCCCAGGTGCGCCCGTCGGCCGAGGTGGCAATCTTGGTAGCGTTGCTGGCATCTACGCAGGCGCAATTAAAATTCGTGCCATCAACCCCGATGGCCTGATCGCCGAAATAGTGACAGTCGAAAATATTTGGCAGCGTCCAGGTGAGGCCGCCGTCGGTTGACACCATGTAATTATCGGTGCCCGCCGTCGATGAGCCGGTTGACACCGCGACGACCCAGGTTCCCGACTGAAATCCCACACTGCCGGGGTCGGGGTACGCGGCACTACCGAGCGCGGGTAACCCGGTGACATGAGTCCAGGTGAGCCCATCATTGGTGGAGCGGTACACGAGCGGCGCAAGACTCGGATTCGTGCTCCCGCCCACCGCGATCCACACCCCCGCCCCGTAGGCGAGATCGTTCATGGCCTGAAAGCTCACGAGGCCTGATGTGAGGAGAACTTGGGTCCAGGTCACGCCGCCATCGGTCGAGCGCACGACGTAGGCGGTATCCCCCGCCACATTGGTGGTAAGGCCCATGAACACGCCGTTCCCAAAGCGAACGGGGGAAATGTCCGTGGTGACCGCGCTCGTCCGATGGGTCCAGGCGACCGGGTCAGGGAACGGCGCGCTCGCCGGAGTGTAGTTTGCGGTGTAGAGCGCGACGCCCTTGGTCACGCGAAATTCGTCTATCTGACCATTGACGCCGTGACTGGGGCTCGCATTGGGACATGCGCCAATGATCCAAGTACCAGAGGAGGCATCGACGCCATCGCTAGCAGTAAAGGTGGCAACCGAAATGCCTCCCACGTAGGCTGTATAGACATTGCCCTGCCGCACAATCGCAATGGCTTGCCACGTATTTGAGACGATGGTATGCAGCGCGCCGTTGAGACCATGCCCTCCGCCGGTACTAGCTACGAATCCGTCAAAGCCACCAGAGAGATCAACTTGCAGGCTGATGCCGACCGTGTTTGATGCGTTGAGCGTGCCAAAGACACCGAAGGACTGAGCACCCACTGGCGTCTTGAGCCAAAACTCTACTGTCCAATCGCCCCCTGTAAGATCGAGGGGTCCGCCCGCTGTAATAGGAACCTGCAAATTAGAAGTAATCGCTCCATTAAAGAGCGCTGCGCCGGTCCCCAATGCAGGACTGGCGGTGGTTACTGTCGCATTTGAGGCGGTGACAACATTGCCCAGGCCGGAGGTATCTGGAAACGAAGTTGAGCCGTTCGTTCCATCCATGTGCAGTAACAGCACGTAGTCAGGAGTCTGAAAAGTCGCAGTCGCATTTGCCGCGAAAGCGGCCGCCATGGTGGCAAGGTTATAACTGGAGCCACCACCAGGAAACACCCACGTGGTGTACCCCGTAGAGGAACTGAATCCCTCAAAAGACACGCCTGCGTCTCGTGTATTTACCGTCTGGCCGCCGATTGTCAATGCTGAGAAAAAGTATTGAGGCAAATTGCCCTGTAGCTCAACCTGAAGATCACCGCCAGATGAGAGGATCGCAATTGATCCTATCTGTGCCCCCAAAAGCGTTGCCGGAGTCAAACTGCCAAATGCTGAGTGATCAAATGGAATGTTGATCGCAAAACCAACATATCCAGCCAATCCCCCGGTTCCTGCCGCGTTTACCGGTGTGAACGTAGCCATTGTTTTAAGTCACGATGAAGGTGACATCGGAGATCGAGGAGACGGCTGCCTCGTTATAAAGCAACTGGATATCGGCACTCACGGGCGTCAGCGCATTTTTCTGAATCGTCATCGCCGTGATGTTGTAAGTACCGAGCACGGTGCTGCCCGGCAGGTACGCGGGCACGATCAATCCTGTGTAGCTGATATTCGCGCCAATGGGCAGCGCTGAAAGATAAGCCACCACGGCTTCGGCTATCAGCGCTTCGGTCGCCGTGCTCCAAGCAGCCAGCGCCTTGACCGTGACGACTACCGAAATGGTCGCATCGGTGGGAGGCGAATATTTGATGAGGCGCGTCGAACCGCTCGGATCGGTGATCGTTGCACTCACGCTGCCGAAGGTCGGAATTCCCGGCGTGATCTTCATGAAGATCGCGTTTTGAATATCTGCCTCTACCCCGCCCTCAACGATGAAGGCCAGCGTGTTCGCCGGTATCCCGTTCGCATCCGCGCCGGAAGTGTTGTTCTCGATGCCGCGCACGCGCGTGACGCCGGGGAGCTGCTCGATGGAGGCGACGATGCCGGAGAAAATACTTTGGCTGGGCAGCGCGACAGACTGCGCCTGACGCACGCGCAACTGCGCATCGGTTTCAACCGGCGCGCCCAGTGCCGCCGCTGCGACGTTGTTCACGCTCGCGATCCCGAGCACTTGATTTTGCAGCGTCACGATGCTGCCAGGAGCCGCCTGCGTCGCGCCCAACACCGAGCATGTCGCGGTCACGACGATGGTGCCGCTGCCGGGGATGGTGACGAGAGCCGGCAAATTCCACGGCACGCGATTCACATCGAGCACCGCGCCATTGATGATCGGAACCGAGACGGTGCCGACAATGGTCATCGCCACGGTCGAGGCGGTGGGGACGTTGCGTCTCAGGCCATTGATCTTGACCACGGAGGAGAGCCCCGCCCCTTGCGCGGTCGCGGGCGAGAAGGCGTTATAAGCGGCAATCGCTGAGGAGCACGCATCGGAGGCCGCGAGCGCGAATACGCTCAAGAGTTGAAAATCTTGGGAGTCGTTCCCGAGATAGGTATCGGGACCAAAAATCACCTTGTACTGCGCCTCAAAAAAGGCGAGCCACTGCGCAAAGGTACCCGCAGTGATGCCATTGACCGTGATGACCGGCGCTAACCCCGAGGAGGATGCCACGTCAAATTCCTCCGGCTAATGCCGCGAGGCCGTAGACAGTATTAAGCGTTCCGCTCACGAAGAGTTGTCGCGTCACCGTGTTTTGAGTGCTGCTGAAGGTCACGATGGCAATGACTCCTGGGGTCTCTAAAATTCGCTGTTTGATGTACACGTCGGGGTGAAGCTGCGCGGTCATCCCTAAGACGTTCTGCCGCCACGGGGTGCCGTCGCTTAAGTCGGCGAACCATTCGCCCTTCCATAATTTCAGGCGCGTCAAAACCGCTTGGGCGACGCACGCGGGCGAGTTGAACAGGAACGACAAATTGAGCGGGTAATCCCCGCTTGCATCGAGCTGGCGGTAGCGCATGGGCTTTAAGGAACCGGAGGACCGGAGATGCCGCCGCCGGTCTGCACGCCCGAATGCGTGTGAGTTTCGACCACAATCCCATCACCGATGGTGACGCCATCGGCTGTGAAGGTTCCCGGCACCACTACGTTGCCGCTCGCGTCGATGGTCACTCCATTCATCGTGATTCCGCCTGGCGCGACGATGTCAATCGCTTGGGTTGTGGGATTTAATTTGTAGTACGTACTGGCGTCATCGCTCATCAGCGTCGCGTTGTCCGTATCCACAGGCAACGCGCGCGGGAGGCTGCGCACCCCGACGAGTGCAAACCCATCGGAGAGGTTGTGCATGCGGTACTGCGGCGGATCGTTCTCCGCGTTCGGCTTCTCGGGCGTGCCGCCGGAAGCGAAGCCTTTACCAAACCACCTATCGATGCAGCGGCTGGAAAACACCACCAGACACTCGTCCCCGGCCTTGATCGGGAAGGTGAGCGTGGCCCCGCCGCCGCCCTGCCATTGCACCGGGCAATCCAAGAGCAGCGGCATTTGCGTCGGTGACCATCTGCCATTGGACAAGCGCTGCCTGCCGTTAATCGCAGGCTGAACCACCACTGTTTGCTTGGCCGCGTTGTAGCTTTGCACCACACCGGGGAGCGCCGTCCAGATGCGCGCCTGCAAAGCCTCACCGGCCGTGCGCAACAGCTCCTCAAGCTTCGGTGCCCGCTCGCGCCGATCCATCTTTAGTACCGGACCGTGGGCGGCGGCGAGGCGATGAGCGCGGCCGTCAAGTCCACGTTGCTGAGCTGCGAATCAATTGCGAGACACGTCGCGGTCGTGTACCACTCAGTGCCGCGCGTATCGCCATCGTGACTCGCATTCATCACGTAATACAGGCCGTCCGCGTTGATGTTGTTTTGCCGCGCTGAATTGACGTTGTTCGCCTGCGAGGGCAGATCGACCCCGAAGCGCAGGCGATTGATCGTCGCGTTGAGTTGGATCAGCGAGCACACCTTGATGTTGGCATTCAAAAGCGTGCGCAGGACGATGCCGTTCTGCGTCTGCTCGGGCGTCCCGATGAGCCCTGAGTTTGGCCCGATCAGAATCACCTCTTCCTGCGGCACTTCAGTGTGCGAAACGTAGGTGGGATTGCCGCCTTGGATAGACCAGTAGAAATCGCCGTTATCGGCCAGCAAGCGCATCTCATCCTTGACGCTGCCGTAGCTCGAATAGCCGCGCACCGAATCGACCACTTTGTCTTTGATGAATTGCGGGATCGCTGGCGTGTTGACCCCGTAGATTTTCATCGCGTTTTGCAAGAGCTGCGCAATGCCACCGGGGTTTAGGGCCGCTTGCGCGGCAGATACGGCGGCGAAACTGTAGGCATGATCGCCATCCGCTGCGGTCACATCGACGTAAGTGTCGAGCTGGCTTTCCCGCCCGATGCGCACTTGCGCAATGGTGCCGGAGAACACTTCCGCGTAATTGCCCTCATACCCTGCACTCACAGTGAGGGTCTGAAATTCCGAAGTCCTGGGCGCAAGGGTGTTGGCCGTGTCGTCGCTCAAGTTATAAATGCGCACATCGCAAGAGTTCGGCGACTGCTGATCGCCTTTGCGAATCTGAAAGCGGCAGCGAAACTGCGCGAAGTCCAAGCGCTGCGTCTCGCTCGCGATGACGACGCTGACTTTCCGAAGGTACTGTTTGGTCACGCCGTGACCCAGTACAGTTTCGAGTCGAGTCCCAAGTTATCGAAAGCGGGCGGATCATCGGGCGCGCCTCCATTGAAGAGCGCCAAGATGCCGCCGAATTGCAGGTACTCGTACTGCGCGAGCAAATCCGAGCCCGTGACGAAGGGGATGCCCAGGAGGATCGGATTGCCAGCCACATCCGCGATGTCCATGATCCAGCCGCCTTCGGCCGTGTCCCGGAAGTTCAACGTCAGGGCGTACTGCACACCATTGAATAAAACGGTCAAGGTCTGCGCGGCGGGCAGCAGCGGCACGATGGAATAATTCAAACTCATAGCGGTGCTCGCGCCACATTCTCAATCGACTGGATCGATTCCAGGAGCCCCGGCAGCACGGGCAACGGGTCGGCCGTCATCAAGGACTGCACGCCCTGAAATACCGGGGCTGCGGTGCTCTGCGGCTGGGTCTGATTGCTTGGGTCCACCGAGGTGCCAAGTACATCGACCAAAATCACTTCTTTGCACGTGATGCTGCACATCAGCACCTGATAGGTCTTCTGATCGCGCGTCACCGAAATACCGGTGATGAGCATGCTTTTGTAGAGCATGAGCGACGTGACGATGCTCAAGGGCTGGCGCGCCTCTTTGAGCGCGGTCAACTGCGAGAAAATACCCGAGATGTAATCCTGCGTCGTCAACGAGCCGGAATTCATCAGCGATAACTGCGCGCCCAACTGCACATCCATCGAGGGCGGGGAATTCGACCACGCGCAGCGCAGTACGATTTCGGCGGGCTGGTTGTAGCTGTGATCGGCGATGTTGGCGGATGATTGCACCGGGTGCGTCGTCACCTCGACACTCTGGTGGTGAACCTCCTCTAGCGTCGCCTGGATGGTGATCGGCTGAATTCCGATGGAGGTTAAGTCCGCTGAGCCAAATGAATTCGGCGGCCCTGGTGGATCGGGCGGCCCTGGGTTCACAAAGACGCTGCGCACTTGCCCGGTCGGCAGGAGCGAAATGATGTTCGCCGCGACGTTGGTCAGGCTCGGCACCGGCAGGATCGAGAGGGGCGGAATGAGCGACATTATTGAACAGTCATTTGTAGCGCGCGCTGCGCTTCGCGATGAGTGTTGTCAACTACGCGCTGGATTTCCCGTGCCGTCGAATCGTCGGCATGGCCGATGTGGATATCGGTTTTGACATCCATGTGCACGCTGCGGCCCATGAGACCTTCGGCCTTATCGCCGCGCAGCGATGAGCGGTCAGTGGAGCGCTCATACAATGAGTTCATGAAATTCGCGGACTCGCGCGCATTGGCGCTTTGGCGGATGGCATCCCCGGCGCGATTCTCAGAGTGGCGCAGCTCCCAATCGACGAACTGTAATTGCTCCTCGCGCGAGCTGCCGTGGATGTCGCGTCCGGGGAAGACCTTGGCGAAGTTTGCTTGCCGATCCTTGTGCCACTGCGCGATACCGTAGGCCTCGCCTGGCATGCCCCTGCCCTCCCCCTTCGAGGCCGCACCATACGCGTCGGGGTTTAAGTTTGCAGAGGCAGACTCGACTTGCAGGTTCGCCAAAATTCCCGCCGACTGCTCTTTACTCCAGCCCATGGCTGCGAGCATTTGCGCGGGGTCCGCGCCCGCATATCCCTGCTTCGCATTCACCTTATCGCGATACCAATCGACCCCGCGCGAGACACCCTCGCCCGCCTTGGCGAGCGGCCCGTTCGGAAATAAATCATTGATGGTGTCGCCCAGCTCGTAGCCTAACCAGACGGCCGTGCCGATGCCGCTCAACTTACTCGCGAGCGCACCCGCCGCCGCCAGCCTGCCTACGCGCGGAATGAGCGCCGCCTTGCCAGCCTGACGCGCCGCCGTCGCTTCGGCCGCTGCAACCCGCGATGACGCCATCGCCTCTATCACCTCGGCTTCGGTGCCTGCCGCAAGCGCGCGCGCTTCGTGCGCCAGCACCTCATTACCCAGAGCATTGGCCCGCCCGAAATGCTCGGCCGCCGCCGCTGCCCGCGCCGCCGTTGCCGCCGCCTCGGCCGCCGTACCGATGGCGCGATAGCCCGTTACGAGACCGAACAGCGCCTCGCCCACTTTCCAAATCCCGGACAGAATCTTAAATCCGCCGAAGGCGCTCATCAGCGCCATCACGCCGATGATGGTAGTGCTCAAGCCCCCGGTGACTTTATCGAGCCACTCGAAGGCGTGAATGATCGCCATCACGATGGGAGCCATCACCTCCAGCAAATGAATGAACACCTCGACGCCGTGCACGATTTTGTCCGCAATGGCATCGCCGTTCTTGGCGAGGTACTCGTTTAGCTTCCCCATCGAGAAGCCGAGCTTCGTCAGCAAGACATCGCCCACCTTCGCGCCGATGATGGTCAGCCAATCACCGGTCTCGCGCAGGGCGCGCATGAAATTCTTGGCATCATCGGTGGCCTTCGCAAAGCCCGCCGCCTCCAGGCGCTTCGCGGTGGCCTGCTGCCTATCGCCAAAGCCCGCCATCTGAATTTGCAGGGCGGTTTCGCTGGAGATGCCCCACTGACTCGCCAACTGATCATTCAGGCGCGCATTGCCTTCGCGCGTGTTCTTCGCAAAGAGTTCACCGATGGAGGCCAGGTCCACCGCTTTGTCGCCCGTCAAGTGCTTGCCGACTCCGGCCAGCCACTGATTGATCATCCCGCTGCCGCCCGCCGGATTGTTGCGCAGGAATGTGGTCAGTCCCTCAATCGCGGACATCGCGCCTTCGGCCGTGCCGCCGAAATCTTGGATCGTGCGCTCAAACGCCTTGATGTGCGTCGCGCTCGTGCCGGTGCGATACGCGGCGAAGTAGAGCTTCTCCATGTTCGCGGCGAAGCGCTCGACGCCAATCGCTACTGTGGTGGCTGTCGCGCTGACGGCGGTCGCAAGTAGGAATACGGACTTTGTCGCGCGGTCGATGCCGTCGCCGAATTTCTTTAGCGCACTCTCGTCGGTTTTGAACCCGAGTGTGACTAAGAATTTCTTGATGACGGATTCATCGGCCATGCGTTTCAATCTCTCTTCGGGTGGGCTAGGTCATCGTTGTCAGCGCGCACAGCAAGGGCATCGTTCAAGAGCGCGATGTCGGCAAGATCAAGCGTGCCGTCGAGCAGGCTTTCGTACTTGCAAAGCCCCGCCATCACCGGGCCTAACAGCCAGTCCTCCTCGTCCGGCAAATGATTCCAGACTATGCCGCTGTGGCTATCGCTTCGGTCTGCTGCTGGCCGGTAAGCAGACCTTGAATAAAAGGCCCGAGAGAATCCGTGAGTACCTTGATGATCAGGGGAAGGATTTTGCCGAGGTCTTTTAAGTCCTCGAACATGATCACGTTGCCGCGTGAGACCACGGGCATCCAGTTATCCCCAACGCGGCGTTGCAACGCGGCCAATGAGGCATCGTAGATGTAGTCAAAGCGCTCATCCTTCATGTCTGCGAAGGATTCGGCGAAGGGCTGCAACATCTCAGCCAAGGGCTCCAGGAAATCCAAGGGGCCGCCAGCGGTTGCTTTGGTTTTCACAATCGCGTTGAACGCGGGCACCAGCGGCAGGATCAACGGCAAGAGGCGTCGCGAGATATTCGCCTGCGTCTTCGCGGGGATTACGAGCGTGCGGTACTGCGCGCCGTCCTGTTCAAATTCGATCATTAGTAGAATCCGAGCACGGTGTTAATGTGCACGGCCTCCAAATGCCATTCAACGATGTCGCCGTCTTTCTTGTAATTGATATTCGGCTTGCGCTTGAACGCACACTGCTGCGCGGTGGAAACATCGCCCGATTGAGTCTGGCGCACCACGATGGTGTTCTGCCCCCAGAATGAGGCGGAAGTTTGCTGCGCGTCGTACATCGCCATGAGCGCGGCATTGACCGGGGAAATCTTGAGCAGGCGCACCACGACGGAGCCGGACTTATCGGCGTGCAGCGAGTGCATACCCTTGCCGTCCGCGCCGATCAGCATCGTGTTCTTATCCCCAGCCACATCGATGGAGATGCCCTCGTCGGCCACGGATGAGCCGTAACCTAAATCAACGGTGCCGGTCGGCCCCGCGAGCGAGGCGGAAACATCCTTGAAGGAATACGTGTTCATACGAAAAGACTCCGGTTACTGGTTGACGTTGAGGAGGACGCTCGCCGAATGAATGGCCCCCGCGAGCTTGATGGCGGCCGTGATGACGGTCGCTTTGCGCGCGGCGCGATCCGCTTGTAATTGGGCTGCGACAGGTCCCGCGAACACGTAGTACCCGGCAGAGAGGGTCTGCCCCGTGACGATCACGCCGATGGGCGGACCGGTCCACACGCCCGCTGCGACCAGGCCGTTATTCACGGAGATATCGAGCACCTGAGAAACGGTGGCGACGAGGCGCGTCATGCCGGGATCGGTCTGCGGGACTTTCCCCGAGGTGAAAAGCACGTTGAAAAGCGCGGTTTGAATCGCGTTTTGCAGCCAGTCGGTGCCCTGCACGACATCGAAGAAATAGCCGTTCGACATCACGCCTTGCTGCAAGATCGCGGTGTTGTTGTTGTACTGAACGAAGACGTTGCAATTCTTCGCCGCGCACGTCGCCGCTTGGCTCTCGGTCAAGACTTCCGGCTGTAGCCCGCCCTCCACCTTGAACTTCAAAGTGATCGCCGTGCCGATGCCGTTGAAATTCACCGTGAAGGCGATGCCGAAGACTGCGGCCACCGCGTAGGGCGATGAGGAGCTGAACTGCACGAAGCTTCGGCCTTGCGCCAATTGACTCGCGACATCGGCGCTTGAGCCTGCGTTGAAGACGGTCGCATCCTGCGTCGTGACACCCAAGATGTGCGAGGTGGTAAGGCCCGCGATGAGCGCGGCCACCGCAACGTAATCGGCGGTGGCGGGCATCACGGAGGCGGCGAACATCAAGCCGTACCAGGCACCCGACAAGGCCGCGAAGAGCGCGGCGCAGGCCGCTGCGGTCTCGGCAATGATGCCCGGAGCCACGAAGCCGCCTTGGAGCGCCTGGAATCCTAAGAGCCCGCCGATATCGGGCGATGGTGCCGTGGTTGAGAAACTGACCGAGGAGGTCGCGCCCGTGGTCGCGGAGGTGAGATTGAATTGCGCGTTCGCCGAATCCCAGGTGACGATGCCCGATGCGCCCAAAGCGGTGGTCAAGATTCCGGCGACCTGGCTCAAACTGGTGGCTGCGGATAAATTGATCGCGGCCAACGGATGCACCGTGCCATCGATGGTCACATTCAAAGTTCCGGCGACCACGGCGGTGAAGAGGGAAAGCACTTGCTGCGCGGAGCCACGGACAGCGCCGATCAAGCGCCCGGCCTGCGCGGTGCGCGCCCAGAGGCCGATGTAGAGCTGCTGCGGCTGCGGGGTCTGGCCAAAGAATAAAGAGGCGGCGAGATATTCAGGCGCTGTGGTGCCGAAGTCGGAGGCCACACCCGCAAGCCCTGAGTAGGAGCGCATGCGCGAGACCGAGTCGATCACGGGCGAGTCGCCCAAGATCAGAAGACTCCCGAAGTTTCGCTGCTGGGCAGCGGTCGGTGCCAGCGAGACATTGACACTGACAACGTCATTGACCGACAAACCGGTATTGAGAATGCTGCTCATCGTGAGTAACTCCAAAAGATTTAAGGCGTGGTGAAAGTCTCGGTAACCGTCGGCGCATCGCGCTCCAAGGTGACGGTGCTCGAAGCGAATGAAGTGATCGGGTAGGTGCGAGTCACTTTGCGGCGCAGGTGCAGCGTCATATCGCGCCGCTTGATCCAGGTTTGATTGATCAGCTCATTGCCCGCGACAATCGGACCGGTCTCGATCAGGCCCATCGCCAGCGTGATCAACGGTTCCAAGTTCTGCGGGACGGAGAGCCCATCGCGCGCAATCGCGGCGAAGGTTTTGGCGAGCGGGCCGTAGAAGCTCGCGAGCGCGAGGATGTCTTCGTGGCGCGTGAGAACGCCCACGTCGTTCACCGGATCGTAAGTGATCGACGGCCCATCATCGGGCGTGTCGGCGGTCACGCCGATGGCGCACCAATTGATATTCGCTTCGGGGCGCTTTTGCGGAATCGGCTGCCAGCGCGGGCGCACGAATTTCCCATCGAGCCCCGTCACGCCGACGATCAATGATTGCAGCGCCGTGTCGAGCGCATCATCGTCAACTGGATAGGGCGTGGCGGGCGCAAGCGGCCCGCCCGTCGAGGATGTGTTGGGCATTTAGCCCGCCAACTGTTGAAGTTCGGCGGTCGCCTGACAGAAGCCTGAGCCGTAGCGCGAATAGTCATCGATTTGCGTGACGGTGTAGGAGTTGCCGTTCCACACGACGACATCGGCCGAGAGCGCGGTGTTGCCCGTGTAGAGCAAGAAACGCGTCACGATGCTGATCGTGCCTTGGTTGTATTCGCCATCGGGTTTGCGCAGCAGCTCCTGGCCGCTCATTGCCGTGACGACGCCGGAGAATGGGATCGGCACTGGCACTGAAATCGCGCGCCCGTCCTCGCCCATGGTCTGCGGATTGCGCATGCAGATGAGCGAATCGTCCGCAAAGTCAGGATCATCGAGCACATCGGAGACATCGAGCAGCGGCATTTACAGCTTGCCCACGTTCACTGATGAGGTGATCGCATCGCGCAACTCGCCGGAATTGATCAGCGGCTGAATACCCGCCATCGCCTGCGCTTCCGATGGCGGCGTGCCGCCCGCCACGAGGCTTAGATACTTGATCTCATCGCGGCTGCGCGCCTCGCCGCGCGCGCGAGCGCGTCCCGCAATCGTCGCGGGTTGCAACGGCGCGTAAGCGGCGCTCGACATCTCGGTCTTGACACTCGCGACGCCAATGGCCCCGGCCCGCGTCAACGCGGCCAAGGCTTCGGGGCGCAGCCCGTTCAACATGGCCTTGGTGGCGCGCTCCACCTGCGGCAACATTTTTGGGATGGCTTTTTCCGTGCCGGGAACCAAAAAGGGACGCGCGGGAATGTTGTGTGCGGGGCTGCCTGTTTCCATGACGTAGCCGATCATGGCGTTGTGAATTTCATCGCCGCTTAAGGTCGTGCGCTCGGAATTCTCAGGGATGCCGATGATCAGCGATGTACTGACAAGCGCGTGCAGACTCTTTAAAACCCCATCCTCTTCATCGATTTCGATCTCAACCCGTGAAGCCAAAGGGGAATCCTTCAGGACCTGGAAAACTTCGCGCGTCCACTTGCATGCCGCCCGCGCCCACCTGGCCCATGAGCTGATACAGCTCGATGCCGTAGCGGGTGAGATTCCATTGCCCGGCACCCTGCATGAGTATCGAGTTCACATCGTAGGAGACGGACACCTTATCCACGCTCTTGGAGGTGGCGAGGCCGCTCACCAACCCCGGCGCGACGTTGCCCTTGCCCCGACTCGCCGCTATCGCTTCCTTGCGTGCCAAGGACATGAAATGCGCGACGAACAGCGACACGCCGTAATCGAGCAGCGAGTCCCAGCGCTGCGCATCCAGGCGCAGCAGCGCGAGGGCGGAATACGCATTGATCGCAATGTCGGGGTACGCGCCCAGATCAGTGAACTCCGGGAACATCGCGCGGAAGGTGGCGTTTGCGAACACTTACGCGCTCACGGACCGACCGCTTTTCTTTCCCTTCGCGCTTCCCACCTGTCGCGCACGCAAGATAGCAATCGGCGTATTCAATTCCTCTTCCGTGGCCTTGGAGGCTGCCACGCGCGGCGGCAACGTGCGCTCCATGCGCTCGAAGTTCGCCTGCGCCTGCGCCTTCGCATTGATCGCATCGATGTTGGCCTGTTTGCGCTTCGCATCCGCGATTTTCTTGCGCGCCTTCGCCGCCGCTTCACTTTCAATGCAGCCATCGGCGAGATTTGGGGGAGCCATCCATGGATGCGCGGCGATTTCCTTGCTGATCTCGTGCTCGCCGACTGGGAAGATTTTCTCCATGGGGAGGGGCTGTCCCTTTTCACGGTTCGCGGGAACCGTGAAACGGAACGCTCTCAAGACATTGATCTTGATGCCCATGGGCGTTACTTCCCGGCCGGAGCGGGCTTCTCTGCCGCCCTGGCGTCCCGATCTGCCTTGGCTTTGGCTTGCTCGGCTCGGGTAGCTGCGACCCTGGCCTGCGCGTCGGCAGCCGCCTTATCGATGGCCTCCTGATCGGTGCGGGCCTGCTTCTGATCCTCCGTTTCGATGGACCCGTCCGCGCCGTCCATGATCCACGGATGCTCGATCATCTCAGGCGTGGTCTCGTGCTCGCGAGCCTCGCCATTCGGGCCGACGCCAAACTCTTTGGCGTACCCCGGCGTCGCGTGCTGCGTGATCTTGTTCGTCGCTGGGTCCCTGATCGCCGCCGTGCCCGCATGGGAGAACGTGAAAGGCTTCACCACGACAATCGTCTTGCCTACTTTGCTGGTCATGAAAATCTCTCCGATTCAAAAAGTTGAAGACCGCCCCCACGAAATGCACGAATTGCCGTTCGTGCCTCATCGTGGAATTAGTGCTTACAGGTTGGAGCGACGAGCGCACACCTCGGGGTACACCATCTCGACGCCGCCGATGCGACCGAAGTAGGTCGTGATCTGGCGGATGTCGCGGTACTCAATCGGTGTGCGCTGGAGCGGCACCAACGGCAGACGCACGCGCGTCGGGTCCTTGATGTAGGCGAACATCGAATTGGTCGCGATGCCGAGCGGGTTGGTCGGCTGCGTCGCGGTGCCCAGGAGCCACTTGCACGGCAGAATCTGGAACGGCGTTGTGGTCTGACCGACGGCAACGTTATTTTCCAGCAAGTACGTCAGGATCGACTGGCTGCCCGCTGTTGAAATCAGCGTCGAGCGCAAAATCGAATAGGACACCGGATCAATCAGCAGCCGGTCTGGCATCGCTGCGTAACCGCTCGCGGCCCATGCGCTGTTCAAGATCGCATTGACATCGGCGAGAATCAGCGCGGCGGTCGCGGACGCCCAGCCGCCCGTCACGGCATTGCCCGTGTTGGTCAAAGCGGCGTGATTCAGAAGACCGTTCATCCTCATGATCACATCGCCCGTGTAGGCCTCTTCGTCCAAGTCCATGTTGTACTTGAGCATCATGGCGTCGAACTTCTGCTGATCGATGGGGCGGCCCAACTGCTGCGCGGAAATCAGTTCCGGCAACGTCCAGGTCAACTGCACCATCCACAGCGGCAACGCAGAAATCTGCTTACCGATGTCCAGCGACACGCCGACAATCGCATTCGCCTCCTTGCTCGCCCAGGCCTTATTCGAGCCCGCGATTCCCTGCCCGGACGCGAATGAGCTGTTCGTAAAGCTCGATTCCTCATCCCCCATCGTCACGTCTTCGCGAAGATCGATATCGCGCGCCCACGTGTAGGCGACCAGCGGCATGTGCAGCCGGGGGTCCAAGCGCTCCAGCTCGCTGAGCAAAAACACGCCCGCTGAATCAATGGTGTTGCGGTCGTAGGTTTGGAATGCATCGCGCGTGCGCGCATGCACACGATGGGTCAGCCGCGTATCAACGCCATGAACGACGTTTAATCCGTGGCCGTTCGCGCGGGCATTCGCCAGCGCCGTTTTTACGGACTGATTGAGACTTAGCATTGATGTTGCTCCGATGAAGGGAATGAAGAAACCAAAAAAGCGGCGCGGCGATGCAGCGCTGAGGCTTTTAGATGTTGAAGCGAATTTCCGCGTTGCCGCTCGGGTCGGAGGGCGTCATGAAGAACGCGTTGATGCCGATGTTGGTGCCCGAGATGAAAGCCGCCTCGATGCCGCCCAAGACCGCTGCGCCCGCCGCATTCGCGTAGCGCATGAACGCTTGACCGCCCTGCGCTGCGACGCCCGCCTGGCAGAACACATTCATGTAGCCGCGTACCATCACGTCGGCTTGTCGGCCCGCCGTGCACTTCGGCACCCCTGTGCCCAAAGGATCGGAGGCATTCAGGCCGGTGGTCGGATAGGGGCGCGCCAGGAAGCCATAGGCTGCGACATCGCCAACGACGGTCAGGGGAACGAACAGGCCGCCGACCATCTTGCCGGGAAAGCCAAAGGCGGAGAACGGCGTTGCTGGATTGAAGGCTTGCGGTTCCACCGTCGCGCCAGCCGCGTTGCGCGAGATGTCTCCAGGCACGCCGAAGTTCATACGATACAAAATTGCGTTAGACATGAGTGTTCCTCAAATTGAATTGCTTAAGTGATCGATCCTGATTGCGAGCGCTTAAGCTCGCTCGAAAAGAGACGTGCGGTTAAACGCCGCCGCTGCGCGAGGCCCAGAATTTGCGATTGGTTTCATTCAAGGATGCGGTGGTGACCGCCTTGCCGAAATCCTTGACGGTGAGCTTGACGTTTGCGCCCGCCTTGTTATTGCGCTCGCGCATCAGCTCGGCGGCTCCAGTGAAGACGCCTGCAACGTTGTCGAGCGTCACTGCATCGATCTTCTCGCCAAGCAAGAAGGGCTCGATCACCGCTTTGCCGTCGTCGGTCGCATAGGCTGTCTGCACGGCTTTGAGCATCAGGGCTGGCAGCGCATCCTTGGCCTGCGCACTGTCGCCCGTCGGCACCGCGATACCGGGGCTCAAGATTTCCGCACGCGCGAAAATGTGCTTGGACACTTGCGCCGCATCGGAGGTGCCGAGCACGCCGACATTGCGGGTACGCGCGGCTTCAAGCGCGGCTGCGGAATCGGTGGCGGCCTTCGCGGCAACGGCGTCCTCGGCTGCCTTTTTCTTCATCGCACAGTCGGCCGCTTCCTGTTCTTCCTCGGCATCCTTCACCGCCTGGCGCTGCTCATCGACCCACGCGAGCGCGTCCTGGATGCGCTTATCCATGGCTGAGTCTGTCGTCCCGCCATCGTTGCCGCCCGTGTCATCATCGGCGAGTTCTTTATCGAGTGTTTCCGCGTCGCGCGCATTGAACGCCTGCATGACACGGATGAATTTATCGGCAAATTTCGATTTCATGATTGAACGGTCTCCTAACGGTTTATAAATGCGCGATTTCGCCGCGCTGCTGGGTCTGCTCGGTTTCGACTTGCGTTGCAGCGCTCGATAGGCCGCCATGTGCTCTTTGCTCTTCGCCGTGTGTACGGCGAAGGACTTCTGATTGCCTGCCGCATGCGCGGCGGTTGCGGCTTCGAGGTGCAGGCCAAGGGCATGCCAATGGGCTTCCTCATCGCCACTCGTTTGCGCCGCTGCACTCGCCGCATGCGCGGCGGCTGAGCGCAGGCTGGTGCCACCGCCGCCACCACTCCAGCGCCCGGTCGCATCGCGCTTCTCGGTGGGGTTGAACTGATCCCACACGGAATCCTTGATGGCGCAGCGCGAGCCTGCGCGCCCGCGCCCGTCGAGTAGCGCCACGTGATTGCCGATGATGTTGTACTGCGTCGCGCGCCCCACGTCGGTCTGCTCATATTCCGCGTCATAGCCGCAGGAAAGTTCCGGGTGCTTGCGATTCACGAAGGCAATCGCCTCACCGTCGGTGATGATCAGATCGCCCACGAGCGTGTCATCTTCGATGCCGCTGCCACGGCGCACGTTGTGCACGGTGCCCACGGAATGTTTCTTCCAACTGCCGGGGGTCACGAATTCGTTCGGATGCTCCAAGGTGACCGGCTTGCCCTCGAAGCTCGACATCGTCTTGTCGCTGAAAACCTCATCCGCGAGGCGCGTGACGATGATCTCGCCCGCGCCATTGGCATCCAAGGGCAGCTCGGATTTGTGGTAGCGCTGCTCGCCCGTGCGCGCAATCGCCACCCCCTCGCACACCATGTACCCTTCAGGCGTAAGCCTGCGGCTCTTGCCCACCGCGCCTGGCGCATAGAAAGCGGTTTTGTCGATGACCCCGACACGGTCGAACACATTGAAGCGCTCGCGCACTTTCTTCATGTGTTCGCAATCGAGGGATAGGTGCGCACTGGCAGGATGCCCGACCAGTCCAAGATTTTTTCTGGGTTGCTCGTGGCGCACGACACGCCGATGGCGTAGTCGTTGTAATCCACGCCAGCCGATACCGGCAGCAGCACTTGTGTGCTGGTGGAGCCGAGCACGGCGGTGCCCAAGATCAAGCCAGCCCCGTTGGTGTCGGTGCCCCAGATATGATTGAGAACGACCGTCGGCGCGCCGGTCAGGGTTTCCCCAACCAGCAGCCCCAATGCAAAGTTGAACACCAGTTCAACCGCTTCCAGGGGTGCTTTTTCACTGAATCGCTGCATGTCTTAATTCCTTTTCAAGGTGATCGCGTCCACGTGACTTCACGCGCGGGCGCGCTCATCGCGGCTTCGGCGGGGGGCACGTAGGAGACGGTGAAATTTCGCGCACCGAGCTGTGCCTGCGCCGCCGCCTCATACGAAGCGGTGAAATTTCGCGCAGGGATATCGATGACGAAGGGGCCTGGCCCTTGGCTGGTCGCGGTGGTCGATAAGATCGAATGCAGCGTGTCGGGCGCTTCATGCGCGCCCAAGGCCGCAGCCACGCTCAAGAGACTCTGCGCAATCAGCGCATCCGCCCCTTCCACCACAATCGCATTGGCGGCTTCGAGCAACTGCGCGAAACTCGTAATCGTATCCGGCGCTTCCGTGCGGGTAAGACTCGCGCCCACGGTGAGCGAGAGCGCGGCGGCGAGCGCATCAGGGCCTTCCGTTTTTGTCAGCAGCGCCGTGATCGGCACCGCACCTGAAACGGCGATGAGCGTATCTGCGCCTTCGAGAATCGCAGCGTTGATCACTTCGGGCAGCGTTGCCGCAGCACTGAGTGTGTCGCCGCCTTCGGTCTTCGCGAGGCTGATCGCTTCAGGCAGCGTGGCGGCGGCGCTGATCGTATCGGGCGCTTCGGTGATCGATGCATTGATCGGCGTGCCGCTCAGACTCGCCGCTGCGCTGATCGTATCGGCGGCCTCGGTCAAGGCCGCATTCAAACTTTCAGGCAGCGTGGCCGCCGCCGCAATCGAATCAGCACCTTCGGTCAGCGCGCAAGCAATCGCTTCGGGCAGCGTTGCGGCTGCGCTCGACGTGTCGGCCCCTTCGGTCACGCTTAAAGACGCAACCGACACGGGCGCGCCTGCCGTTGCGCTTAAGGTATCTGCGCCCTCCGTCACCCCGGCGTTGAGAACCTCGGGCAACGTGACAGCGGATGCGAGCGTGTCCGCACCTTCCGTATCGGTGAGCGCCATCGCTTCCGGCAGCGTGGCACTCGCTGCAATCGTGTCCGCACCTTCCGTTCTGCTCAGCGCTACCGCAACCGGCAGCGTGGCACTTGATGCAACAGTGTCAGCGCCCTCGGTGTCGGTGAGCGTGACGGCAGCGGGCAGCATCACCGCCGCACTCAAGGTGTCGCCGCCCTCGACTATCGATGCGCTTACCACCTCGGGCAGCGTCGCGGTCGAGCTGCTGGTGTCTGCGCCTTCCGTCTTTGACAGGCTCACCGCAACCGGCAAGGTCGCGGCGGCACTGATTGTGTCGGCACCCTCCGTGACGCCTGCGCTTGCGCCCGCTGGCGCTATTGCGGCTGCGGCAATCGTGTCCGCACCTTCGACAAGAGCGGCGGCAGCACCGGCTGGCGCGCTCGCGGCCGAACTGATCGAATCAGCACCTTCGGTGATGCTCGCGCTGATCGCTTCGGGGAGCGTCGCCCCCGCGCTTAAGGCATCTGCGCCTTCAGTCTTCGCCAAGTTAACCGCAACCGGCAGCGTCGCAGCGGCGCTTGAAGTGTCCGCGCCTTCGGTGGCGGCAAGGGCCGCATTCGTGCCGCCCGATACGGCAGGCAAGTCCCAGTCGAACCACTTTTGAATGAGAAGATCGAGGCTCACGCTAGAACCACTCGGCTATGTTCAGCCCCATCGCTAATCCCCCTTGACGGCCGCGACGTTTCATCGCTCCAGGGGGTGGCTTGCCAGCGACTGCGGCGGACTTGAACGCAACCGTCGCAATGGTCCAAACATCAGATGAGGCCATCGTGGCCGTGGCGTTTGCGGTGCCCAGCGCTGAGGTCGTGGTCTGACTCATCGCGTAGAAGAAACCGGCGTGCTGGTCGAGGAGGACCGTGAACCCAGGTCCAGGGGTTATTGCCTCCCCGCTGCTCGGCTGGATGACGGAGAGGATGAGATCAGTGGCATTGGCCAGAGTCCCCATCGCCATCGATATGGCCGTGGTCGCGCCGACCGTGAGGGCGCTGGCAACAGCGCCAGGGGTGCCGTCCGTGTAGCCACTGGTCGGACAACCGGCCAGCTCATATGCAATTGCCTCACACGCGATGCTCGGGTTGATGGTGAACGTGCCGGAGGAAGTCACCACGGGGGCGACAAAAATCCACGAACCATTGTTATTTGCTGTGTCGATGCAGCTAGCAACATTCGCGTAGCTGTTTGGGGGCGACTGGTTGTCGGAACACGACTCAGACGGCTGGACGTTGGTCGCCAACACCACAATCAAGTTGCCGACCGTGGGGGCCGATGGGAACGAGATACCCCCGCCCCCTGCGATAAAACCTGTCTGTTGAACGATGCTCGGTGCGCCGCTCACCTAGATGCTCGCGTTAATGCATTCCGCCGCGACAATCGTGTTCGTGCCCGAGAAGGAGGTTCCGCCGTTGACGGAAACTCCCAAAATAGAACCTGCTGGCGTCGAGTTAAATCCGCTGGATACGGTTGTTATTAGTCTAATGCCTCCGACATTGACAGGAGTCGATGCGAGACCCGTTACCGCTAGAAAGCTAAGTAGCTTCAAGTTTCCAACCACTACGGCTGAGGTACCCGAACCCACCGTGCGGAAATGTAATTCCAATTCAAATTTACCGGTGTCCGCAACAGCGGTGCCTGCGCCGAATGTAAAGGTCAGAATAGCTGTATCGGCAGTGGTTCCTGCTGTGCCATAACGCACAGTGACAACGAACGCCGCTGTGCCCGCAGCGGTCTTCACCATATCGAATATGAGTCGATACTTAGTCCCCACCACAGGGCCGCCCGCACCCAACGCAATCGCCGATCCCGCCAGATATGTGTCGGCGGCAAAGCCCGCGCTGACCGTGGATACAGAACGATTCGACAGGGTCGCGAGCGCATACTTCACGCCCAATGCGGCCGATGCAGCGGCCATGAGCGAGGTGCCATCTGCGCCAACCGGAATGCGGTCAGGGCCGGTGTCAAAGCCGATCAAGTCGCCCTTCGTCGTCAAGGGCAATCCCAGCGTTTCAACCAGGCCCGCAGCGCTGTACTTAGTCCACACGCCCAGCTCATCGAAGATTACTGACTCACCGGGCAGCAGCGTACCGTTCCACAGGCTTTCCGCCGTTGTGCCGTCGAAATGCTCTACCAGAACCGTGGTTGACACCGTCGCATGCGTGTTGTTGATATCGAGCAGCTTGACGTTGCGCTGCACGCTTGAGCCAGGAGAGCCGACAACCGTCGTCGTGGTGGCAGTCGAGATACTCGCGGTGTTCGTGCGCCCCGGCGTAATGACCCCGGAGGCATTGTCCATATGCGATTCGTGAACATCGAGCGCCGCCGCCGATCCGGTCGTGACACGGACGATGTCGGAGACCGAGGTAAGCAGCAGCATGAGAGCTTTTACGCCTTCGGCGCGAGGGCTGCGGCAGCGTCGTCGTGGGCTTTCTTCTCAACCGCGATCTGCGCGTCGAGTACGATCTTCTCCACCGCACTGAGCGCGGCGAGCAGAACGACCGAGTCCTCATCCGTGTGAGTCGCGATAGAGGCGATCCCTTCCGCCACGATCTGAATCTTTTTTGCGATATCCATGGGCTAACTTCCTTACGCGTTCGCGGAGGTGAGGGTGAAGGTGTTGACCGTCCAGGCCTGCGCGCTCGCAGCGACCGGATTGTCCATGGTCATATCCCCACCGCCGCCCGTGGCGGTCACGCTGCCTTGAACGTGGCACGTCGTTCCGGTGCTGTCATAAATACGGAAGTATCCGACCGTTCCCGCAGCGCTAAATGTGCCGGTCCATGTGCCCGCTTTCGCCTTCGCGCCAGCAGAGGCATTCGCCAGCCAGTCAGAGGGCAACGCCTGCGAGGCGAGGTTGGTGCCGCTCGCAGCGGTCGCGCACGTGGCTGGCTCCGCGCCCGTGTAGAACTTGAGCAACGGCGCAGTGCTGATCGTGGTCTCGATTTGATCGAGCTTGGCGTTGAGCACTGTTTGGCTGTATTGCAGGGCCATGAATACGTTCTCCGGTGAAATTCTTTAAACGATGATTTCTGCCCAGCAGCGGCATTCCCAAATGCACCCAGGATGAAAGCGCATCAGTCGGCCGCTCTCTTCGATCTCGGGCGGGTTGGCCCACTCGCATACGCGGCCGTCCATCGCGCGATGATTCGGGCGAGTCACATGATCTTTGGTCGCGCGCCAGCGGTAGGTCGGAAGCCCGGCGATGCTCGCGCGTGCTTGGGTCAAATTCGATGCGGTGCGCGACACCTCGGTGCGTGCGATCAGCCGCGCGTGCGCTGCGCTCACCTCGCCTGAGCGCTCGATCTCGCGCACGATCCTTCCTAATCGCTCGCCCTCGATCAGGCCGGTCAAGGTGAGGCGTTGCACACGCTGCGCAGCTTCGATGGGCAAGGAGGCAATCAATTCGGTTTGCTCGGCCATGAGTTTGGCCATCACTGCGCCGACTTGCGTGTCACGGATTTCTTGCGCGACGCCAGCGGACATGCTCTTGGCCAGCGCGCGCCAGGTTTCGATATCGCGCGCGTTGACTTCCTCGATCATCCTGGCCGATGCTTTTTTGGCCCATGGCCGAAGCACCTGGCTGTAGGCGTGCAGCACCGAGACCAGCTCTTCGTTACCCGCCCTTTGGGCGGCGGGGAACGCATTGATCAGATGCCCGATGTGTTCACCCACCTTGCCGAGCGAACGCTCGAATTCTTCCGTCGCGCGGCCGATCCGTGGCTTGCCTCGCGCTCGCTTCGCGCGCGCATCCATGGCGCGGTGACGCTGCGCCCGCGAGCCAAGGGAGTACGTTAGGTGGCCGCACGTGAGCAGCGGCACGAATTTCGGTTTCGGTTTCGCCGCGATCACGGCGTTGTCGGCGGCGTCACCACGGCATTGATCAGTGCATCGGCGTACCCGACGCACACTCGCGCAAGGTCTGCGGGATCATTGCGTGCGCCGCGCACGATGGCAGCGGTCAGGAAGACCCCCGCGAGCGCGAGGCGCAAGACTTGATCGCGATCTTCAAAATCGATGGGCTCACTCATTCCGTCTCATCCTCGTCTTCGTCGATGGGCTCATCATCAAACGGATACTCCATGCCCTCGGGCAGATGCGCTTCGACCGGCTGATAGTCGTTCAAGCGCTTGATGAAATCCTCGGAGACTTTCTCGGTCATAACAGCGCTCCTTGAGCGGGGGCCTTCACGCGCGGCTTGCGTAGCTTCGGCGGTTGCACCGATGAACTGACCGCCGTGGCATGCACCACGATTCGCGCGAGTTCGCCCTCGCCTTTCGTGACCTTGGTGATTTTGAAGACCGTGCCCCGTGGCAGCAGCGCTTCGGCCTCGCCGTCGGCGAATGGCACGTCAGTGCCGTTATGCTGATTGGCCAATTTGCCGAAGGTGGGGATGGATAGGAACTTGAATCCCTTCGGGATGGTGATATGCATCAGCCCGTCTTTACTGAACACGTGCGCCACGCTCTTGGCGAACGAGGTGGAGCAATACGCGTGATCCATCATCGTGTCACCGACGCCGATGGATTCAACAAGGATGCGGGGAAGGCCGCGCGCGACCAGCAGCTTGCGCGGCGAGCCCTTCACGGCCTGCATGGCTGTATCGATGCCACGGATGTACGTCTGCATGTAGCTCGACACTGCGTCGAGATTGCCTTGGCTACGACGCAAATCATCGTTGATCGAAGAACCTCCGGTGTACTTGACGACCCCGTCGATGATCTCGGGCGTAGGATCTGGCGGCGGCATCTTGAATGCGCGCTCGGCGAGGCGTGAGGCCTCTGTGCCGCTGCTGCCGCGCATTTTTATCAACATTTCAGGCAACGTCTTCGGATCAACGGGCTCAGGCGGCGCGTTGTTCGCTGCGGATGACGCCGCGTAAGCCTGCGCTTCGGCCGTCGAGGCCTTCGTGTATTCCGCTTGCCACGTCGCTTTCTCAGCCCCAGTCATGCTGGTGGAGGCGTACACGGTCGATGCCATGTTGGTGAAGGCATCGAGCTTTTCGACGGCGGCGAAGTGTGCGGCCTTGAGTTTGTCCAGCTCCGTTTGCGGCTTCGCCGACATCTTTTGCGCGAGCTTCTGCTTCTCCAGCGCCGCATTCAGCGCAGCCTCTGCTGCGTTTTCGTTGAACTGCGCTTCACTCACCAGCGCTTTCAGATGCGCGAGCTGCTCGGGGATGGCAGTCCCTGACGTGAACGCTTGAACGAGCCGCATGACAGCCGCTTCGTTCTCGGCGCGCGCCTCCAGATGCGCCGCCTGCAACTCCTGCAACGGCGTGAGAGGCGCGGGCGCATTCATCTGATTGACGTAGGTTTGCATCACTGAGCCGAAATGCGCGAGCGTCGCGGGCCCATCGGCCTGCGCGGCGTTCATGATCTGAAGGAATTTCTTCGGTGAAGATTTGCCGTACAGGTACAGCTCGTGCACGCCGTATTGCAGATTGCCGACCCACAGCTTGGTCGCCTCGGTCACCTCGAAATTTTCCTGCACGTGCTTGAGCGAGCCCGCTTCGGCGGAATACGTGAAATCGAGTTTCTGCGCCGCCTGGGTGTCGAGTTGCTCCAACTCCAACACCTTATCGGTCTCGGCATCTGCCTTGTACGCGGCTTGAAGCGCCTCTTGAATACGCTTCTTCTCCAGCACCGCTGCCTGATGCAGCGCCGCTTTCTCTTTCGCATACGCCATCGCGGTGCCTGTCACCGTCGGCGGGAAGAGCTGATTGAAACTGCCTTTGGTCCACTTGCCGGTCGCGTCGCGCTTCTGATCGGGGTCGAAATGATTCTTCTCATCATCGCGAGTCACACCGATCAATGCGGCGCGGCGCGCAAAGAACGTGCGCGCCAGCGTCGCGGAATTCTTCAAGCCGGAGGCGACGAATGCGCCCTCAATGGCATTGCTATCAAGGCCGCGCACGCGCTCAAGCGCCGTATCAAAGGCCTTCGGGTCCAAGCGGCGCAACTGATTGAACACGGCACCGGAGGGTAAATGCTCGCGCATCAGGCTCGACTTCTCGCTCACATCGGCGTCGTAGTCCTTATGCTGCCCCTGCGCGCGAAATTCAAACGCGCCGCCCAGATCGAGCTGCACCAAGTGACCTTGCGCGTCTTGCGCGATGTTCGAGTAATCAATTCCCAGCACGTCCCAGTTTTTGGTGAGCACGGCCGCGTAATACATGGTCGCCAAGTCCACGCGCCGCTCAGCGTCGAGGAGCTGCACCGCGCCGGGCCACTTCACGGGCTTCGCCTCAATCCACGGGGAGACCAAGGCCTCCTTGCCGTGCACGGATTCGACATGCGGCATCGTGGTGCGCACACCCAACTGTCCGACCAGCGCGCTGGCGAGCGCCTCGCTGCGGCCCTGATCGGGGTTTGCGTAGAATTTGATGTAGTGCTTCTGACCCGCACTCGTGAACACGCCGCCGGGGTTTGAACCTAACTGCGCGCCGCTCTTCGTCCAGCGGCCTTGCGTGTCGCGCTTCTCAGCAGGATCAAAGCCGTCGTATGCCCTCGCGACGCGCGCATCCCACTGAGCGCTCACGGCCCAAACATTTCCGCATACACGGAATCGAAATCCTCATCGCCGTCATCATCGTCATCGCCGGGGTCAACGCTTTGCCAATCTGGCGTCTCGCCCACATAGCCATGCGTCTCTAAGAAATCGGTCATCGCTTGCTCACTCGTCACGGCTGCATCGGCGGCAAACAGGCGGCCGATCCAGTCCTTGACCTTGGATTTTTTCACTGGGGCTGTTGCACTCCAGGCTTTCCACACCATCGGATCGATGTAGGACTTCAAGGCCTGCGCGGGCTTGTTGCCGAGCTTATCGCTGACCTTTTCAGCGATGGCGGCCACAGAGGCCTTGTGCTCTTTCGCATCCATCGGCACCGGCATTTTCTTGACCTGCGCGCGCGCCATGTCGGTGGCGACCCATGTGCGCATGTCCTTCAAATCGAATTCTGAAGCCCCAATGCCGTGGAAGTAATCGCGCACGTGGGTTTCGCTCACCTGGAAAATCTGCTTATTCTCGCCCGTCGCACGCTGGCGTAGGAAGGTCGCGACCTTCGCATCCTTGACGATGTGATGCTGCGTAACGCCGCTCTTGCCGGGGAAATCGAACGTGGTCGAATCGCCTGAGACCTTGACGTGCTGGCCTTCCAACTGCGTCGCCCCATGGGCTTTGACATCCGCGCCCGTGTCCTTTTCGGAGCCGGGACGAAAGCCAGTCTGCGAGACCAAGTACACGACTGCGGCGGCATCCTGTACCGCGCGCGGCAGCTTCGGATCGTTCATGTCGGCGGCGGCCTTGGCAACCACGCGATCCCGTACCTTATTGAAGGCGACGAGGCGCGAGAATTTCTCCACGTCCTGCTCGCCGCGATGGCCCGGCAGCTCGCGTGACTGTGAGCGGCCCTTGACATCGCGCCCCGTCACTTGCTTGCCTTCGGTCGGATCGGGATTCAAGCGAATGTCGGTCCACGCGGGCGGTATTTTCAGCGCCTTCAATCGCGCGTGCTCTTCGGGCGTGCCGCCATGCCACTTCTCATTTGCGCCGTACACGGTGTGCGCTGGCACCATCTCGCCCTTGACGAGCTGCGCGGGGATGAGCGTGCCGCCGGAGCGCGTGAACACCTTGCTCGATGTGCTCCAGCGATTCGCAATTGGATTCTTGGACACGTAGGACTTTTCAGGCACCGCTGCCTTGCCCTGATTGCCTATCGTCCATTTGCCTTCGGGGTCGCGCTTCTCCTGCGGATTGAACCCGTGGTGCGGCTGACCGCCTGACGTGACGTGCTTCAACTTATCGAAGTTCGGGATATTCTCGAAGCGGTCAAAGAAATCCGCGTCGCGGCCTTTCTTGGTCTTCGGCGGCGGCTTCTTCGCGACCTTGGAGGCCTTGCTCTTCGCGCCCGGCGCTTTGGCAGCGCCTGACTCTGAGCCACGGCCGGGACGCGCGGGCGTCTTGCCCTTTGCGCCGGGTTTCGCAGCGCCCGGCGGTGCACCGGGGGCGGGCTTCGGCAGCACCAGGCCCAGCGCTTCGGGCGTGGGATCGGGCAGCGACTCGGCGTTTTTGATGTCCTCATCCGCGATATTCGAGAACGCGCCGGTAATGAGCGACATCGCCTTGAGTTCCTTCAGGCCCGTCGCTTTGTTGATGAGCTGCGCGGAGAAGGCCTCGGTAACGGCCGCCACCGTGGTGTTGGTGACCTGGGATTTCTCCGTGTCGGACAACTGCCACAGGGATTTGAACTCTAAGGTGAATTCTTTCGGCGGCTCGGTGCCGAATTTGCTGATGTACGCCAGGCGATACACCGTCTCGATGCCATCACCCAGCCACGTGACTTGCTGCTGCTTCACTGAATCGTGATAGCCGCGAATGTCGGCATCCCCGGTCGAGAACCCGGCAGGCGATTGACCGAAGAGGCGCACCAGCGGTATTTCAACGGCCCCCGCCAACTGCTCGCCGAACTGCGACAGGATCACATCGAGACCGGCAAATGCGTACTGGTGCGTCTCAAAAGTGTCGCGCGTATCCAAGAGGGTGAGGCCCTCATTGGTTTGCATCGCGCGAATCATGTTGATGTTGGCGAGCAAGCCTTTCATCGCGGCCGATGTGCCGCCGATGATTTCGCGCAGGCCCTCCACCGACAGCGTGCGCAAATGCGCCTTGTAGACCATCTGCGAGATGCCAGCGGTGGCCGAGTCATACGCGATCAGCCGATCCCACATCCGCTCGATCACTGACTGGCCCCACAGGTTCTCACCGATGCGCTGCCAGTACGGCAGCTCCACGCCCTCGATGCGGATCACGCGCGAGTAGTGGATTTTCATGCGCGGCATGCCGCCCGTGTCGGTGATCGTGTCGTAGAAGCGCGGTTTGCCGAAGTACGGCCCCATGTCATCGACCAAGTCGGTCAAGGAGGGCTGCAACACCCACCGATCCAGCGGCATCAAACCTTTGAATTGCCCCTGGCGAATGCGATCCAATTTCAATGGCGTCGCGGGGTTTTGCCCATCGATCATCATGAAGGCGACAGCGCCGCCATAGAGGCGCGCCCACTTAATCGTGTCGCGCAGTTGCTTCCACAATTGCAGGCGCGCGATTTCCTTATTGAAGTCCGCGATCTTTGACGGCTTATCGCTCGTGGTGATTTCCATGCCCTCGCGGGTCATGTCCTGCGCGTAGACATCGACCACGCGACCGGCGATCCAAGAGCCCCGGTACACCATCTCCATCTGCATGCGGTTGCGCGAGATGGGATTAAACCCATACGCGCCGCCATCGCCCTGATTGCCCGTGCCGCGCCCCACGTGCGCAAGAAAATTCTGAAAAGTATCGTGAGTTTGGGCGGCCTCCGCGTCTGCGAACTTCTTGACCAGTCGCGGACTGCGCCGATTGCTCATTCAGGATTCCTTTTCGGGGTTAATATCCACGTCGGTGCCACGGGACATTCCCGTTATAAACGCCCCTCGGACACAGTTCCGTTGTGCGCCGATGATTCAACATCGCGCGAGGGGCGGGCCAGAAAAAAGGGCCGGTGCTTTGATCGGGCGTCCTTCCCACACGCCCTAAGCGTGACGGCGCACCAATCCGTGTTTCTCGCTGGTAGTCCCCCGCGCAAAAATTTGTGCTGGGCATTTTTGGCCGGTGCCCCAACCTCACCGATCTCTTTCGAGAGCCGGTCTACTTGATGATGTCGCCAGCCAGGCGCTTGCAGCGCATACAGATCGCTTTCAAGGGGCTGCGCTTATGGCCGAAGAAAAAGCAAAGAATGTTCATTCGCCCAACTTCTCCCACTGCGCACCGACGCCGCGCCTTTGGATGTAGCCATCGAGCCCGTAGCGAACCGCGTCCCATCCATGGTTGTGTGCATCGACGATGATGGGCAACACATCGCCCGTGATCCGGTCCACCTTGTAAGCGTACAGACGCGCCTCTTCCTGCATGTGCTTGCAGCGCTCGTGAATATGGATGCGGACGAAGCCTTTTAAATGCGCAACGCCGTCCTCTAACGACCCCGGCCATTTATCGGCGGCCGAAATGTTGAAGGACTTGCGCGCCATGTAGGAAATCGTCTCAGGGCGCGCGCAGTCGGCCCTGATCGGCCAGGCCCTTGAGCCGGGCACGGAGTCAAACAATTGCGGGGTCTCATCGATCTCCACGCGGTAGCCGAAGGCCTCGTGACTGATCCACAACTCCTGACTGTGATCAGGATTCTCAGTGACCCAGAAACGAATGAGCGCGGTAGGATCATTTGCAAAACCCCAGTCTGCGCCGTAAAAAATGCGGGTGTCTTCATGGGGATTGCCAAAGGATTCTACGAGGACCCGACGGCGGAACACCGCCGCATTGGAATTCTTTTGAAGCTTGCCTTCCCAGACGTGATCGTAATCGGCCTGTAACTGGGAGCGCTCATCATCATCGGTAGCCTCGGCGATGCGCCGCCAGTCATTCTCGCGCTCGGCCTTCAGCTCATCGGGGAACCATGGATTGTCGTTCCAGTTCACCTCGACGCTGCGCATGTCCGGGCGCGTCGCGAGCACGAAGCGCTCGTACGTCGGGTCCGTCTCATCGCGCGGGTTGAACACCACCCAGATTTCGGATGAGCCCAACTTGGTGCGAATGGTGGGAATCAAATATTTCCAGGACGCATCGGAGACGCGCTCCGCTTCCTCGACCAGGCAGATATCAATCGCTTCGAGCGACTTGATCTTGAGCGGGTCCGTCTTGATCCCCGCGAAAATAAACTCGGTGCCGTTGACCCCAAAGATGGCCTGCGCCTGAATCTCGTAGAAGCGCGTGAGGCCCATCTGTTCGATGCGATCCGTGATCAGTTTGTAGATCGAATCGCGAATCGAGGTCTGGTACTCGCGCGCGCAGAGGATGCGCAGCCGGTGCTGCGTGCCCAACACGGCGCATAGGCCTGCAAAGCTCCAGCTCTTCCCCGATCCGCGCCCCCCGTAGGCCACCTTGTAGCGGCTCGGAATAAACACGGGCATGCCGCCGGGGCCCGGCCTGAAAAAGAGGTCCCGCAGTTTTGGCGGGAGAAAATCGTTAGTGGGTGAGTTGCGGCTCGGGGTCCTCATCCGTTGCTTCGGGTTTCTCAGCGGCTCCGGGTTCATAGATCAATGCCTTTTTCGGAAGGCCTGGACCGCCATCGGCGAAGGAGATACCAAGCTTCGGGTGATCGACCGGCCTGCCCTGCGCATCGAGCAATTGGTTTTGCACCACGTTGACCTCGCGCCAACCGGCTTGGGATTTCATCCAGAAAATCGCAGCGCCCAGGTTCATATCCACGGTGGCCATAGTGAAGAGCGTCTTGGCCACGGTCGCATTGCCGCGCGCCTTGCCCTGGTCTAATTCCAATTTGTAATACTTGAGCAGCGTCGGGGTCGAGATGTTCATCAGCAGCGCGATGTCGTGATGAGGGGTGCCGACCGTGGCATACGCGCGCGCTTCGAGTGAATCCTTCTCCGTCTTGATGTGCTTCTTACCCCGCGTGCCCGCCATTTTATTTGCGCGCTACCAGCGAGGCGGCCACGGTGACGGAGGCTTGCTGCACGCCTTGATCCGATTGCCACAAGGAGCCGTTCATGCTCACCCCAACATCGCGGGCGTCATCGTCGGCAAGAATACCGACGAAGGCATCGGCTGCGGCCTGCGCCTGGACGGCATCCGCCGCGTGCACCGACTGCGCGACAACGGTCGCATGCAGTGCTTCGGCGACTTTGTCTAAGGCCTCGGCTTTGGTTGCGCCGGTAACCTGGAATGAATAGGACATTGCAATTACCTCGTTAGATGCTTGACGGCCCACATGACCGCCTCTTCGATTTTCGTCTTCGCCACCGACATCTCGCGGCTCGTGCCCAAGGAGTCGAAATACCCGTGCATCTGAAGGCCCAGGTCCTTGACCTTTTGCATCGCGATCTTTTCGGCATCGCTCAAGACCCGGTACTCGTGGCGCATGACGTTGTTGACGGTGCGTGCATCCGAGGCCGAATGCACGCTCTGCGCGGGACCGCCGAAGGCCGGGCTTGAGCGCGCGGCCTCCGGGATGTCGGCAGGCTTCGCGGCGTTTGCGATTTCGCGGGCGCTGTTCATGCGGCGGGCGCGGGTGCAGCCGGAGTGTTGGCGGTGACGGCGGCGGCGAGCTTCGTGGACTCGGCAGTCAAGGAATCCGACAAGGCTTGCAGCGCGGTGCCATCACCAGCGGCGTTCGCGGCAATCGCGGCATCGAGCTGCGTCTTCAATCCGGCGAGCAAGGTGATCGCAGAATCTGCGGCGGTGGTGTTGGCGGCGACGGCGGCCGTTAATGCGTCGAGTTGTGTGCTCATGTTTTCCTGTCCTATGATCAGAGTGGATAGAGATGCGGCGATGTAGCGCCACGCTTGAAATATGTTCATTCGCATTTAGGAGTACAATGTACGTCTTACTTGGAGGTACGCTAATTGATACAAGAAGATTTACTCCGTGCGATTTCGATTCGTCAGCCCTTGGTCGAGCTGATCCTGACGGGGGAGAAGGACATCGAATTCCGTTCACGCCCAACCAACATCCGCGAGCGCGTGTATCTGTACGCCTCGCGCTCACTCACCACGGTGGATGGCTATCCAGAGGCCCAGGCGCAGCTACTTCCGCGCGGCCTGATCGTGGGCTCGGTCGAGATCATCGATTGCTTATGCGATGAAGAGGGCTGCGGCTACATTCTCGCGAGCCCCGTCCGCTATCTGAAACCATGGCGGCCACACGGCGTGCCACAGCCTTGCTTCTGGCGGCCTACGCGCTAGGGACTTCGATCCCAAACTCTTCGAGTAGCGCGGCTCCGTTCTGGTAGCGGTTCGCCTCCCAGCCTTTCGCCTTGATCAACGCATCGACGGCATCGCCGGTCGCAAACACGAACACCAAATAGTTCTCTGACTCGCCCTTGCGCTTATTGGCCTCGGCGACCTTGGTGTATTTCTCGGAGATTTCCGCGAGGTGCGTGGCGAAGTCGGACAAGTCCTTGTCGCGGTTGTCGAACACCCCGGTGCCAAACATCTGCACCATGTCATTCTGCGTAAACCCTGCGCCCAGGATCGACACTTCCGCATCGGAGAACACCGATTGCAGCAGGTCCAAGTCAAACGTGCCCATCGCCTGGGAGTTGTTCAACAGCACGTTCAATTCTTTTTCGCGCGCTGCCTCGACATCGATGACCGACACTTGCATCGTGTAGTCCTGCGTGCCCATCAGCGAATCCATGATCGAGATGCGCTGATGCCCGCCCACCAGATTGCCGGTGCGTTTATTCCACGTCACGGGGGCGACCAGGCCGTGGCGCTTGAGCGCGGCCTTCAACTTGTCGCGTTCCTGATCAGTGATCTTGCGCGGGTTGTACGCGGCGGCCGTCAAGGTGGCGCGCGGCATCTCCTCGACGATGAAATTCTCAAGGCCTGCGGCTTTGAGCGAGGTGAACTTTTCCTTCACCGGCTTGCGCGGCTTGCTCGGCGTGGGCGGCGCATCGACGACCGGCGGCAGCACCTCGTTCAGCAGCACGTTGCCCTCGCCGCTCATGCGTGCCCCGTCTCGGGGAACCAGCGCTCGTGCAGCACCACGGTTTCGATGTACGGGAAGTATCCGCGCATGACTTCGTAATCCTCGCGATGATTGTGGTAGGCGTGTAAGATTTCGGAATTCATCAGCGAGAACCCGCCATTGTCGCCACGCCCCACGTCGGGGATCGGGATTTTGGCGGCCTTCAAGTACGACAGCACTTCCCATTTCAGCCAGTCCGACAGCGGATGGATGACATCGGCCATCGTGTTTTTCTGATTCGACATGCGGCGGCGGCGAAAGATGCCGTCGGCTTTCTTCTCGCCATCGAGGATCAGCGTGGCCCCTGTGTCGGCCTTGATCCAGTTGTAGAGCGTGCGCCGGTCCAAGCTCGGCAGCGCATCCAGCTCAGGCAGCTCGTCGCAAAATAAACCGATGCGCAGAGCGTCGATGCCATCGGTCGAAGGGTATTTGCGGACGTTCAATCCATACCGCTCTTTGGCGAAGTAAATCTTCGACTCCTCGTGTTTCAGGCCTGGCACGAAGTAATAAAAATACGGGATGACGACTTTAAAAAACTTCACGGCGAGATCGAGGGTCGCGAGTGAATCCTTGCCGCCGGAGAAACCGACCGCCACGGTGCTGTGCGACTTGGCCAGCTCCGTCAATCGGTCGAAGGTTTCTTGCAGGTGCTCAGCCACCTAGAAACTCGACTTCGCCCCGCGCGAGGTGCGCCTGTTGCCTTTCATAGCTGCCCGGCGCGCCTTCAATTTGCCGCGCTTGGCTGCCTTTTTGCGCAAGGATGCCAAGGCCTGCGGCGTGAGGGGTGCGCCCGCGCGCTTGCCCCTGACGCCGTGCATCCGCCGGAGCACCGCGAAGCTCTTGGCGGATGCCATGGGTCATCGCCTTAGTAGCTCGACTTCGCGCCGCGCGCCATCGAGCGCTTGCCTCGAAATCCTGCGCCCTTGCCCGACCGCACGAAGCCGCGTCGGCCGCCCTTGCCTGCGGCGCGCTTGCGGATCAGGTCGCCCAAGTTGCCCGTGGTGCGCGCGTTCTTCGCGCTGCGGGCCTGCGCGCCCTTGCTGATTTTGCGGGTGCCCGCCTTCTTCTTCGCTGCCTTTTTCTTCGCCTTCGCCATAAATAAAATCCTCGGTGGGTGAATCAACAACGCCGACCGTTCGGCACGCGCACGCGCGCAAGACCTCAAAGAGGTTTTGGCCTCTTAAGAACCTTGTAGGCGTAAGAACTTGAGGTGTTTGCCGCGATTTGCAGCGATTGAGCCGGTGCCTGATGGGCGCAGCTCGCAAACATTGACGTATCAGGCGCGAAAGTACGCCATGTTGGACCCCAAATGCAAGCGGCTACCAAGCAAAACGCCCACGAATTTGTCTACCGAGACAATGTGCGATGCAGCACGCGAGTTGGTGGAGTCAAACGTAGCGCACCGCCACGGGTGATTTTGCCAGTCGATAGCCCACCTCTTCGGCGTCGCGATTGTGCTGCACGTACCCGGCAAGGTGCGACTTGAGCAACTCCAGTTGCTTCCAATAATCGTGCTCAGGGATCGGGATCACCGGGGCCTTGATGCGCACTGGGATTTCCCGCCACACGTAGTGCGCGTCTTGAATCAGCCGCCAGACTTGATTCGGCATCGAGTACCAGGCGCGGTGCACGAGCAGCCCCATGCCGCTGTACACCTCGGGCCAATTCTGGTTCACGACCCCCATGGTGGATGCGCCCTCGGCTTCCTCCTTGATCCGTCCCAGCGTGCATGCGAGTTTGCCCAGACGTTCACTCGGCTCCAGCATCGATGCCAGAGTGATGCCGTGAATCTTGCGACGCGTCTGCGCCCAAGCCTTACACCAAATATCCACCTCATCGTCTTTCCAGCGCACGGCGTTTCTCCCTGGCGACACTCAAGCAAACCGAACAAATAAACTTGCCGCGCACCAAGCGGCTATCGATGGCGCTGCGCGGATGGTGGCAGCGCGTGCAGATGCGCAGGAAAGTGATGCCGCGCGTGACGCCCGTCATCGCAGCCACCGACGCATGGCATCGGGCGTCATGACCTCGGGCGGACGCACGGGCTGCGGCGCAGCGCCGACCACGCTGATGTCATCCAGTCTGAAAACCGGATACGGAGTTAGTGACGCGCGTGCAACCAGCAACTGCCGCGTGAGGCGAATCGCCGTGCCGTTCTTCACGAGCGCCTGATTGAAGCGCAGCACATGCCAGCCCAGGAGCGCCGCGTTCGCGTACTTGATGCAATCGGCCTCGAAGCCCACGAACGTGCAGTGACGGCCCAGGGCATAGGGCACGCCCTTGATGTAGCTCTTGCGCAGGCCCTCGATCTCCACGCCGACCTTCAACTCAGGCCACGCAAAATCCATTTTCCAGCGGCGGCTGTTATCGAATCGGAATTCGCGTACGCACGTCGGGAGTCGATAGCCCGCGTTGCAAACCTGCAACCAGAACATCTCCTCGCCCTTGGACTTCGCACGCGGTTGGCGCTTCGCCTTCGGGATGTTGGCCTTTGGAAATGCCGTGCGGGCCTGGGCGACGCTCATGCGCATCAGAACCCCATCCGATTTTCGAGGAGCGTTACCAGCCGCTCCAACAATTCACGCACCTGCTCTAACCGCGTGTCGATGCTCGCGAGCACCTCCAGGCTTTGCAGTTGAATCCGCGCGGATACGATGGCCGCTTCGACTGGAGTATGCGGATCGTCCATCATGGACGGCGTCGCTTACCGCTAAGCTTGCGTTGCCAGGCGACTCCGGCTTTCCAAAACGGCCAGCATCCAAACCAGGCGGAGGGCTCGATCCGGTTCTTGCGCATGTACGCCTCGAAGGCCTTGCGGGAACTGATAGGCGGGATTCTCGTCATCGGTTTTCTCCAGTTACTTCCGTATCGCTGTGCGCCGTCCCTTGCGCTGTCTTGATGGGGCGCATGGCGCTACCTGAACCTTCGCGTAACCACGCTCGAAGGCGTCGCCCCAAGTCTGCCGCTCGACACCGTAGCGGGCCTTGGGGTTGATGAACTCTTCGGTGAGCCCATTCGCGAGGATGAAAGCTCCGATACGCTGCTCGCGTTCCTCGGGAGTCGTGACCCCACGGAATAGATCAACGCCAAACGCGCGAAATATTCTTTCGTGGAAATAGTCATCGACCGCCATGCGCGCGAACAGCGCCTCATTGCTCGGGCCAGACATCAGCGTCATCGAAGAAGTTTGCGGCGGCTTCGGTCTCGGCAGGCGAGGCTTCCCAAAAGATGCCATCTTTCGGCCGGAACTGCGCATCCTCGATGCTGCCTGACACTTCGAGCGGTGGCACATTGGGCGCAACTAGCAAGCCGGTCTTCTGCGCCGCAATCTTTTTCGCAAGGCCGGTCTGTTCATTGATGCCGCCGCGTGTCGCGATGCGCTTGAACATCGCCATGACTCGCGCGTGGCGTTCCGTATCGGCGAACATCTCGGCGACGGTGACGCGTGTGACGGTGAAGTCATCGCGCGTGATGCACACGGCCGACAGCGCGGAGTTGCGTTGCTTATCGACCCACCACTCCCGGAAATCATATTCCCAGGGGGCTGCGATCTCGCGCGGTGTCAGATGCAGCCGATCCATCGCGTAGGCGCAGAGCTGCTCTTGCAGTGAGGCAATCGGCTTCTCACCGGGCGGCGCGTCCTGCACGGCATTGGGTCCAACCCGGCGCAGCTCGCGGTGCAGGTTCCACACCTGCGGCACGTTCGGCATCTTCTCAGGCCCGTCCTCGGATAACGCCCGCTCCATCACGCGCCCGAGCTGCACGAGGGTGAGCTTCTGCAATCCGATCCAGTACGCCTCGATTCGATCAGGCGAGGGGAAGTCCCCGTATGCGCCGAAGAATTTACGCATCTGCGAATTGAATTCATCGCGGTCATTGCTTTGCACGTTCGGCCTCCTCCGCTTCGTCCGCTTCGAGTTGTGCCAAGGTCTTCGCCACGCGCGGTGCTGGTTTGCCTGCGCGCTTCTCGGGGATCGTCCAGGGCATCGACCAGGGCCGGTCATCGGCGTGAAAGAATTTCGATGGGTTCATGACGAACGCGCCGGTCCCCTGCACGTAGAGCTTGTAACGCATCACGGCGGCGTAGAGTTCCGCCCACGTGGCGAGGCCATCGTCCACCAGCTTGCTCGCGAATCTCTCGGCTCCGATCCAATCGACGCGCCCGCCGCCGTCCGGGTAGTCGGCTCGACACATGCTCCACCTGCGCTTGCGCTCGATCTCGGAGTTGAGCTGCGGGACGTGCGGGATCGCGGCCGTCGGGAAATCATCCCATCCGCTCGATGCACCGTGCCCGTTCTGTAACGCCGTTACATCGCCGTTACCGGGAGGGGGTCTCTTCTCTTCCTCTTTTCTTTTGTCTTTTTCTTTCTTAAGGTCTGGGTCTGGGTCTACCACTTTAGTAACGGTGGTTTCTGACTTTGTAACGGTGCTAGTCTCTGTTACATGAGCGTTACCGCCGACCTTTTTCTTGGCCCTGAAATTCGCTACGCGCGCGTTACTCTTGGCGGTGGCATTCTTCTTTGCAATCAAGGAGTTCTTTTCGCAATAGCCCGGCAGTGTCAGTGTCCCATCGTCGAGTTCGTCCACCCAGTCACGCGAGATGACATCAAAGAATCCGGCGATTCCGACCAACGCATCGAGCGCGGCGGCCTGCATCGGTAACGAATTATCTTTGCGCAAATGCACGTCGGCGTATTTCCACAGCGTTACAACACCCCCGGTAATGGCGTTACATTGGAAGCGCAATTGGTCCCCCGGCGAGAGCGGGCGTTCACCCTGCGGTGTGATTTCCATGACGGTGTAGCGCTTGGTCAGCTCCTGCGCCGCGTTCAACAGGCGCGGGTCCTCGGCCATATCCTTGTCGAACTTGATGTAGCCGCCACGCTTCATGGCAGCAGTACCGGCTTTCGGCTACTTTTTTCCCACGCGAAGATTTGATACAGTTTCCTGTACCACCCATGGGGCAAGTTGAACAGGAGGTACAGCGTGATGGATTTTCCTTCGCCGCCCACGCGACAATCAGAAGCTGATCGAGCAGATCGGTTACTTGGCCCGGTGTCGCGCGGCGCGACTTTGCCGCTCTTGCTTCATCCGCAGTCGCTGCATGCGCAGGCGCGTGTAGTGCAAGGGCTTTACTTGCAGCGCGCCATCCGTGATCGTTTGAAGTTTGTAGGCGTGCCCCTCGGGCACCAATTTCGGCCACATCCAAACACCCTGCTTGGAAATGCCGACCGCTTTACCGACCGCCTCTAGGGTTCCAAAATGAGCGTGTGCATCGGACTTCAACATGGCCCGGACGGTACAGCTTGTGATACCAGCAAGTCAAGACTAATGTACGCAACATGGGGTACAATGCTGTGATGCCAGAAGAAACGATAGGGCAAAGAATTCGCATCCGACGCGAATCCATGCGCCTCACCCAGACTGACCTCGCCGAAGCCGTCGGTGTGACGAAGACGGCGGTGTCAGCCTGGGAGACGGGCTATGCTGAGAATATCAGGCTGCACACCTTCGGGATGCTGTGCAAGGTGCTGGCCGTGAACTATGAGTATCTGATCTGGGGGGCGGACCGCAACAAGAGCGGGCAACCGCCCCCGGTGGTTCCGGTGGCTCGGAGGCGGAAGAAGTCTCCGCCCACCAATTGACATAAATAACGTTCTCGATCTGCTTTGTTGGCGGCAACTTAAACATTTCCGGTGATTCCCTTACGGGTTGCGTTTCTTCATGCAATCGCCAACTACTCCCTTCCAACCGGCAATTGCGACGTGCGAGATTTTTACCTCGTATGACCGTTCGATGCCTTGATTTTTAAACTACAGCCCCTCCCTTTAAGCTCTGACGCTCAAACTGGGTCGGTAACGATTCCATACCATAATACTCCTCGTCTGTGCGGTAGCGTACATTAAGATGTACTTGCGCCTTTCCCCGACAGCCCGGTGCTAATTCGGCGTTCCAAGTTCAACATGGTGGACAAGAAGTCCAATTAGTTGTACTCTAGGCACTTCCTCAAGGGTCTCATGGACCCTATCACGGGAGTGCCTAAAAGTGTACGTCTATCTACCGAACCCTTGCGCGACCCACGCCAGCAACGCGCGCTTCACCGTCGGCTTCTTCGATCCCTTTGGGGCCTGGCGACCGGAAAGCGATTACCCCTCTGCGGAGGCAGCCTCGCAGCGCGTGCACTTCATGAACGGCGGCGCGGGTAAACGCACCCTGAATGGGATTCGCGCGCTCGAATTCCACTTCCACGCACAGCAGGCAGACGGCCACGCCCCTGCCATCGTGGCGGCGGGACCATGAGAAAGAAACACGGCGTTGCAACCCCGGAAGAAACGCGCCTGATGAATGAGTGGCAGGCGCGGCACGATGCGGCCATGAAGGATCACGCGCTACGGCGGCAACGCGAGGCTTCCGGCCTGCCTGATAAAGACTTTTCGGTGCATCGGCTCAACGGCGATCCGGTGCCCTCAACGTAATCCAAGTTTGACGTAGTACGTGAAACCTGTATAATGTCTTTGGGTCTATTTCAATCAACGCGAGAGGACATCTAAATGAGCGTCGAACGACGGGACATGGAATTGGAGACCAGCACGCAAGACTCCCCGATGGCGATGGCCATTATCAGCGCCACCATGAAGGCGGAGCTTGACCAGCAAATTGTGACGGCGCGCGCCAATCCGCGCAGCATCAAACACTTCGTGACGGAGTGCATGGACTTGGCGTGTCTCTCGGAAGAGGTGGCGAGTGAGTGCTACTTCGTACTGCCCAGAGCGAAAAAGAATATCGAAGGCCCCGCCGTTCGGCTCGCTGAGATTGTGCAGTACGCGTGGGGCAATTCCCAATCTGGTTCCCAGGTCATCGATGAGGGGGAGGAGTTCGTCACGGCACAAGGCGTCTTCTACGACATGGAGCGCAACAACCGCGTTACCGCCATCGTCAAGCGGCGCATCATCGATAAGGACGGGCATCGCTTCAATATCGACATGATCGGGGTCACCGGCATGGCGGCGTGCAGTATCGCGCGGCGCAACGCCATTTTTCAGGGCATCCCTAAAGCGCTGTGGAACAACATTTATCTGGCTGTGCGCAAGTGCGCGGCGGGCAATATCAAGTCCCTCGTCACCAATCGCACGGAGGCCTTGAACTATCTTGCGCGCAAGGGCGTGACCGAGGCGGTGGTGATCGCGGCATTGGGTGTCGGCGGCATCGAGGACATCGGCTTAGATGAGCTGGCGACCATTCGCGGCATGATCACGGCAATCAAGGATGAGGGCGTCACCATCGAGGATGCGTTCGCGCCGAAAGAGGCGGCGGTGGGCAAGCCCAGGACTGCGGAGCCCAAGGCGAGGACCAGCGCGAAGACCACGGACCCAGACGCCTTCAAAGTCGAGCGCGAGCCCGGCACGGATGATGAGCCGCCCCCGCCCGCCGGTCGCGTGCGGGCTCGCACGCAAGATGCCCAGCCTGTGGTGACTGCCTCGCAGCGCGGCAAGCTTGAGGCCAAGGCCACGGCTGAGGGGATCGATATCAAGGCGCTGTGCACACATTTCCGAGTGGAGGTTTTAGATGACTTGCCTCAATACCAGTACGCGGCGGCATACACCTGGCTTGGAAGTGTCGCAGCCCCTGCTTGATTTCGACGAGGCAACACACACCTACCGCGATTCGCGCGGTGTGGTGGTGCCTGGCGTCACCTCGGTGCTGGAGCCCTTGCAGTTGTACGACTGGGAGGACAACCCCTTCATCACCCCCGATGTGCTTCAGCGGGCGCGTGACTTCGGGCGGCACGTGCACTTAGCGGTGCACCTCTTCAATATTGGCGAGCTGATCGAGGAGGAGTTGGACCCGGCGCTGGTTCCATACCTTGCGGGCTGGAAAGCGTTTCTCTTTGAGACGGGCTGCACCATCACGCATTCCGAGCAGATCGTGCATCACAGACGCTACGGCTACGCGGGCATGCTCGATTCGCGCGGCCTTCTGTCGAAGCGGCATTGGCTTATCGATGTGAAAACGGGGAGCGTGATTCCCTGGACGGTCGGCTACCAGACGGCGGCGTATCAAGAGGCGCTGCCACCCGATGAGCGGCCGAAGAACCGGCTCGCCGTGCAGCTACTTGAGAATGGGCGATTTCGCATCCATGAGCAAAAGGATCAAGGCGATTTTCAGATTTTTTTGAGTGCGTTGAACATTTTCAAAGCGAAGGCGCGCAAAAGGGTACCTATCAATGTCAGCGAATACTGTTAGAGAGCCACCTGTCAGGGTGGAACTCCACGATAAGCATGGCTATGTCGCGCCGTTCACCCCGGACCTCGCCTCAGACCCCACGGTGGTGGCACTGCGCCCGGCCTTGGGCTCGAAGACTCTGCTGATCAAAACGGCGGACGATTACGAGTGCGCGTCCATGGTGCTGATGCAAGTGAAGACCTCGCTCGACATCATCGAGACGGCGCGCCTGAAAATCACGGTGCCCTTGAATGCGGCCTTGAAGGCGGCGAACGAACAGGCGCGAACGGCGAAGGCTCCGTACCTCAATGAAGAGCAGATCATCAAGACGGCGCTGCTTGCCTACGATGATATCGAGGAAGAGGCGCGCGAGGATGAGCAGCGCAAGGCCAATGCCATCGCACGGGCGGAACAGGATCGCTTGGAGGCGATTGCCGATGCGGCCCGAGAGAAAGCGGACACGGCGGCGCGCGAGCTGCGCGAACAGGCGGAGGCGGCGCAGGCCAAGGGCGATGTGCGGGCGGCCGAGAAACTTTTAGGGCGCGCCTCAACGATTGAGAGCACGGGGGAAGCCAAGGCGGACCTGTACAACGAGCGCGCGTCCCAAGTGGTTGCGATGGTCTCCAGTCGTGCACCGCCGAAGGTGACCGGCATCGCGATCCCGAAAGTCTGGGACTTCGAGGTGATGGAGGAGGACAAGGTGCCCCTCGCCTACCGCCCGGTCGATGAGACGCTGATTCGCAAAGTGGTGACGGCCTTGAAGGGCCTCACCAACATTCCCGGCGTGCGCGTGTTTGAGCGCAAGCGCATCTCGGCGGGACGCGCCTAAATGGGTGATGTCGCTGACATGGTGCTCGATGGCACGCTGTGCGAGGGCTGCGGCGTGTACATCGAGGGCCCGTCCGATGGCGTCCCACGCCTGTGCTCATCGTGCGATAGCGAGGGCGCGCTCGTCGAGGAGGGCTGTCCGGGGCCTGGGTGGACTGAAAAGATATTCCATTGGGCCAAGTGCACGGTGTGCGGCAGAACCGTCAAGGCCGTCGGCCTGGCTCAACACATGAGCGCCAAGCACCCGTAATACTTTTGTCACTCGGCAGGGATCGCCAACAAACTCGAAAGGGAACTTGTATGGCGACTGTCGAAGATGAGACCCGCGCGCGGGCTCGCAATTCCGACCCCTCCTCCAGCCACCTAGCTGCTGGTGATATGAACGCCACGGGACGCGCCAAGCGACAGCGCGCGCAGGCCTACAACGTCGTGCACGAACATGACGGCCTCACCTCGCGCGAACTCGCCCGCTTCATGGCGAGCGATCAGGTAGGCGTGATGAAAAAACACGATCTTCTGCACCGTCGCTTGCCGGAGCTGCGCGAGGAGGGCTGGATCAAGAACGGCAAACACTTGCGCATGTGCGCGGTCTCCAAGCGGCGCGCGATGACGTGGTGGCTGGTGGTCCCGCGCCCGGATCGGCAAATGGATTTCTTCGATGATGGGTCGCGGCTGTGAAGCCAGTACGTTATGCGGATCGACGCGTTGCCCTCATCGCACTCCTGCGTGGCGAGAAAATCCCGCCACGAATTGCATGCAAGGGCTTGCGACCGAAACTCGCGTCCTATCTGTTGGACCTCGTTTTAGAAGAAGAGCACCTGAGCGACGCTATCCTGTTCGACCTAGAGTTAGCGTATCGCGACGTTTGCGAGGATGAGTTGGTCTATGCGCTGCGTCGCCCGAAGGAACGCGCCTGGCGTCGGCATTGCGCAAACATCAGCGGGGCGAATGCCACTCATCGCGTGGGCCGCCCCATTCTTGACGCGCAGGGATTCGTGCTGATCTATCCCACGGAATCTACTGTAGGTTCCACGTGAAGCAAGTTTATCCCTTGAACTGGCCGCCATCGTGGAGGCGCACGCTCGCCGATCAGCGCACGCACGCACGCTTCAACAGCACCAGGGATGGGGGCGGCAGGAATGACGTGACGATGCGCGGCGCGCTGGAGCGGATCGAATACGAGATGAGCATGATGCGCATCTTGCTCGCGGATGTGGTCGTGACCACGAATCATGCCGTGCGCCGTGACGGCTCGGACTACGCGAAGCCCCCGCCCCTCACTGATCCGGGCGTTGCTGTGTACTGGAAACACAAGGGCAAGCACGAGCGCTGCATGGCGATTGATCGATACGACACTATCGCCGGGAACCTCGCGGCCGTCGCTGCATCCCTGTATGCGCTGCGCGCGGTCGAGCGTCACGGTGGAGCTGAGATCATGGACCGTGCCTTCACCGGCTTCGCCGCGCTGCCATCGATTGAGCAATGGTTCCAAGTCCTGGGCGTGAGCGCGAACGCCAACAAAGAGGAAATCGACCGAGCATTTCGCCGCCTCGCGAGCGCCCATCACCCCGACAGGAGCGATGAGAATGATTCCGTGATGGGGCGCATCAACCGCGCCCGCGATCAAGCCATGGAGCAATTTGAATGAACCCAGCCGTCAAAGCACAGGTGCGCGCCCGCGCCACCTCGAAAATCGATTTGAAAGCCATCACGCCGGAGCAAGCGATCTATGCGGTCTTGGATCGCGCGCTGCTGTGGGCGGTGCTTGAAAATTCCTGGTGGCGCAATGCCCTGCCGGGTTTTATCTACGTTCTCCTCCCCGCCTCCATGCTCTCTGCGTCGCTCTGGGCACTGCAAGTGCGTGGCTGGGCCGCCTGCATACCGCTAGGAGCTGCAATTCTGCTTCTCGGCGCGCTATGGCTGAACTATTTGATCACCCTCGCGCACGAAGGCGTCGAGGCGCGCATCGTGGCCAGCATGCACCGCGCGGTGCAGCCAGCGGTGTATGAGTTTCCGGCTACACCGCCGGGAAACTTCGGTGAGCCCACCCCATGATCAAGCACAAAGAAATAGCCGGTCCCTCCTGCCTCACGCGCGCCGACATCAATGAGCCGCTCTTCGTGCTGCGCGCCAATGATGAGCTTGCGCCGCTGATCGTGCGCCGCTGGGCGAACCTCTACATCTCCTCCAAGGGCGTGTTTGCGACGGAAAGGCAGATCGCCAAGTTCAGCGAAGCGATGGCGCTCGCCATACAGATGGAGAGCTGGAGGGCGGCGCGCAACATTCGCGATGCGGCCGCGAGCAAATGACGATGCGCACGATGATCTTCGGCACCTACACGGCGGCGCAAAACTACGCTCGCGAGCACAGCCTATCGCCAAAAGACTGGTTGCACGGATCGAGCCGCGCCCGCGTCATGGGCCTCAACACCAATGAGTTTCATACCGTAATCGTCGGCACCGAACTGGACGCGGCGGCAACCGAAGCGCTACGGGCATGGAATTTACGAAAGAGCATGTACGCAGGTGCCAAATGAGACCGGACTTTTCCAGCAAGCGCTTGAGCACGGCGGGGGAATGGTCGCTGATCAGGGACCTATATGCCGAAACGTATCCGGTGCGGCCCTTGCTGAATCACGTTGACGAACTGGCGGCGGCGCTGAGAGAAATAGGCGACAAGGTGCCGTGCATCAACCAATTCGGGTTTTGCGCTTCGTGCAGCGCACGAGCTGCCCTCGAACGGGCAGGATTGCCGGTTACAACTGCCGATACAGGAGAGAAGCATGCGAGTTAACGTCTACGCCGAAGAGATGACCGATAAAATCGAGATCATCGAAAAAACCACCGCCGATGGAATGTTCACCGGCCTGCGCTTCTACTTGGAGCTTCCCGTCACTGTTCCCCAGAGTCATGGCGGGTACACGGTCCACAAGGGTCCGTTCATGCACAACCCCAGCGACAACGACTCGGCCGCCGTGACCTTTTGGGGTAAGCAAGACTTGCGCAACGTGCTGCGGATCGCGCTCGAAAAGCTCGACGCACACTACGGCCCAGACAGGCCATGAAAATCATCATCACCGATGATCGCGTGGAAATTTATCGCGAGGGCTTGCCATATGGAGACTCGCCCGGTAATTCGTGCCGCGAGTTTGCGGAGTGGGCCATGCAGTGGGGAATCAAGCGGCTCGCTACGGAGACGGCGGCCGGAATCGCGGTGCCCGGCACACAGAGGTCACAGCTATGCGATTGATGACGGAGCACTTCAATGCACTGACGCCTGCCGAGGCCGAACGCCTGGCGCTGCTGGCCGAAGAATGCGGTGAGTGCATTCAGGCTGTCGGTAAGATTCTGCGCCACGGCTACGAGTCGCAGCACCCGGAAGGAATTCACCACGGGGCGACGAACCGGCAAAGGCTCGTTGAGGAAATGGGCGACGTGCAGGCCGCAATGCTGATGCTTTGCGAGGGCGGCGATGTGAAGCATGCCGACATCCACATGGCCTGCGTTGAAAAGCTCGTGCGCGTGCGGCGTTACCTACATCATCAAGATGCATTGCACCTATGAAGCGGTTCCTGATCATCCACGTCATGCCCGGCGGCAGCGAAGAGCGCTATGAGATCACGGCGCGCAACTACCGCACGGCGTGGCGCAATCGCGCCGAGCACGCCATGCACCTGGAGGATACCCGGTGCATCGTGATCCATGAAATCCACGAACCCGCCGAGGCAACGCCATGAGCAGCATCACCATGCGGATCACTATCAACGATGTCGATGGCGAGCGATGCGGCGTGACTGTCTCTACCGAGTCGTTTACCCCGAGCGATACACCCGACCATGTGGGCGAGTGCTGGGTCGGAATCTGCACGGCAATCAATCTGTACATGCGTGAGAACGGCTCCCCTCTCTTTAATTGCTTGAAACCCGAGGTACGTCAATGAACATTCTGCAAAAGATCGTTACGCCGGGATTCATCGCGTTCAACGCGCATTGCTGGGCTGCCTACGCGCTCGTGTTCACGTTTCATCACTGGTGGGTGGTGGCCGCTGTGATTGTGAGTGCAGGCATCAAGGAGTTCTACATCGACAAGCACGATGAAGTTGCGCAAAGTTTTCGTGACAACCTGACCGACTTTGCGGGCTATATGACTGGTGTGGTTGCGGCTCTGGCCATGCTGCGGGTGATGTCATGAGCCGCTCCGGGTACAGCGACGATTGCGAAAACGTGGCGATGTGGCGCGGCGCGGTGCTAAGCGCGATCCGGGGCAGGCGCGGGCAGGCATTCCTTCAGGAAATGATGGAGGCATTGGACACGCTGCCGGAAAAAACTCTTGCTGCGAATAGCTTCACCAAAGAGGGGGTCTGCGCACTCGGGAGTGTGGCGCTGAAGCGCAAGCTCGATGTCAGCGCACTGGAGCCGGATCACTACGGCGACGTTAATCGCGATGCGGTCGCCGACGTGTTCGGCATCGCGCCAGCGATGGCGGCCGAGATCATGTACGAGAATGACGAAGAATCCCGCTGGCACAATGAAACGCCGGAGGAGCGCTTCTGGCGCGTGAGGACCTGGGTTTTGAGCCAAATTAAAGCAAGTACAGCTTGATGTACTTTTGGGGTATAATGTGAGGCTAGCGACACTCGCGGAATATCGGCGACTGGTGTACGCGGAAGGCAGCGGCCCCGCCTTGAACACACTGCGCAAGCGCATCAAAGATATTCCCGGCGGGCGCATGGAGTTGGGTCGCTACTATGTGGACCTCGATGAGAACGAGCGTCAGCGGGGGATCAAGAACCCGACGGCAAAACGAATTGCCGAACTGCGCGCGAGTCCTCTGTTGAAGAACCTGCTGTGAGGATCGCGATGGCACGACCGAGAAAACCGGGGACAGATTTCCCGCCGAACATGTACCGGGATGGCAGCGGCTTTCGCGTCGTCAATCCGCTCACGGAGAAGAAAATTCGCGTGCCTGACGAGGCCACGGCGCGCGCCATCGCTGAGCAGTTCAATGAGCTGCGCTGCATGGAGCATAAGCAAACCGTAGAGCGCCGCTACGGTAAAAAAACCGCCGCCGATGTCGTTGACATGTTTCTCGCCGATGAGGTGCCCGGCAAACCGTGGAAGAATGGCACGCGCGCCAATCATGTGTACAAGCTCAAGCGCTTTAAGAGGCAATTTGGCGAGCATGAATTCGCACGGGTCGATTGTGTGATGCTGCGCGACTGGCTCAAGAGCTTCGTCCGCTCGGCAGGCCTGTGGGGCAAATACCGCGACACCTTAAGCCTGATGTGGGCGTTTGCCATCAGCGTCAATCTCGTCGGGGAGAACGAGCCGCTCAAGGTTCTGGCAAAGTACACCGGCCCGAAGGTGGCCGCGAACCGCACCCAGCGCCGCCCGCTCGATGTGGCTGCCTACAAAGCGATCTATGAGCACGCCCCGGCGTACCTGCGCCTCGCCATGGACTTATCGCTTTTGACCCTCCAGTCGCGCAATGAAATCATCAACATGGAGCACACCGATTTCGATGATGGCTACCTGTTCGTGATCCGGGAGAAGACCGCCTACAAATCGAACATGGCTTTCATCAAGATCGCCCTGACCGAGGAGTTGAAGTACCTGCGCCAGCGCGGCCGGATGCTCGACAATGCCGCAAGCCCGTACCTCGTCCATCGCAAGCCGTTCAAGAAGTACAAGCGCGCCCCCAGGGAGGGTGAGACCGCCATGCCGCATTGGACGTGGATCACCCCGAACTTCCTCTCCAAGGCGTTCAAAAAGGCGCGCAACAAGACTGGGCTCTGGGAGGGGGTGCCACAGGTGGAGCAGCCGGGCTTTCATATGATCCGCAAATTGGGTGCCCAGCTTGCCGAGGACCGTGGCGTGCCCACCGGGGTCATTCAGGCCCTCATGACGCACTCCAGCCCCGAGACCACGATGATCTACCTCGACCGGGGAGAGGCGGCGCTGACGGCCTCTGACTTCGTTCCCACGGCCACCCTGTTCACCCTCAAGGAGGCGCTGGGCCGATGATCATCATGGTGTACTTGGGACGCGCTCAATTGAGGCGCGCTGAGCCCTCAAAAGCGGGTCGGTACATCTGGGTAAAACGTTTTACCCATAGTTTTACCCAGGCATTTTTCGCGCCGTCGAAAATCGCGGCCAACTACATGAATTTGATCGAGAAAAGTGGTGCGCGCTAGTGGGATCGAACCACTGACCCCCACCATGTCAAAATTGGCGCGCACGGCGGGCAATGCCACGGATTCTATAGTAATAGTGGTATTTAGCGCCAGGCTCAAAAGTAACTTGCGTATCCCTAAATTGTCGTTTAGAAACCATCACGAACAAAGGACACCATGATGGACACAGCCACATCAATTTCACACCCCCACCTCCTGCGCCCTGGCATGCCCCCAGTGCCGCGCCGGATGAAAGGCCTACGCATCAGCGACAAGGGGTATCCCGTGCCCTGGTTCGTCGAGTGGATCGACGGCAAGCCGGATTTTCGCGTGATGAGCGCAGAGAAGATGCTGACCTCTATCAGGTTCGGGAACTGCTGGCTATGCGGCATCCCCGTGGGGGTACACAAGACCTTCGTCATTGGCCCCATGTGCGTGGTCAACCGCACCACGGCCGAGCCACCTAGCCACCACGACTGCGCGGCGTTCGCTGCAATGGCCTGCCCGTTCCTGACCCTCCCGAAAGCGAAGCGCCGCGAGGCAAACCTACCCAACCACGTGGCCCCGGCGGGCTTCATGATCGCTCGCAATCCGGGTGCAACATGCTTGTACACGACGAATTCTTTCAAGCCCTACAAGGCGCACACCGAGACCGGTGGCGGCAGTGGCATCCTCATGGAGCTGGGCGAGCCTACCTCCGTCGAGTGGTACGCCCTGGGCCAGCGCTGCGGGCGCGCGGCGGTGCTGGAGTCAATCGACAGCGGGATGCACCTCCTATGGGCGGCAGCGCACATGGACCGCGACATCATTCAATCGCTGGTGGACCTTGAGAATGCCTACGCGCGCGCGATGTCGCTGCTGCCAGCCGAATGAGCGCCTACGTGATGCAACTGGTCTGCCTGGCTAACGGCGAGGCATCACCGCACGATGGCACGTACCTAGTGCGGTACGAACCTCCGGCGATGCGCCCCGATGCCTCGGGCTACGAAGGTGGGACGCTCGTCACCACGCGCGTCGTCGCGGAAGCGCATAAATTTTCCGACTCGGTTGAGTTGCTTGAGTGCTGGCGCAAAGCCAACGGGACCCGCCCGTATGACGGCAAACCGAATCGGCCGCTGACGGCATACACGGTTGAGGCCGTGCCACTGGACGAGCTGAAATGATCGCGAAGTGCCAGCGTTCGCTTTCGACTAACGAACCGGATGGCCCGCAGCTTCTGATCTACAACCATGCCAGAGATTTAATGTGGATGGGCGCAATCCCGGATGAGTGGAACGATCTATTCGGACCGACCATCGCGCCGTGGGACAATCGTTTCTTTGCTGAGGTCCGGTGGGCTGACCTTGTTCGCCCGCCACTATTCGTCCGTAAGCTACCGGAGCAAGACTGGAAATGACCCCTGAGTTCCGCAAGTTCTACGATTCCATGCTCGAATGCGTCGGCGCGCTGATCGCGCTTGACCCGCCAGCCGATTCCCCCGAGGGGCGGTTGCTCGTCGGGCTAGCCACGTCGCTGGAGGAGTTTGAGAAAACCGAGTTCCCGTTCACTGAACGGGATGTGCGGACAGCGACAGGGGCGCACCTTGACGCGCTGATGGGTATCCGACCGCCGGGGGTGACTGACGCCGAAGTGCGCAGCCTTTCCGGCATGGAGGCAATTCTCGCGATTGCCGATCTGCGCGCTCCTGACGGGACCGTGTACCCAGCCGAAGAATTGAAAAGGACGGCTAATGGCCGGACAACATTCTGGGACGAAGCGCGCCAAGCATTGATCTATCGCGGGCCGGTGCCGCCACCCTCCTACACCTGCCGGTTCTGCCAGCGCGTCAGCTACAACGGGAACGACATCGCGCAGCGCTATTGCGGGCACTGCCACAAGTTCGCAATCAACCAATGAGCGCCGCTGGATGGAACTTGAATACTACCGCGACAAAAGCCACGTGATCGTCATCGGGCTATTCGAGGATGGTGCCCTGGTTACATGGGCGATCTTTTGGAATGGGAAGCCGCGCTCAGGCCGATGGCCGAAACGTCGTACTCCCAGCGGAGAGGTGAAGCCGTGAAGCTACCGGAAGTGGATGCCGTCAATATCAATGAGCTATCGACGGAGGCGCGCACCGCGATTACCGATGCGCTCTTTGATGACGGCTGGGACGTTGGCAAGTCGTGGATTGACTTCGATATGTGCTGCGGCATCTGGTTCCGATTGAAGTACGCGAAGGATGACCCTGACCTATTCCCCAAGGGCAAGTGGGCTACCTTGCAGCGTTTCGAGCAATTGATTGAGCAGGCAGTACGCTCACAATCTGATGCCGGGGTGAAGTGATGGCCATACATATCAAGACGGTCGAAGACTTGACGAAAGCCCTGGCATTGTTCGATCCGCAGACGCCTATCATATCCGTGTTCGAGGGTATCTTTGGGCCGATCACTGTCTATCGTAGCGACCCGCAATCCTGGTACGGAAAGCATTTGCCGGGGCCGGTAGCGCATTGTGTGCTTGAGCCGGAGAATTTGACTTACGAGAGCGACACGTCGGACGGGTTCATTCCTATTGATGATCCTGATGCCGCAACGGTCAAGGCTCCAGGGACTTCGCCATGAGATCCCAATACTCAGCCTTTTCAGCAGCGTCCATCCCGGCTTCATCCTTACCCTTGGCAAGCAGCTCGATCGCGCGTCGCGCCCACTTGTCACGCTTGACGCTGTATTCGACGTGGCGGCGGAAGCGCTCTACGAGGTCTGTTTTTGGGCGCATGGCTGATTATGCACACGGAAAATTATAATGAAGCAAATACGGATTGGCTCTGTTTCTATCCCGCTCGATAGCTATGTCGTGGGAGGAACTGCGTTATTGGGAATCAGGGAATCTGGAAAAACCTACGCGGCCAAGGGCATCGCTGAACAACTCCTTGATTATAAGATACCGATTGTCGTCTTCGACGCCATTGGCGTCTGGAGGCACTTAAAAGTCGCGCGCCCCAGCGCTGGCGGCCGGGGCTTCAAGATCGTCATTGCTGGCGGCGAGAGCGCTGATCTACCACTGACGCCGGCCAGCGCACCGGCTATTGTTCGCGCCGCGATCGCTGAGAACATCCCGCTCGTCATCGATTTGTACGATCACAAGCTGTCGAAGGCTGACTGGCGTCGCATCGTGCAGCATTGCTTCCGCACGTTGCTCTACGAGAACAAGGGGCTGCGCCATATTTTCCTCGAGGAAACCGCGGAGTACGCGCCTCAAAAGGTCATGGACGGCGAGACCTATGCCGAGGTAGAGAAACTTGTGCGCATGGGCGGCAACAAGTCGCTTGGTATCACGCTGATCAATCAGCGGGCACAGGAAGTCAACAAGGCTGTCTTGGATCTCTGCGAAAATCTCGTGCTGATGCGCCAACGCGGCGCCCACGCCATCGGGGCGCTGGAGAAGTGGATCGACAAGCTGGAACCTGATATCGCCAAGACCATCGCAACCGAGATGCCGCACATGGAAGCCGGTGACGCCTGGGTATTCAGCGGCAGCGCCGAAACCGCCAAGCGCACACACACTGCGCATATCCTTTCGTATCACCCGGATCGCCGCAAACCACAGACGAAGGCGACAGCGCCCGATCGTATTGCTGACACCGTCGACTTTGTGTCGAAGCTCGCTGGAGAGTTGAAATCGCTGACGGCTGAGGCGGCGGCAAACGATCCATCGACGCTCAAGCGGCGTATAGCCGAGCTGGAGCGCCAGGTGAAGGCGGCGCCCGCCAAGGCGACAGCAGCGGTCACTGATTCGGCCACCGGCAGACGTCATGCCGCTCAGCTCGTAAAACTCACTGCATTGATCGAGGAGCTTATGAAATTCGTCGTCACGATCAACGCCAAGGACTTCACGGCCAAGGCCGGCGAGAACGTCGACGGAGATGCGCTACAGAAGGCGATCGAGGCGGCCGTGGTCCGCGCTCGGCAACTGATTGAGCAAAGCATGGAGGCGCGTAACCGTGAGCTGCAGGCGCTGCAGCGAGACGGCGGCCGACTGGTGGCACGCGTGCAAAAGCTGCTCGAATCCCAGGACGTCAAGATCGACGTCGACGTAAAGCACAATGAACCATTCACCGTGGCGCCGACGCAGCGGCCAGCGCCGGCAGCCAGAAAGACCAATGGGTCATCCAGCGATATTGGCTCTGGCGGCAAGCGTCGAATGCTCACCGTACTGGCGCAGTACCCTGAAGGTATGCACCACGGCAAGCTGTCGATTCTTACGGGCCTTTCGTCGCGCTCCGGCACCTGGAGCACCTATCTGGGAGAACTTCGCACCAAAGGATGGGTGGAGGGGCGCGACCATCTGAAAGTCACGGAAGACGGATTGCAGGCGCTAGGCGATTGGCAGCCACTGCCGACAGGCCAACAATTGATTGAGTATTGGCGGCAACGGCTGGGCGACAGCGGCAAGCGAAAGATATTTGATGTCGCAGTAGCGGCCTATCCGAATGCTGTCGTCACCGAAGAGGTAGCCGAGCAAACCGGTTTATCTGCGCGCAGCGGAACGTGGAGTACATATCTCGGCGAGCTGCGCACGCTCGGGCTCATAACCGGCCGCGGCGAAGTGCGCGCCAGTGAGGATTTGTTCTCATGATGTTCGACGCCCGCCTACGCGAGATCAAAAAACGCAACCTTGAGCATTTCAAGAAGTTCGGGGCGCTGTCTTCCGATCCGCAGGCCAACGATATCCGCGACATATTGGAGCATGTTGATGAGTTGAATGAGGAATTGGACCGCGTTGGTGAGGAGTATTAGAGGTGACGGGATTCCTCACTGATGAACAAGTGCGGGACTACACCGGGAAGTTGCAGCCAGCAGCTCAAGTGCGCGTGTTGAACAAGCACGGCATCCGGCACAAGGTAACGGACTTCAATCGCGTTCTAGTCACGTGGAATGCCGTCAACGGGATAGAGGACGAGCCCATGCCAAACGCCGCGACCGAGGCCGCGCGCGCACCGCTACTGAGCTTGGATGCGCTACGCGTGTTGCCCACTGATCTTCATCATGTCGGGAGCGGCGTGTATTTTTTGTGGGATCAAGAGTGGCTTGTGTACGTTGGGCAATCTAATTGCATTCCAGATCGAATCCGCGCGCATCGCAACGCGAGGAACGGTCTGCGCCCAGGCAGGGTTATTCACTTCGACAGGCACACCTATCTGCTGCTTGAGAGCGCTGGCGATATGGATACCGTCGAGGCTCGGTATATCCATCATTACAATCCTGAGTTCAATGTGCATTGCCGAAGTGACACATGAACGAAGAAAACCCTATGAGCGAAAATCACACGATGAGTTTGGCGCAAGCCGCTGAATTCCTGCGGATTCACCCTGAGACTCTTGCGGCTCGCGCCAGGGCTAACGAGATCCCTGGTTGCAAGGTTGGCAGGTCCTGGGTTTTCATGCCTGAATTATTGAGGGAGTACCTGAGATGTCGATCTACCGCCGCAAAGGAACGCCCAACTGGTGGATCAGCATCAGCGTCGCTGGCCGAAAGACTCGCCGGACGACTGGCACAGCGGACCGCGAAAAAGCAAAGGAGTTCGAGACAAGCGAGCGCGAACGGCTCTGGCGAGTCCACAAGCTCGGTGATACAGGTTACGTTCGGTGGGCCGAAGCGGCAGCAAGATGGTTAGCCGATGTTCCAGAGTCATCGAAGGCGAAAGAGCTTTCGGTACTCAACTGGTTCAAACAGCACCTTGAGCATGAGCCGCTACGCGCGATCGACCGCGACGCCATCCAGGTGCTCCGTGAGCTCTGCCTCGACGGCCGCGCCAAATCCACGGTCGATAGACATATGGCCATCCTCCGCGCGGTACTTCGTAAGTGCGTCGAGTGGGGATACCTCGAGGCTGCGCCGCCGGTTCCGATGTACAACGCGCGCCAGGGAGATTTTCGTTGGCTCACTCATGCAGAGTTCGACGCCCTACATAAGGAACTGCCTCCACACCTTCAGCTTGCAGCTGACTGCGCCGTACGCACCGGCCTGCGGATGCGCTCCATGCTTCGGCTCACGTGGGACCGTATCGACCTTCGCAAGAAACGGTTTTGGGTACCAGGCATGCAAATGAAAGGCAAGTTCGCCCACGGCATGCCGATCAATCGTGAGATGGCCAAATTGTTCCGCAAGCTCAAGACCGCGAACCCATCTGGCGATCGCGTCTTTCAGTTCAACGGCGAACCCATCGATGATTGCAACACGGAGGCGTTTAAGAAGGCCGTGGCGCGGTCCGGCGTCGGGCCGCTACGTTGGCATGACCTACGCCACACGTTCGCTTCGTGGGCTGTGCAGAATGGCGTTACGCTGCAAGAACTCATGCAGCTCGGCGGCTGGAAAACGTTCTCGTCGGTCCTTCGATACGCGCATTTGGCGCCGGATCACCTAGCTGAAGCAGCAGAACTGGTGCGACATTCAGGACACAGTAGACACAGGAGTTCTCCACGTGGAACGCGAAAAACTCCTTAAGAATCATGGTGGAGGAGAAGGGGATCGAACCCTCGACCTTCGCATTGCGAATGCTATCTGGCGTCCGCTTGATAAGCAAATCAATCACTTATGGATGGTCAAAACAGTAGTATCCAGCGTATTCCAGTCAAGCAATAGCACGATCCGGCCACACCAAAAAGGGACGCGAATCAGGGGCACCCTGCACACCGTCCACGGCTAGAATGCGCACCATCGCAGGGACATGGAGAATCGCGATGCTTGAAACGGAACCCAATAAAGGGAATCTCCGCCGCCGTGACTACGTGTTTTTAATTATCGCCATCGCAATTCTTGCGTGGTTTGGGATCACGCTTCCGTGAGCGACGCAGTGTGGGCTAAAAAGCTCTGCATCGGATGCTGATCGGAAAAAAACCGGTTGACATTTCGCGACCGCTGTTTTGGAGCGGTGGTATAATTGCGGGCAACGCGGTGTAACAAGCACCGCGCGCCCTAAGCACAACGATCTGGATTGGAGAACGCCATGCCTGCCTCGAAGAATATCACCAACTGTTTTCTCCACCGGCATTTGTCGGCCGATGGCACGTTGCTGTAAAAAGACAGAAGCGAATCATGGCGCATAACTCCACAGTGCCCGAATGTCTCAGCGACTGGTCTAAGCACCAATGGGAAAATTCCTCCAACCCGAATCACAAGCATATCTGCAAGCTGTGCGGCACTTACGAATTGAAGCCCGTAAGGACTTGGGAAGCGAGTCTCGAAGCATGCGCTAGTAGCGTGACCGTCAAGCCGGGCGATACCGTCGAAGCTGTGCTTGAGTTCACCGAAGGTGATTGCGTCGCCAAGGTCGTGGGAATCAGTGTTAAAGAACAGCGGGCGCCTAAAACCGTGGCAACGCCTGAGCGATTGAAGCTCGAACAGCAGGCCGAAGCGCTGTACGAGTTCTATCGCAAAGAGCATCAGGGCACGTGCCCTGACGTTCCGTGGATTGGCCTGTTTGGCGATACGCAGGAAATGTGGATAAAGGAAGCTGAGAAGGCGAATAAGCTGTCGATAAGCGATGACGCGGCGGCGGAAGCGGATATCAGACGCGGCGAACAGACCTTACGCTATCACCTTAAATTCGGCGTGGATGAATATGAGCAGGTATCGCGTTCGGCTTACGAGTACGCGCTTGCCTACATCGCAACTTTAGAATCGACGTTGCGCAAAGAATGGCAGTCGATTCAGACCGCGCCGAAAGATCAAACAGACGTGCTGGTTTGGCTGCGCGGCAATCGCTCTGAGCAATTCAACGAGCGCGCCATGGTATGCCGCCACGATGGCTATTCTGGCTGGTGCATCCCAGGAGTCGGCGGCTTGTCGGCGTCGCATTGGATGGCTGCTCCGTGCGCGCCAGACGCAGCGGTTAAGCAGCCGTGAGCGAAGACATCGAGAAACTTAGAGCGTTCGCCGAAGCGTTGGCCGCTCCTGAAAAGCTATCGCGACTTTTCACAGCGGTTTGCAATGAGAACGCCGAGCTGAAACGCCTGTTGGTTGCCGCCATCGAGCACTTGAATTTTTGCGTGCGTGGCTATGAGCGTGGATATCCCAAGTTTAAGGATTCCTGCACGCGCGAGGTAATCAAACACTGGGAAGTTGAGGCGAGAAAATTGGCTCCGAAAGATTCGAGTCACGTTATTCTCGAAGACTGCGCTGGCGATACAGGAGCGGGTCATGCCGATTGACAATGCTGCTTTTACGAAGTGGCTGACTGAGTTTGAGGCTGCTCTGATTGAGAGTGGTATGCCGGAACCGCAGGCCAAGCGCTTCCGCGGCGAGTACTTCAACGACGCACTGGCGCATTTCGCAGCGGGCGACAGTCCATCCGATGCCGCCGTCAAACAACTGCTTGGTTAACGACGCAGGCAGCAAATGACCCAAGTCCATCAATGCGGTTGCTATCACTGCGCGAGCGGCAGGACCGATCCAACCTCAGGATGGCCAGAGACCATGACTCGCATGATCGTATGCGCGACCTGCGGCAACAAGCGGTGTCCTAAATCAACTCACCACAAAAACGCCTGCACCAATTCTAACGATGCAGGTCAACCGGGAAGTCGATACGCATGACCGACGAAGAGGCATTTTTTGAGGTTTGGTTCCAACTTTACCGGCGCGACCAGTGGAAGATATCTCGACCGGATCGGGCCAACGAGCCGCCTAGCGAAGCCTTTTGCATGGGGCTGCGCGGGCATTACCTTACTGGTTGGCTGGCCCGCGCGTCGCTACACGTGACACAAGCAGAACGAGCTATCCCCAAGGCTTCTTGAATATCCGCAGGATATTTGATGCGGTCGTGTCGGTCTCTTCGACCTGCACGCCTGTCTGACGCGCATCGATCGGCTGGGTTCTGTCGAAGTTCGGCATGCGCTGTTGAGTAGGCGGCGGATTCGGCGCGGCTTTCTTGGACTGATAGTCAAACCAATCCTGCGACGTCACGGAGCTGGGCCGCGCCCTGGCATCCCTGACTGAAGTCCTGCGGTTCGTGGCGATGGGTTTCATGCGGCGGCCTTGCGCGCCACGCTACGCATTTCGATCGGCCTACCGAAACAGCGGGCAAAGGCTTGGCCGTAATCCATGCCGCTATCGCGGAACGGCGCGCGCACGAGTTTGCCTGCATAGATCGCGACGCGGATGCGTTCGCTGCGATCGATTAGGCTCAAGCCTGTTAGGCAGCCGCCGACAGAGAATTCCCTGATGAAGTCTATCTCCAGATCGCGGTCAATATGCGTGAGGCGGATCATGCAGCCAGCCGTCGCATGGGTTCCGGCAGATAGGCGCGCGGCGGCACTACCTGCGTTCGCGCCGCATAGATGGCCTCGATACGCGCATACCAACGGGCAACTTCCGCGGCGCTCAAATAGCATATGTGGTAGCGCGTCGAGCGCTCGCGCGCATTCAAGACTTGCCGCCACACAGCTTGTACTGGGCCTCGAGCAAACTATGGAGGTAGGTTACTTCGGCGTCGGCGTTGTGTCCGGACTGCACGTCGGATCGCTCAATGGCCTTCCAGTCAGGTTGCACCACGCTTGGCGTCTCTGGAGTTCGTAGGACGGCGGCTGGAGCGCTCGGGCTGGAATGGCTTCGGGCAGCGGGCACGGCGCTTGGACAAGCCTGGGGCTGCACGCTTGGAGGCAGGGAAGGCAAAGCGCCAATAGGATCTGATAGGGACGCATCAAGTTTAGCTCCTGCTTTCTTGTCGTCGGCCGATTGCGTGGCCTCGACCTGGGTGTTATGAACTTCCGCCTTGGCGACGACGGTCGCATCGGCCTTTTCGATCTTCTGCTCCCCCACCGATCGCTCGTGGAGCGTGTATACGCCAAATGCCGCCAGCAGCACCGCTACCGCGGCGATCTTGATGTACGTGAGGTACGGATTGATCAGCGTTGCAATGCTCATTGCGTGTCGTCCTTCAATTTAGCCTTCGGCGCATCCTTCGGCGGGTTGACGATTTTGATGAGCATCTTGACCATGCTGTCATACAGCCCGAACAGGCCATACAGCAGCCCCTTATTCATCTCAGTCTCGTGGGCGAGGCTGCCAAACGTGTTGGTGACATGCTGCCGGGTCATCTCTTGCTGGTCGGCGACGATTTTGTGAAGCGCGCCGACATCTCCCTGCGGAATGCCGCCGATGTGCGCGCCTAGCCTATCGATGTGGTGCTTGTACCAAAACAGCCCCACCAGCAGGCATAGCAACAGGAAGACGCTCAAGCCTGAAAGCCAGAGTGTCAATTCTGCGTGGTCTGTCATCATCGGCGTCTCCTTCCTGCTTCGTATTCTATTTTTTCGCGCCACTCACGCTGGCGGTCAACCTCTGTTTTGATGGTGTCCACTGAGCCATTCATGACGGCCTGCCCGGTAACGAGCTGCTGCAACAGTTCGTCGGTTTTCTGTTCATGCGCTTGCTGCTGAGCGGATAACTCTTGAAGGTGCGCAATGTTCTTTTGCGTCCCCACCCACGCCGTGACGGCAAACACGAGCATCCCGCCAGTGCCGACAATGGCGCCCCACGCAGCCGCAGGGGTGAGGCGGTCCCTGACGATCCTAGGCAGCCAGGCGAGGCCTGGAGCGTAGCGTTGGACCGCCGCGGTGGCGCCAAAGTCGTGCTCGCCATTCTCACTCACGGCCGCCCTCGATCGCTGCGCGCCGTTACGCGGCTGGCGGTTGAGCGGCTTGGATCTGCTTTGCCTTTTTCCCCGTAAACCAGCCGCGCAGAATCACCAGCCCGAACAACGCAATCCCGATCTTTGGCGCCCACTGCTGGCCCAGGTACGTCTGCGCCGCATCCCGTATCGGCGCGGGGTCCATCAGCGCGACCGTCATGGTGCCGCCGCCGAGTGCGCCCAGTGCTTTGGTGAGGTGATCGGCAATATATCGGTAGACAGTTTTCAGCGCATTCATGGAACACCGCAAGTGAGAACGACGCTGCGTTATAGCGTCCCGCGACGTGTGTTGCCATGCCGTGGTTCACGCAATCGCCTCGACGAATTGCGCGATTCTGTTGGCCCATCCCAAGGCGTTGTCGGCCTGCAATTCAAAGCCCGCCAGCTTTGCCAGCGCCAGTTTGGCGTCATGCGTCACCAGCGCGCCGTAGAGGCGGATCCGCGCACCGCACACCAGCATGCGCAGCGCCAAAGGGTCATGAGAATTGATCGCCGACAGCGAGACAGGGCCCAAATGGCCATCGGGAAATACGCCAACCGCACGCTGCACCATCTTGGACGCCTCTTCCTGGCTATGCTGGACCCCGGCATCGACCACCAGCGCCTGCAGGTTGTGGTCCGTAATCTGGCCGAACCCTGGCGCGTCGACGTACATGTGCTGGTAGATGCTGCGCGCCGTCTGTGGGTCCAGCTTCCTGAGGTCGTCCACCGACGTAGCCGCTGGCGCACGGTAGGCGCGTAGCGTCGCGAGCGTGATGCCGCAGCACGTGGGACCCCCTTTGTCGTCCGGCCGGTCGGTGAACTTCACGCCTTCGGCAACCAGGATCGCGTCGATGATGTCGCTGGCCAGGATCACGCGTGCGGTCCACGAATCACGTACCCAAGCAGCGTTCCGATGAGTAGCCCAACTGCCAGCGCTATGCATACGAGCACGATCGCTTCCTCGCGATTCGCCGCGAACCACAGTTTTGCTTTCGACGTTTGCTTGTCGAGTTCGGCTTTGGCCGCTGCCTCAGCCTTTTTTTCCAAGTCAGATAAGCCCATTTTACAATCTCCCTGCGAGTAACAAAATTATCAGGATCAGCAGCAATAGCCCACCGCCGCAGAATCCATAGGTATGCGGGTAAAATCCGCCGAAGCCGCCCGCAAGAATGAGCACGATCAGCACGATCAGCACAATGGTGAGTGCGCTTGTTCTGATTTTCACGGTAAGTTCTCCTTATATAAAAAATGGGAACAAAAACGCCACCACCACGGAGGCGTAGCCTAGCGAATCCCAATTAGGTGTAGTGCGTGGCGCTGCAAATGCAAACCTAAAACCGTTGAACAAGAAAAACACGAACGCGAGAACCAAGAAACCATTATGAACATAGGTCGTATGCATGGAATTCTCCTTACGTTGCCGTGAAAACAATCGACTGTGAGGCGCCTCCCGCACCAGCCGCCTGGATGACGCCCATCGTGCGCAGCTGCGACTTTCTCCGGAACAGCTGCAGGCGGTCCTGGTAGAGGCTCAGGATCTCGCCAGGGGTTAGCATGCGACGCCAGATGGCGATTATCTCGACCTGCTCTGTCAACGATACCGCGCCGCTCATGCCGGACTGATTGCCGCCGAGATAGAGCGTCTGCGCGGCGTCGGACCCCTGAATGCCGGAACCGGCGGACAGGGTTATAGAAGATGCCTGTCGGCCATTGATGTAGGGAATGCCGCAGCCAGCCGTGGCGGTGTCAGTGCCGTCATTGACTACGCATGCGTGAACCACTTCGCCGGTTACACCGGCGAGACTCGTCGCACACAGCCAGTTAGAGGCAGCATGTTCTTTTCGTAGCCGTATCGCGGCGCCGCTGATATCAAAATCCCAACCCGCGTTGACCGAGTTGTTATCGTTGCGCGCGGCCAAAGGGCCTGACTGAGTATTGTACTTAAACACGGCATAGGCAGTCATCGGCGCATTGCGCCCAATGTCCACGTTCTGCGAATTGGCGCCCAGGGCGATGTAGCTCGCCGTAGCGCTCGCGCCACCGTTGAACTTCATAACGCGCCCACCGCCAGCGCCGCCAGCGTTAACCGCCATAAAGTCCTGCGTCGGTGGCGTTGTCCCGGAGAGCACGCCGAAAGCGCCGCTGATCAGCTCGCGGTTGCCTGCACCGTGCCACAAGATCGCAAGCTGGTCACAGATAGGACTCGCTCGATCGAACCAGAAGGGTGAGAAAGAATCGCGTTGTAAGCCGCGCATCGCTTAGCCCACCGTGCCCCAAACTTCGGTCGTCGTGCAGCTATTGCCGCTCCCTGATAAGGCCGCGCCAGAGTCGTTCTTAACTACAATCTTGAAGTACGGTGGTGGCGTACCGCCAAAAGCCGCGGCAACAGAAAACTGTCGGCGCACTAACTCTGAGTTGTTCGGGCAAGGCATCACGCCGAGTACCTGCATCATCGTATCGTGCGTCGTGTCGGTGACGCCGGAATTCGCGGTGTCGTAATTAGTGCCGTCGCGACTGCCGATGATAAAGATAATGATCTGCTTGTTGCCGGCAACCGTGCCGACGGTAACGCCCAACTCGAGGATCACGTCCAGCGGATTATCAGTGCTGATCTGAAATGCGCTACTGGTCGCATAGTTTGGACCTGCCGCCAGCGAATTGAGCGTGATCGTCAACGCCGCCGCCACGCTGTTATAACTAGCTTTTACTGCACTGCTTGGCATAAATAAAACCTCTTTAAATGATGATTACCGTGTTCCAGCGAAGGCCCAGCCCATATTGTCGGCCGTCACATCTGGCGTCGCTGGCAACACAAGGTCGAACGTATCGCCTGCAGCAAAGGTTTTCGACGTGCCGCCGCTCGTCACGAACGTTGCCACGCTACCGCCGATGGCGAAAGTGGCCGTGCCGATCGACGAGCCATTTTTCTGCACGTCAACAGCGAGCGAGGCGGTTGCCGTCGTGCCGCGTAACTTCATGTAGCAACCTGCGAAGTTCGCCGCAAACGTCACCGCTTGCAAGATGGGAACCGACATGATGACTTTACTTGCCGCCGCGGTCGGCATTCCTGAAAAGAAACCACTTGGTGCATACGGCGCGCTCACCCACAGCGGATCTGCGCCAGTTCCCTGCGTTTGCAGGAACTGCCCTTGCGTACCAGCAGCGAGCGCAGCCCACGCCGAGGCGCCGCGATAGAGCGTCATGCCGCGCGTCGAGCCTAAGATGTGATCGAGGATCGCGGTCAGTGTGCCGGCGGCGGCGGCCGCGGAACCGCCTGACACATTGGCAAGAATCGTGCTGTCAGCTTGTGCCGCAAGCGTAGGATTTGGGTACGTCCCCGCCAATGCGCCACCCGCCGCGCCACTCGGTGCCGCGCCCGTGATGGCAACAGACGCCGCAGCCGTTAAACGCCCTGCCGCGTTGACCGTGAACTGCCCGACGTGCGTGCCGTCGCCATAGGAGGCGGCGGTTACAGTGGTTGCTGCCAGCGTGGGGTTAGGGTAGGTGCCGGTGAGCTCACCGCCTGCTGACCCGCTCGGGGCTGCTCCAGTAATCGCTACAGAAGCTGCGGCGGTCAGTCGTCCATCGGCGTCGACCGTGAATTGACCGGTGTGGGTTCCGTCTCCGTAACTGCCCGCCGTGACTGCGGTAGCCGGTAGATCCGCCGCAACCAGTGACCGAAATGCCGGTGTGGCAGAGGCGCCGGTAGTAGGCCCTGCGTAAATCTTATTGGCAGTCTGATTGCCGGTGACGCCGACAATCAACGTCTCATCGGCTTCGAGACGATCATCGAGCGAATCGTAAGTGGCGCTCAACGCAGTGCTCGATTGCGCGTCTTCCCAATCCTGGTAACTCCACACGATCGGCGCTATCGCAGTGATCGCGCCAAATGCCGTGCCGGTCCATACGACGGAATACAGCGCCAATATTGATGTCGCTTGAATGGACGGCGAACCGACCGCATCGACTCCGATGTAATAAGTGCCAGCCGCCTGGCCGCTGAAATTAATATCTGTCGTGCTGAATTTATTGACGATCTTGCCAAGGTCTGGACGCCACACATAGCCTGCCTGCAATGTCATGATCGTGGTGGCAGTCGTTTGAGCGTAGCTGTTTGAACCGATAAATGCGGTTTGTATGCCGAACAGTGCATTCAAATATGGACCGGGACTGGCGCCTGTGACTGAGATCGCCATCTGTAGCGCGTTGATCGACAACCGCAAAGCGGCATTGTTGGCGTCGTGCTTGGCAATATAGTTGATGTCACCATTGGCAAAGTCTTGGAGCACGATATCCGTCATGAGGTAATTTCCTTGAGTACGCCGCCTTGAAATAAGCCGACAGCCCCGTAGGGGATGATTCCGTAAGTGCCGTAAATCATGAGTTCGCCGTAGGTGAGCGGTCGCGCCACGAGCGAAAGGTCTTGAATCGTGCCGAAAGCGAAGGTGTCTAGGTTCACTGTGAACCGCGTATAGGTACCCGGCATCTCACTTGAGAAGCCCACCACCTGATAGAAGCCGTTGGCCGTGCGCCTCAAAGTCACCGCGCTCCCGGCATCAGCAAAAATCAAGTCGCGGTTATTGCGAGCGATCTGCACATTGCGCAGAATCGCATCGAGCCCAACCCCTTCTGTGGTGATGGGATTTCCGAGACTGTCAAACCCAGCCGGAGGTTGTAACCCGATATCCACGTCAACGACGTACACGACGTTAGTGCCATCCGTGGTCAGCAGCGCAGGTCGCGACAGCACCTTGCCCTGAATCTCCGTGGCCGACTCGGTGATCTGGTTTTGGGTCAGGTAGGTGAGAACTGACATTTAAGCCCTAAAGCCATTGATGTTTAGCAGCGCTGAAGCGCCATACGTTAAATTGCGCTGGTAGTCCGTCACGTAAATGCGTGAACCGTCCGGCAGCTCCACGATGTCGCCGGGCTCGATGCGCGGGTCATCGAGGATCTGCGCGTTATAGGTCGCAGACGCGCGGAACAGGTAGATCAGTTCACGCGCGGCAAACGCCCTGGCGTGCGCTTCATTCATCACGAAATCATTCGCGATATCCTGATTCTGAATCAGCCAATCTGGCACACCGGACGCGATCGCTTCTGTCGTATTGCGCGCATTGACAAAATCGTACGGCACCCCGCGTATCTCATATATGCCTGTGCCCAAGCTCATCATGGTGAGCAGCACGGCGACAGTACCAAGCGTTTCGATTAGACGCCCTATCGGTATGGTGAAACCGGCAGACGCAATAAATCCGCCGACAACCACACCGTCAGGAATGAATGACGAAGCAATCATGGCGCCTAGCCCAACCGTTGCAAGTGTCGGTGCCCATGCCGACGTGTGGACTTGTATCTGCCCATGAACCTGATCAAACACGACATAATTTTCTGAGCAAAACGAAAACAATCCAGAATTAGCAGACTGCCTGATGACCAGATAGGTATTTTTGGCGCGCTGCGTATGATCCTGACTGAACCATATGTCCAAATTCTGATGTAGTTGAAAAAATCCGGCCGTGATGTTGGCCGTAGCGATCACCTGATCCTGATGCACGACTTCAGACAGATTAGGATCGAGCCACAGAATCCGCACAGACGTAAACGCGGTGGTCTTCTTTGACCCGGTGATAGCGATCACGCGGTCTTGCGTCAGCACAATATCGGAAGCCCTCGCAAGGTTGCGCGAGATGCCTTTGAGCACGCCGCGCGCGTCCACGAAGGGATCGATGCCAGATGAGAGCAATGCGCCCGTCAGCATGCCCCAAGCGTCCATGTTGGATAACTGCAAGTTGGTGTGCACAGTGTAGATGCTCGTCATCGGTAGCGCTATTTCGAGCGGCGTCAATCCGACCGATGCCGCGATGTCTGTGGCGATCTGGATGACGGGCGTTCCGGCGGCATATAGGTTGGTGACACGCTTGATGCTCTTCCACGCCGGTGTGTTGTCGCGCGAGTACGCCTTGATGCTCAGCAAGTGATTGCCGCTCTCCATGGTGTAATTGCTGATCGAGTCGATGATGCCGACCCACAGCGTTTGTCCGAGCATCTGCACCTCGATCAGTTCGCCGGTCTGCGGCTGGTTGGTGCCGTTTAATTGCGTGTGATAGGTGAATTTGATATCGGCGTCTTTGGAGGTGTGCTTGCTTCCCGCAGACACGTATGCCGTTAAGTCGATGGCATCTGTCGCGGTGCCATTGATAATTTGCGCAAACGTCGCCGTGGGGTGGCGGATCACGCTGAATGAGCGATTAGAGTCTTTCGGGAATGGCTGCCAGCGCGGGTCCATCAGGGTGCTCTTCCTAAGATGCGCATGGTCAAGGTCACTGGCTCCGTCACCCAATTGTCATCGTTGGCGTAATGGTTGAGCACCGTGCCGTCGTAGCGCTCGCGGATGTTTTTTAAGCCTGAGCCAACGCACACATTGATCATGATCACTTGAAAGCCAAGCGTTGTCGCGTAGTTGGGCCACCACTGCACGGGTGTACCTGTCACAGGGTCAGGTGGGTTTTGCCAGAATGCGAGTACATGACGCAGCCACGTGGCGCTGACGTTAGGGTCATTAATCCAGTGCTCCTCGACGATTACGTCGCGGATATCGCCCTGCCACAGCGTGTTGATGGCGCCTTGCAGCGTCTTCTGCGTGCTCCACGTCGGCGCGATGATCACGTCCTGGTCGAGATTCACCCACTCATCCGGCGAGTAGTCGTAGTCAAGGGTGCCAAGCGTCGGATGAATCAGCCGACCGAGGCCGGTGCCAGGCGAGATGAGCGGCAGGATCGGAATCGGTACGGTTTCGGTGACGACAGAACCCGCACCGATGGTAAAGGTAGAGGAACTTGAAAGTGTGCTCATGAGTGGTGTGCCGGTGCTGATAGGTAGGCCACGTTCGTCGTGTTGCCGCTGTTGTCTTCAATGCTCAAGCCGCCGATCGTCGCGCCGCTGACACCAAGATCAGCCAACGGAATCTCATACACGGTGTAGTTAGGCGAACCGCTGCTCCAGTTGATGCCGTAGTCCGCATCGCAGTAGGTGAGGCTTCCCGCGGAGATCGTGATCGGTGTGCCGGTGGGTGAACCTGAAGTGTCGTAATACTGAACTTTCCAGTCATTGCCGGTCAGTGTCGGCGTGATTGCGAAGGTCAAATGAGTATGCGGCGTAAGATCGAAGCCGCCCGCAAAGTTCACGCGCCACTTGGCGTGGGCGGCGGTCATGGTGAGTTTGATCGCCTGCATCTGCGTTTGCAGCCAAGTACTGCAACAGCTTTGGCCGGTGAAATTGCCGCCCGGCGAGCTGACCGTCCACGACGTACCGGAACCGCTGGCTATCGTGCCCCACACGACGGGCTGTGCGCCGGTCTGGAAGTAGACTAATTGCTCACCGATGACGGGCGTAGAGCCTGTCAACCCCGATATCGTCAAAGCCGAACCGATTAGCGTGCCGGTGAAAGAATTGGCCTTTGGCGGCTGATTGCACGAGTACAGCGCGGAGTTGACGGTGGTCGGATTGAACGCATAGTTCGCGGTTAGGCCTGTGCTCGCATCCGTCCATCCCGCTTGAAGTCCCGCAACGTTCGGATCACCGTTGTGAATCCACGAAAGATTTCCGGCGACAAACTGAACGTTGTCCAATTGAAAACTTAGGCCAGTCGGGAAATTGCCATTGTCTTGCATCGCGAACTTGTAGTAGTTTCCCGAACCCAGCACGCCGAAAAATGACAGCGGGACCTTCAAGCCGGTAAGCCACGTGTTAGGCGTCAGCGTGCCGATGCCGGGAACGTTTGGCAGCGAGTTGCAGTAGGCGCAGACATTGATGTCGTTGCCAGTCGAGCGGGTTGCGTGGCCGCTGACGCCGATGTTCGACCCAGTGGCGCAGTACAGGTCAAACTGCAGGTACGTATACTGAGATATGTCCTGTCCGTTCGGGGGCGACACCGCCCAGTTGGTGGCCTGCTGCCAGCCGCTAGCCGGATGCACCAAATTAGATTGGGTATGACCAGGTTGCGGATTCCCGGTGTAATTATAATCGTGCGCCGGTGTGGCGCCGTACGAGTAATCAGTAAACGCAGGCCACTTGCTCGTATCAATCACGCCGTTCGAGTACATCATCAAATTGCCGCCGCCGCCGATGATGTATGAGGCGCTGCCGATGGAACTTGGCGTATGGCCCGGCGCGGTTGCGAGCACTCTAAGGATTTGGCTTGAACTCACCGTGATCGGTGTCGCATACACCGTACTTCCGGTTGTCGGCGTCGAACCGTCGACGGTGTAGTACATCGTGTTACTTGGCGTCGCACACGATGGTGTCACGGTCTGCGCAGTTAAATATGAACCGGCAGCTGGCGAGAACGTGGGTGTCGCCGTTTGCGGAAGCGATGCCGCGACCACGTTTAAGTGATACGTCTTCGTGATCGAGCTTGGCATTAGATATTCCTCATGAACTGTCCGTGAGCGTCACAGCAATGGTGTTCATCGATGTGCTCATCGGCGGCATACCGGTTATCGTCCATGTCGTCGTATCGCTACTAATCGTCGGCGGCGTTGCCCATGACGGAACCCCTGTAGCGCCCCATACATACGGCTTCACGCCACCACTGCCGGTGAGCGTTTGCGTATACGCCACGCCTTCTTCTGCATCGGGGAAATCTGGCGATGGCTCCATATCCAATGGATCTGGCGTCGGCGCGACACTGCCGCTCCAATAGGTGTAGTCGAGCGTGCCCGCAGGATCGCCCGCAGATCCAAATATCTGCACGGCAGCCGATGCAGAAATAACCGTGGTCGTGCCGCGATTCAGTTTCAGTATCGGAGTACCGGCTGCGAGCGGCATCGTGTACACGCTCAATCCGGCAGCAGCCGCGAACGTTGCGGATGCCGTCCCCACGCTGATCGTGATCGTGCCCGGCGCCGTCAGCATCGCGACCACTTCTATCAGATCGGACGGCGTACCAGCGACGCACGTGAAGTTGTCCACTTGACTCGGATGCGCGGCGCCGATCGGCATGCGTCTATAAAAATAGTACAGCCGATCTGCAACAATGGTCGGTGGCGATCCGGTCAAATACGATGCGGCGTAATACGCGCCCAGGTCTGAAAACCCATTGCCCATGTTTGGATTCAGCGTCGCATCCGTGCACGGCTGGATTTGGCTTGACTCTGAGAAGTCGCTCCACGTCACATACTGCACCCAGTCCGAGCCGCCATTAATCGCGCTCTCCCACGACTTGCGCATGGTTTGGCTATTGTTAGCTTCCCAAAATATTTGGTCTTTCGACCTGAATTGCTGCATCGAAATCGGCATCATGTACTTGAGGCCGTTGCCGTGGGCGATCGTAGGATTCGGCTGTAGCGCGATCGCGGCACTCGGTATCGCGGTTCCCCATGCGCCGAGGCCATAGCTCACCGGATCAAGAGAACCCGCATCGGACGGACCACCGAGCAACACAGGAATGAATTTGGTGGTGATGCCAGCGCCAGCCAAAGTGGTCATCATCGACGTCCAATACGATGCCGCCTGCAGGTCTGCCTTATAGGCCGCGAATAAAATCTCACCGGTCGATAGCGTGTAGATGCATGGCTTGCTGGCGACCGCTTCAATAATCGACGCTGCGTCTGCCGCGCTGATCGCGCCCAATGACACCATGTCGAGCATGACCATAATCATGAATCGAGCGTCAACCACCGCAGCCGCCGCCAACAACGTTTGCAGTTTGCCGGTAGGGCTCAAGGCATCGGCGAGATTTAAGACATCGAATGCGAACGCCGTGATGCCGCGCGCCATCGCCATGCGAACTTCAGTTTCCATGTTGTCTTGCACGTAGGTGCTTGGCGACCCAGGCACTACCGGCAGCGGCCGCTGCCGCAAATAGCCGCCGTATGCCTCGTGACTGCCTGCCTCGCCCAGGGGGTCAAGAAACTGATTGTTGTAGTAGTCCATCGCCGCTGGCAGGTTGTCGAACGACAGTGGGAAGAAACCAAAATAATGGGCAAATACGACTTTGGATGACCCGAACATCGTGGCCAAATCCGGCATCAGGAAGGGCAAGCCAGCGACAACTCCACCTCCGCCGCCACCACCTCCGCCGCCACCACCTCCGCCGCCACCACCTCCGCCGCCGCCCGTTCCATCATCGAGCGACGCCGTCACGACTACAGTTCCCGAGTCTAGGTCCGTCATCATGGAAACCGCCTCACCATCGCCATCGGTGATTGCCGGGAAGCCCACGAATTCGACGATATCGGTACTCGGCGTGAAATCGATGATGGCACCGCCGATCGGTTCTCCAAGATCACCGAACAGGCGTGTCAACACCGGCACTGAGTTGTATTTGCGCGGTGCTGCTAGCGGAATCGGGTCCATCAAGCCGGTAGCAATCGGCATCGGAAAATAGCCGTTGATCGTGCTGGTGTTTTGCCCAGTGGTATCTGGCGGCGTGTAAACCCAGGATAAAAAGCGTCGATACTTCGTGTCCCACGTGACGGTGACGCCAGGTAGCGCTGGATTGAACGCATCTTGAATCCGAAAGGAGGACAGCACGATGCCTAACGTGTAGTCGATCAAGCACATCACATGATCCGCGGTCATCACGTAGCAGCGGCCCGTGGACTCAGGCATGATCTGCACCAGATTGGCGGGCAGCGTGACGGTGCTAATCAATGCGCCTGTGGCCAAATTGTGGATACGCAACTGATTGGCGACGTTCGCGCCCAGCAGCACTAAGTTATTGGAGGCGTCAATATTGAAAGCATCCACCGACGTAATGCCCGCGAACAACGAGAAGTCAAAAGCCACGACGCCATCGCTGGTGACGCCAAGCACAGGGTCCACCTGGCACTTGAAGACTTTAAACGTCTCATCACAGCGGTAGATGGTGCCGTCGAGCGCTTGCGCGAATCGCGAGAAAATAAACAGCGTTGCTGTCGAATCGATGCGGCCTAAGTATTCACCTGTGGTCGCGTTGAAGCGATACAGCGTGTAGTTAAAGCCTGGAAAGAACACCATGTTTTGCGTAAGCCACAAGTAGATCACTTCGTAGCCGTCAACCAATTGCTCTTGGTTCAAGAAAATGACCGTGACACCTAAGCCGTCATACTCTTCGCCATAGATGCGCGGCGGCGTGGTCAACTCGGAGTGATAGATTTGCGCGCCGCCCGAGATGTTTCCTGGCAAGCGGTAAGCGAAGGGCTGAGATTGAAAGGTTTCGAGCAGCATCAGAAGTTAAACTGCGCGTCGACGGCGACGCTTCCCGATGAGCCCACAGGGATGATCAATGTGTTGATGGCGGTCCCAGTGGCATCGGTCGCGCTTTGTGGTTCAGCCAATGTTCCGGTACCCGACCCAATTGACCAATTGATCAATTCGCCTACACACGGCTCACTTTGCGCGCCGAGTAATTGCACGCTGACTTGAGAGGCGATACCTGCCCCGACAGAAGGTGAGGCAACAGGGTTTGATAACGAATCCGGTGCCGTCGCATCCGCCAAGATTTTTATCTGCTGAGATTTCATCTCGACAAAGACATCGTACTTCGGCACATACCAACAGCCGTCTGGCGCCTCACCGATAAATAACGTCGCGCCAATTTGCGTTTTTAAGGACACATCATAAAAGCGTATCTGCCCGGCATTGAAGATGAGGCAAATTTCGGTGGTCGAGCGCCCGCGCGACACATTGACCAGCGTGCCGCCCGTGAAAGGTGCGGCAAAGGTGTACTCAGGCGTAAACGTCGTGCCGTCGTGCGTGGCCAGCACTTGCACATCGGAACCGGTGTTATAGAAAGCCAAATACCGATCCGCTGCGATCACCTTGATGCGAAATACTGAAACGCCCGTGAGCAAAGAAACTGGGTCCGGATTGCCAGCCAGATAATTGAAGTTGAAAAGATCCGTGACCGTGGCGACCGCAAGACCGCGGACACTGCGAAGGTCGAGGACGGGGCTAAAGCTCGAGCCGTTGAAAGTGCTGCGCGGACCTTGCGCATTGCCGTCCATCTGCACCGCGTAGAATCCATAGGCTGAAACAGGATTTACTACTGCCAGCAGCCCCAACCCCCGCATCCACGTATAGCCGGTGACGGATGCGACCGGCACACCGCCGACGTTGACATTCACAGGTCCGTATAAGACCTCAAGCGCCATACTGCGCCTCGATCACCGCCGTGGTGCCGGATGTACCTGGGACGTACTTCGCCGCAGCTCGCCCCTGGGCATCGGTGAAATGAGTGATCGGCGTTAAGGTGCCGTCTCCGGAGGCGATCGACCACGTAACCGCTCGATTCGGCAAGCCTGACAGCACCACCATAGCCCCGGTCGAATCGGCGTAGACGCTGGACGGATAGACGGTCAGCATCAGCGTTTCGCGTACGCGTCGACGATGTAGCGGTCGATGAAATCCTGCATCGTCATGTTCGCGTGTTCAGACGACAGGACCAAATTGACAGCGGTCGGAGCGCCCTGGCCGGCGTAGCGTGGCGCGCCGACGCCTCCAGACACTTGCCCAGCCGCTCGTGGCATCGACACGCTTGGCGTGTTCGTGGCGGGCGCCGCAGGTAGCACGATGCCGCCGTCGGCATAGCCTTGCGCAGAGAACATCCGTGGCACGGCGTAAGCGCTGCCGAGCTGCGCCAGCCTGCCGGTGCTTTCAGGCCCGGTCGGGCCGCCCGGATAGACGAAGCCGCCGCTGGAATAGCCGCCCTCGCCCCAGGACGACACCGCGGCCATGCCCTTGTCATTGAAGGCGGTCAGGAACTGCATGGCCCCTGGCTGACTCACCACTTCGGCCCGATGCACGAATTCACCGGCATGCACGACGCCTGCAGGCTCGTATTTGCCGCCGGCCCCGGTGTAGCCGCCGGCGTCGTAAACCGGTGGCAACGTCGAGGCAAGGCCTGAGATGGTAGTGGGATCCAAGGCTGGCGCGGTGGCTGAGATGGCGCCGCTAGTCAGGTCCGGACCCGCACCGCTCGAGGGTCCTTTGAGCCCCTTCGTCGCTATGCCCGCGAGGCCCATCACCAATGAAAAAATGCCCTTATCGCTGTTCGTTTTGCTGTAGGTATTACTGCCGCCCGCAGCCAAGCCCGTGCCCGGTTGTGTCGCGGCGTTACCCAGGCTGGCGATAAATTGGGTGATCGTCTGTCCGGCGATCTGCCCGCCTTGCGCCATCGAGGCGGTAAGCGTGCTACCCGCTTGGTTGCCGCCCGTGTTGAGCGCCGTGTTGATCGTGGCGCCGACCTGATTGACCGATGTCGGCGAGATTGTGGCGGCCGGCGCATCCGCGGGGGTCAATCCCGAAAAGGCAGGCGATTTGACCGCGCCGCCATCGGCGTAGCCAGCTCCCTTGACGAACCCGCCGCCCGCGTAACCAGCGACAGCTTGCATGCCGCGATCGTTGAAGTCAGACAGGAATGACAGCGCGCCGGGCTGCCTGACGACCTCAGCGCGGTGCACGAACTCCTGGCCATGCACGATGCCCGCCGGTTCTCGCGTACTACCTGAGCCCGTGTAGCCGCCCGTGGCAAGGGGCACCAACAGCGATGTAGCGTCCGGGCTTACCGCAGGCGTCCCGCCGCCAAGCCCGAACAGAGGGCCTAAGTCGCTTCCGCCGACAGAGCTCGGATTGGCGCCCGACAGCGATTCGGTGATGGCGGTCGCCAAGGTGGTCGCGCCGGTCGCGAAAGATGCGCTTAAGGCCGTCGACACGGTGCTCGAGCCAGCGGTGAACGCCGCTGAGATGGGCGCCGCGCTGGCCGCCGCACCCGCGATCCCCGTGGCACCGGCAACGCCAGCCGTCGGCGGTTTGATACCGAAAAACCCAGCAACGGACGGCAGCACGCCTGCAAAGCCACTCGGCTGCGCGCCACCTGGAGCCGATCGAGGGCTGAACAGTGACGTGCTCAAATCGTTGACCAGCCCCTTGGTGAACGTCGAGACAAAGGCATGCTCCAGCGACTTCTCGATATTCTTGACCGCTTGATTGGCCGTCTCGGTTTTCTCGATCACGCCATCGAGCGCGGAGGACACAGAGCTTTCAAACGCGCCCTTCATCGCGGCGGTCAGTTCGCTTGTGTGCGTCTTAAGCTCAAGTATCTTGAGGCTTAGCTCACCGATTTTTTCACGGTACGCATCGGCCGCTGGTCCGCTTTGCGCATTGGCCAATGCCTGGTAGATCGGGATTTGTTTAGCGAGTGATTCAGCTTCGGCATCGTTAGCGGCGATGATTTTTTGTTGAGCCGCGGCGTGCGAGATTAACCCGGCAGACTCTTCGATCTGCACGGTCTTGGACACCGTGGCGTTGGCCTTTTCCGAAACAGAGATGGCTTTGTCAGCCTCGGTGGCCTTATCGGCAAGCTGAGCCACCGCTTGTAATTGCGTGGTCGCATCCTTCAACTGACCCACAAGTCCGATAAACGCGGCCTTGCCGGAAGCCTGGGATTCGGCTTCCAAGTCCTTGAGCGTCCTATCCCACTGTTTATGAAACGCATCGATTTCGGATTGCGCCGTGTTGCCTTGAAGCCGGGCGGTCTGCGCCTGCACACCTTCGATCTGGCCCGGCAATGTGGCCTGATCTTTTTCGGCACGAAGGTCGGCCGCTGCCTTGTCGGCCGCTGCGGCGTCGGCGAGATACTTAGTTCGCAGCGACAGGGCGGTATTGATGCCTGCGGCGGTTTTTAAGTACTCATTCGCAGCGTCAACGTTTTTAGTTTCCGCAGAAGCAAGGCCCGCGGCGACGGCGAGGCGCTCAGATTCCGTGCGACTGATTTCCTCTTGCAAGGTAAGGTCTTTGGCATTTAGCGATTTGTCTGCGGTGGCACCTTGCTCGGCGACATCGGCACGCGTGGCCTTTTGAAACAGCACCGCGCGTTCCGGCTGGCTGATCTTGGAGGCTTTGGTGGCATCCGCGAGGTATATCTTCAACGCCTCGACGTTCTTATTCTCATCCGCGACCAGACCTTGGGAGATGTTGCGCCGCTCGTTTTGCGCGCGGTTGATCGCTTCATCCAACTGCAGGCTCTTTTCCTTGAACGTGTTTTCCTGCTTGCCGAGCTGCTGGTTGATCGCGGTAATACGATCTTGGAATACCGCGCGATTCGCAGGATCAGTGATTTCACCCGGCGTATTCAGGGCCTTTTGCAGCGCCTCACGCTTTACGATCAGTTCTTGTATGACGGCTGATTGCGAGCGCAAGCCTTGCGTCAATTTATCGACGCGCTGAAATTCTTGGGCGAGCGATGCTGCGGTGGCTTGTGATTGCGCGGTAGCGGCTGCTTTCGAGGCGGTGTTGGCTTGCTCGGTACCGGTGCTTGCCGTGACACGACCCGGGCCGCCTGCCGTGGTCTGCGCCCTGCCTGCCAATGCCTGTAATGGGCCGGGCAGAATGGCGGTAATCGCCGGATTGGCGAATATGGCTGCAAAGGTATCATCCAGACCCTTGCTGCCATCGCGTACCGCATTGATGGCCTTCGCCATGGCGTTGAATGATCCGGTCAGCGTGGCAAGCACACCCGTGATCACTGCTGACTCTGAGAACTGCGTCGATGCGCCGTGCCACGCATTGCCGAGATTTTGAATCGAGGTCTGAAGCGGCGTTAGGTTCTGCTGTGCCAACCCCTTCGTTTTTTCCTGCAAGGCATCGATAAGCGCCGCGCTGGCTTCGGCTTCCTTGCCCTCATTGTGCAAGCGCTCAATGGTCAACTGCTGATCCGGGGTGAGCGCAATATGCGCCTGCTGCAAGCGGCGCAGACCTTCGATCGGGCTTTCGAGCGCTCCCGACAGAACTTTCGCAGCTTCCGGTACCTTGACACCGAGCGCTGCGGCTAGATCACCGAGAATCGATGCGGCTTCCTTAAATTGAGCCACGTCCGCGAACGGCGCACGGACCAACGCATCAACCGACGCAGTGGCTTCCCCGCGATTGACGCCGTGCAATTGCTGGATGAGATCGATGGTCTGGCGAATCTGATCATCCGAGACCAACGCGCTTTTGCCCGTCGCGGTCAGTGCAGTCTGAATGAGTTTGACAGACTCGGCGGCCTTTTCGGCCTGATAGCTGAGGACGCCCAACGTTGCTGCGGTTGCGGTAGCCGCGACGCCTGCGATGATCAGTGGGCTAGACAATGCCGCCATCGCAAGCGCAGCGAGATTGCCTTGCTGCGCGAGAAGCGTGAACGATCCTGGGATTCGCGAGTAACGACCCGCCGACAACTCGCGCAAGATCGTGAGGCTTTCACGGATCTGCAGCGAACTCAACTGCACGGCCTTACCGCCTTCCTTGACGGCTTTGCCAAGCAAATCTTCGGCCTTGGCTGCGGCTTTCGCTTCGGCTTCACTCGCCTGCAGCGCGGTCAGCTTGTTGGCGAGACCCACTGCCAGCGTCGATTCTTCCTGGCTTAAGCCTGCCTGCGCCGCGCGGTAGGCGGCGACTTCTGCGGGCGATTTACCGAACAGGTCAACTTGTTCTTTGAGTCCCGCGGTGAGCGGCGATAAATTCGTATTCGCGGCTTGCGCCGCGCGGCCAACGTCGGCATACGCCGTCTCCATCTGCTTGTTCTGCGCGATGACAGTGCCAGCGGTACCGGTAAAACTGCTTGCCGCGCGCTCCGCTTCAGTGACCGTGTTGCTGAGCGAAGCGGAACGGATGATGGCCACGCGCTTAAGTTCGTTCTCAACTGCCGCAGTCGCCGTTTCCGCAGCAACCACACGCTCCGCCGACGCAGAGAGCGCCTTGCTGTCATCCTCGATCTGCTTGGCATCGCTCGCCGCGGCGACGCCTCCGCCAGCCGCTGGATTGATAGCGGCGGCCACCGATGCAACCGCGACAGCAGTGCGGTCCGGTATCGCACCAGCCGGGGCAAGCTCAGCCGGCGTCTGCGCAACAAAACGCCCGCTGGCATCCCGCCCAGCTCGCGCGGTGGCCTGCTGCGCACTCGCAAGATTCTTCTCAGCGCTCGCCGCCTGGTTGGCCGCTGTCGCTTCATCCTTGAGCTTTTGCGCCAACTGGCTCGAGCTGCTGATCTCTTGCGTGGTGGCTTTGGTGGCGTCGGTTACCGCCGACGTCATCGCTTTGGTTTGCGACGTGGCGGAGGACTGCGAACCCTTCAACGCATTGGTAGCCGCATCCGCACGCGCAGCCGATGCCGTGAATTTGTCGAGCGCCGCAGCTCCTGCAGTTGCACTGGTCGCATCGACTGCGATCTTTAGGCCAGCGACTTCGGTTGACTCAGCCATTGCTCGATTTCCCTCTAATCCCATCCAACGTCATCAGTGCCATCGCTTCCCACGGTGCGAGCCGCCGTCCTGTCATCGCACACCACGCCTGAATCGACTGCCAAGTGATCGTCCCTGTCGAAAACTCCTGCAAATACTCGATCAAATACGCGAACTCTGCAGGCTGCTCTGTGAACGTAATGCCTAGCCGGCTTTGCGCTCTTTCAACATCGGCAGCTCCGATATGTCGCTCACTGGCACCTGCGAGTCGGCGTCGCTCGTCGGCCCAGGCGTAGAGGCTGGCGAGTCGAGGCCGAAAAAACGGCTGCGGTCCGTCGTGACGTTCGGAATCGCGAGCTTGATGGTCGGCGAGTTCTCCAGCAGCGCGCGCAGTGCCGTGGGTGTGAACTCATCCTCGAAGCTCCAGCCGATCACCAGCTTCTCGACGTAATCGACCAGCAGTTCATCCGCCAGCGCGTCGCGCAGTTCTTTGTCTTCATCCTTCTCGTCGGTTGCATCCTTTGGCGCCGAGGACTTCAAGTCCGCAAGTCCGCGGTTCAGTTCCGCGACCGCTTTGCCGAACCGCTTGCTATCGGGCCCGATGACCAAGAGCCATTCGTCAGACTCTGTTTTGCCGTCTGCCTTGAGCAAGGGGACCTTGATTCCCGCTTCGCTTTTCGGAACCGTGTAAAAATCTGTGACCTTCATTCGCCTGCCCTCTTAAGTGATTTCACCGCGTCTTTTGCTTGATCGCCGCCACTGAATCCCAAACTGACGTCCACGATGCGCGCGACTCGTTCGCGGCTCGACAGCCTGCCGATGGCATCGTGGAATAAGTACACCTGGCGCAAGGTGTAATTTCTGATCTTGTCGAGCGTGTGGCCGTGGGAGATGAGGCCCTGCATGACGCTCGACCAGCGCTCGGTTGAGCGTCCTGGCTTCGGCGCTTCCTGCGTAAACCAACTCTTGTTCGCGCGCTCGAACGTAACGGCCAGCGCCGTCAACGTCGCGTCATTCAAACCGGCGATTTCCAGCGGATCGCGACCGCAGTTCTCCGCGATCAGATAGATGAGGTCCGCGCTATCGCCTTCCTTGTATTTATCAACCGCTTTGCGCGCCGCTTCGCCTAAGCGCAGGCCCTCGATGATGGTGTACTCGTGTATTTCGTAGCGAATAGAGGACACGGAGACGGAAAACTCCGGGAACAGTATCTCGAAGTCTTCCGCCCCGCGGTTTACCCGCGGCGCGATCTGCCGCGCCATTGACTACACTGCTACTTCGTTGGTGACGATCCGCCCGAATCCACCCATGTTGGCGATATTCGCGTTGATGGTGTCGTACAGGATTGCGCCGGTAAGATCGAAGCCGCCCCAGTCGGCATCAATCAAGCCAAACACCTTCGCAGGCGTGAACTGCACTCGGAACAAATCCACATGCACTGCATCGCCCGTGAACGTGTTGACGCCATCGAATATCACGTACCGCTCTGGCGGCGTGACCTGGCTCATCATTTCGATTGCCTCGACCGTCGCGTAGGTATATGCAGCGTGGTACGGCTGCACACCGATGGCTGTAAGCATCGTCACGACGCTACCGGTCAGGGAGTAGTCGGTGCCCGCCACGAGTGTGATAGGTGAGCCGGTGCTATCGGTTATCACCAGCGCGGAAACGGCCGTATTCGCGAGTTGCACCGCATCTCCAGCGACGAGACCAGTCGGGAATGCTTCCGCCGTTACCGTGCCACCTGCAATCGATGCCTTTGAACCGTACAGAGCCAACACGAGATTTTCCCAATGGAACTCGGTAATTGACATGTTCAATTCGCCCTTGCGCTCTTTCATGAGGCGGCCATACAGCAAGCGCTGCCCACTGAATGACTCGTACTTGTCGCTGATGTTCGGCGTCAAAGCGACTTCGGCTTTTTCGGTGTTGCCGAGCCAGGTCAGCTTGCCGGGCTTGCCGGTCGTGCCGTCGCGCAAAGCGGTGTACACCTTGCCCTGTAGAGAAAATAATTGGTTAGACATCGCGGTAAAACTCCTAGGAAATATAGGGGGGTTAAAACGGACCTGGTATTCAACGTTGCCGCAGTCACCGACCGCGAAGAAACACCCGGCCGCGCACCGCGAGGCCAGAAACAAAAAACTGAAAACTCAAACTTTCGCATCGCGAATGATTCCCCCGATGCGCGCAATATTCGTGCGGACCATGCCGTGTGGCGCTTGCCGCGAGTAGCCACCGCTCGAACGGATTTCGTAGACTGCTGGTTCGCGCGTTCTGGAACCCAGTGCGAGCGATTGCCGCAGGCCGATGTTGCCGGAAAAGCCACTGAGGCCAAGCGAACTCACCGCCGCACCGCGACTGACGAGCGTCCCGCGCTTCGGCGGATTCGGGTATCCGCCGAATTCGAGCACGGTGATGTAGGGAAGATTGTTGGTGAGCCACGTGATCTTGCCTGCGCCGCCCATGTTGGCTGTGATCTCGCCAATCGCAGCAGAGCCAGATGGGTCCAAGCGCTCCACCGTGCCGGTCGCGGCAGTTCCAACGGTCGTCTGCCAATTTCCGCGTGCTCGCCCGGTGTCTACAGGTGTCGCCTTGATGATTCCGCTGAACAGAGCCAAAGTGATGCCGCGCACGTTCTTATCGACGCTCCCCTTCGCCTTCTTCGCCCATTCGGCGACTTGGAGGCCGAAAGAACCGCCTTGCAAATTGATGGTATCTGCCATGGATTACTCGCGCGGCGCGTTGAATCCGGCATTGATGTTGATCGTCACTTGCCGAAATCCTTCCGGTGTCGCATGAACAGAGCCGTTCACCGACAACCCGCAGTCACACGTCGGATCATCCATCAGCACATTGGTGAACGCCGCGACCGCTTCGCGCGCCGCTGGCATATCGGCGGCGTGTACAGGCTGCGCCAGCAAGATCGCATCGAACTGCTCGTTCGCCAGGGTGACGGCTTCCGCCTTCGTGGCGGCCTTTACTGAAAATGAATAGCTCATGTTTATTCTCCTGTGATTTTAAGAAAATTCCCGATCGACGCTGCCGTCGAACGTGATGGATACCGCTGCGCTTTGATAGCCGCCGTAAATGCGGATCACGCCATCATCTGATTTCTTGACGCGCAATTTTTGCGTACCCGCCGTGTTGGTGAATAGCCGGCGCGGCTTGTAATAACTCAAGATCTGATCGATCAAGCCGGCCAGATCCCCGGTGCCAACATTCATGTCGCCATTGCAGTCGACCTGCAAAATGCGAATGTACTTATCGGCGGTTTGCAGGCGCTGATCGCTGCTGACCGGCATGATCGTCGCGTAGGCCCACAACCCAGCATCGGGCGGAGTAAACGCAACACCCTCATAGCCGACCGGACACGCCAGTCCTAAATCCTTGAAGGACTTCATGATGACGCCGTTGAGCGCGGTGATGCTCATTTGCGCATTGTCAGCACGTAGGCGATGGCTACTGTGGTCGGCTTGATGATCTTCGGCTCACTTAAGATCTGCCACGTCTCAGAGCTATCAGCGAGTGACAGAACGATGGTATCCATCTCGGTGTCCATCGGCGGCGTGCCAGATAGCGTCCAGGTCGTGGTATCGAGACTGATGGTCACCGTTGCCCACGAGGGCACGCCAGTGGCCGACCAGATGTAACGTGGTGTGCCACCGATTGCGGTTTTGGTCGCGGTGTAAAACACGCCTTCGATCGCATCCGTAAAGTCGGCATCCGGCGTCATCGTCAGCGCCACGGCGGGAACGGGTACGACGATCTTGTCGGTGAGCAGGGGCTCGACGGTGCTGCCGTCAGGGTTCACAGCCGCGATGATCATCTGCCGATCCTGGCTTAAGACGTCGCTTACTTTCGCGACACCGCCGACGCCGCGGCCAACCACTTGATAGTCCGCGGAACGCGCCTGCCACAATCCTATCGCCGGCAAATCTACTGTGGTCTCGCCCGTGATTTTCCCTGACTCTGGATCGTAGGTGCCGGGCACTTTACGGCGCACGATTACGGGCATGCCGCTACCTTTGGGCGGTGGACTGAGCAGCCGCGTCGCAATCTTAGCCATTTTGTTGTAGTCGATCGCCATCAGGCACGTATCGCGCGGATGTAGCGCGGAGTTGTCAGCGCGATTACATAGCGCTCCGCTTTTTCGATGACGGCGTATTTCAGCACGCGCGCGTTATTTTCGTAGGTCTCAGTTACCGCGCCAGAGATTGCGTCAGAAGCGATGCTGCCGTGATCATTCGGAAAAGCGGTCGGCATTACATCCTGGCCAGCGAGCGCATACAACTCGCACGCTACAATATCCTGGAGGATGAGCAGCTGCTTCGGCAGTTCGGTGTATTTGTAACAGTATCCTTCAACATTGACCTCGCGACGAGGCCACGCGACGTCCTGGTCACGGGAGTATTTGAATCCCAACCAATTCATCCCGCAGCGCCGCTCCATATAGTCCATCGAGTTGAGCAGCAGCACCCCGCAGTCATCGTCCGAGGTCGGCAGCGGCAGAGCACGCTCCGCGGCGAATGAACGGAGGTCGGCGACCGATTGATATGAATTAGCATTCGCGACGACGGTGCCGTCCTCGACGACTATCGTAGTCATCGGCGTCCCCTACGAAATGCAGGCTTCGACGGTTCAGGCGGCGAAGGCAGCGGCGCCTCTTCAGTCAGCACTGGGAGCGCCTCGACAGCTTCAGGCGGCGTGCCGGTGAGTAAATGCAGCGTCACGAAACGCGCCGCGCTCCCTTCACTCATTTCCTCAACGGTCCACTGCCCGTACGCGAGCCGCGCGAAATACTCATGCCGATTGTCCGGCGTTACATCCTTGTACATCGCATCCGGCGCGTGCGCCTCGACCCACACTCCGGCCAACCAGGCTTCATTGCCCAAGTTGGAGTTCCACGTCACGATCTTGCCTGCACGCGCCAGCAGCTCAGCCACTGATTCCTTCGGCGCTTCCTCACCCATTAGCGGGTGCGCACGGTACTCGATGTCGGGAAACTGAGATACAAAGGCATTCCATTTCTTTTCCGTGTCGAAAGGGTGCGCCTGATCCCCAATCAACTGCCCTGCCAGCACCGCAGGTCCATCGCCATCACGCATGGCTTGCATCGGTAACCCAAGCGCAACGAAGCGATCATCGGAACATGGGAAGACGGGGATGCGATTGAGTCCGCCCAGCGACAATTGCCAATACTCATCGCGCTTCAAGTACCCAAAGTCGAGCACGAGCACAGGCACGCCCGCGCGCTCGTATTCATCCAAGATCACTTTTCCCTTGCCGCGCAGCCCAAACACCGCCACCAGCGTGAAAATCGATTCGCGATCATTCGCGCCAAAATCGGAGAGCGAACGGTGAGACACCGTATAACCCACAGAGGCGAATCCCCGCCCCAGCGCGATCGCCGGGGGGAAGGAGCCGTGTGATGAGTAAATGCCGATTCTTAAAGGAGCCATTCGCCCTCCTGCTTTGGCAGCAAGCTCAACGGGATTGAATCGTGACGCCCGCCCAGTTCTTGAACGAGGTCATCGCAGTGTCCCAATTGGAACCGGTGGCAATGGCTGAATCGGCCGGATTGGCGCCGCCGTTGGTGATGTCGTATTTGAAGCCCTTGACGCCAAGGTTGTACGCAAATTCCCCCTGGTAACGCACCACCAAGTTCTCAAGGCCTGTGATGTCGATCACCACCAATTCCTCCTGCTCCGTGCTCTCGACCAATGCACCACCCACCGTCAACCCCAGCGTGTAGTAGTTCGTAAACGCCGTCGAACCCGAGCCACCCGAGACGACCAAGGCATCGGAGTCGGTGACGATGACCGGGCGATTCATGGTGACCGGCTGGCCCTGGGCCACGTTGAAGTTAGACACGTTTAAGATGTTCGCCGTGATCTGATTAGCAACCAGGTCATAGTACGGTTTCGAGTGCATGATCCAGGCGACGACCTGATCGGCCGCATCACCGAACTTGGAAAGTCCAGATACCAGCCCTGCGGTATTGAGCGTGCCGTTGGTCGGCACCGTGTACAGGTTGGTGGCCTGATTGGCGAGCGCTGAACGCGTCGCGCGCAACGCACTGTTGAGCATGTCGAGCTGCATCGCAATTGCCGACTGCTGACCCAGGATGAACGACAGTTCCTCGCTGGTCTTACCCATCGCGATCTTACGGAATGCGTCGCGGGTTTGACCGACAGGGCCGATCTTCCGATTGAGCTTAACGCTGATGATCTCATTCTCGGCCAACGCCAAATCGGTCGCCGCGCTCGTGGAAGTCGTATCGCGCCGAGAAATGAGGTTGGTGACGCTCGAGAAGAATGCAGCCTGTGAGAAATCTCCGCGCCGCGAGATCGTGTTCAACACGATTGCCCCACGCGAAGCGTCGTTGAACGCCTTACTGTTCTGCGTGAGGACTTCGACAATACCGGACTGGTACTGTTCTTGGTAGACGACGAAATCTGATGCTTTACCGATAGCCATGACGATTTTGCTCCGTAAAAATTAAAAGATGGGGAAATGCCTTTAGTCCATCGGCAGTTTTTCGTATTCCTGCCGACCGTGCTCACTGATGTATTCGGACTTCTCTTTCGTCGACATCTTTGAGCGCGGCTTATTGCCTGGAGTGGCACCGCCACCTTTGCCTCCGCCGGAACCTCCGCCAGAAGCCCTCGATCCGACCAACAGCGGTGCAAACCGCGTATCGGCCATAAATTCTTTTTTCAAATCATCGATCGTCATCGCGGAAGCCTTGCCTTCCTTGTCAACGACCACAGTCGTGCGCTTCCCGTCGCGCGTCTCAATGCGCAAACGCCGTTGTATGTGAGGGAATAACACATCCTCACTTCCCGGCAATGCAATCGACGCAGCGAGCGATGTCGCATGACGGTCGACCATCTCCCGCGTCAAATCCGCCTCCATCGAGGCAAGTGCGGGCTTGTACTCGTTATCTTTGGCGGCCTGAGCGGCTTCAAATTTCTCCTGCCAACTCTTGTTCAGCGAGTCAACATCACCCGACTTCTTTGCCAATTCCAATTTCGCCACCCGTGTCTCTTCGTCCTTCACCGCCTGCGCCGTTTCTATATCAGACAACTTCTTGGCGAGCGCCTTGCGTTCGGTTTTTTCGCGCTCGTGCGCCCGGCGCAGCTCCGCGGTGTCCTCCGCCCCTCCGCTGTTAGGCTCAATCGCCAACTTGAATCCCAATTCCGCGTCTTGGACGTATTCACCGCGAAACGCTTCTGGGACTTCTTCGAGTGTTTTTACTGCAAATTTCAAAGACATGTGAGCACCGCTCCTAGTGTAAAAATACGGGCAGTGCCCGCGTGACGGCGTGTGCATCGCACGCGCCAAGATTCTCGTCATCCTCGTGAACGATGATCCGTGCGTCCACAGGATCTCGGTACGGACGGCACCAGCACCACAGCGCCGGATAGTGCGCGACGGCTATATCGTCTGCGTCGACTGGCAGCACGTGCTTATCGTCGCAATCCTCGTCAACGAACACGCCCCAGCGGTTCATAGGCCGGCTCGCTTGAATGCAATTGGATCGCTGGCGCGCATCTCATCGAGGGTCATTGGGGCGAACTTCTTATCGACTTGAAGTGCTGAAAAGCGCTCCGCTGATAGGCCGCCGTCGCGCAACAGCTTGCCGCGGGTGGGTCCGATCGCGAGGTCTTGGAAATTTGCTGGTTGGGTTTTCAGCCAATCGTAATAGCTCAAATCCGCAGAGACTTGCTGACCGCCTTCAGCACCTTTGGATGCGCGCGTCGCTCCCTCGTCTAAAAACGCGTACTCGTCTTTCAGAACCGGGACCATTGTGCAGCGACAGTTGTGCGTTATAATTCCATTCGCGACGTAAAATCCTTTTTCAGTCTCAAGGTTGTACACGTGACCAGAAAACTTACGCACTTCAATCCCGACGACGTTGTCAAACTCTACCGCTCCAAAATGCCCACTGGAGATATCTGCGCCAAGCTGCGCATCTCCAAAACCGTCATGTACAGGGCGCTCACCGAAAAGCACTGCAAGATGTTTTCCAAAAGAGAGATCGCGCAGGGCGCTGTTCCAACCCAGCGAATTCTTTCGCTTTACCGTAGCGGCATTGGAATGAGCGGCATCCAAAAGAAAACCGGCGTCGGCCGGGTTGCCGTCAAATCCATCTTGCGCAAAAATGGCGTCAGTATTAGGGGGCGGTCGGATCAGCAACAAGCGAGAATGGATCGCGCAACACCGGAAGAACGCAAGCGGCTCACTAAACCATCGCACGATGCGGCCCGCGGCAGTACGCACACCGAAGAGCATCGTTGCAAACATGCAAAGACACGAGAGGATCGGCAAACACACATTTCCGAATACGAGAGGCTCCTTGCAATTGCGCTCAAACAACGAGGACTCACGCCCATCTGCCAAAAAGCGGTTGGTCGCTACAATTGCGATATCGCCATCGATTCCATCGCCGTGGAAATCTTCGGCGGTGGTTGGCACTGGCATGGCGCGCATCTCGATGGAAGCGAAAAACGCATACGCTATATCCTCAATGCGGGCTGGCACTTGCTGATGATTCACATCACCGATGACGCTGGTTTCGACGGCATCGCAAACCACGTCGTCGCCTTCCGCGATGAGATGCGCAGCGATCCAGCCGCGACTCGTCAATACCGGGTGATTCGCAGTAACGGACAGGCTCTTTCCGCCGGCCGTGCGAATGACGACAAGATGTCCATCGAATGGGCGTTTACTAACACCCGTGATCTTGTAACGGGACGATACAAGAGCGTCCCCAGGCACGCAATTAATATGGAGGGGCGGGCGGGGTCCGCGATCAGCGGGGAACTGCCGTAGGTCGAGGCTGCGACAGCTCGGACAGCTTCTTTTATCGAGCACGCTCAACCATTGATACGCCTTGATGATGTCGGCATTGGCGGCGAATGATTCCAAGCGCGCCACCGTCGCCACATGCTGAACTGCGGTGCGTACAACCGCTTCGGCATGGCGCGAGGTGACGTTGAGAAGCCCATCCTGATAGTTGCGCGCATGCGAGCCTCGCAGCTCTGAAATGATCGACTGATTGGTCTTGCCCTCAAACACACCGCGGCGAATCGTGCCGTTCACGCCGCGAACTTCCGTTTGCGTCCAGTTCTCGATGAATGACTTCAGAAGCGCGCCGCGGCCGCTGCCTTTCACGCCCAATGGCGTTGCAAGAATGGCCGCGCGAATCTGCGTGATGCTAGGAATGACGGCATCGAAGGTTGTGGCGGCGTCTAGCGCACCAGATGAAAATCGCGCTTCATGCCGCGCGAATTCCTCCAAGTTGAGCAGCAGTTGCTTCGAGTAGCGGTTCAGAATCCCATCCATCAACGTATCAACCGTCGATAGCAGTTGCTCCATGCGCTCGCGCGCTAGGCCGGTGACGCTAGAGTCCGCCATGGCATCGCGCAGCGCGCGGTCCATTTCCTTCAGAAACGGCTTGAACTTCGCGACCTCGCTGCTCGATAGGCGCTGAATCAGTACCTGATGACGCAGAAGCGCATCTTGTAGCGGGACGGCGGCCATTATTTGCGCACCTTTGCGCCCCTGGCAAAGCCTTTTCGCTTTTTATTTTTAAAAGCAGCAATGACTTCCTTTTTCGGATTTACGAGCGACCGCAGCGCTTCATTATCTCCACGACGAATGCCGCGTGTAACAGTAGTTTGCGTGCCTTTGCCCGCTGGATGATGTTTCTTCTCGCCGCCTGCGTTGAAGTTGGGAATCTTCATGGCTCGTCATTCCCGCCGGTATCGACGCAGCGGCCCGCGCGAATGTATCCATGCCAGCCGCAGTGCGCAGAGCAGTTGATCGAGGGTGAGAACGTGGGGCACTGCCGATCGCCGTCCCAATCCCACTGCGGCCGGCCGCCGTTATTGCCTTGAGGGTCGCGCGGAATGTTGTGACCTGAGTTCGCAATCAGCAGATTGCCGCAGGTCATCGGCTCCATGGCAGCATGCCGGTTGCGGTTACCACGTACACAGCGAAACGTGAAGCGCTGCGGCACTTCGCCGGGTGGGCAGTGTTCGGCGTCGAGGCGCAAGAATTGCACGTGCGCTTTGCTCATTGCCGGATCGCCCGTCCGATCGGCGTGTCTTTATTGGCCAGCGGGATTTTCAAATCGCAATGCTCGGAACGGCACGAAGGACTCGTTTGCCGATGATCGTTGCAGACAGATTCCTGCACGTGGTGCATCCACGCCACCACGTCTTCGCCAACACTGCGCTCACGCACGTGAATCTCACGCTCATTCACGCCGCAGTGGCGGCATGTATAGACGATGGGGACGGTGATGCCGGTCATGTCAATGGCTACTCACGCGTTGCCAAGTTATGGTTTGAATCACCCGCTGGCAGCGCGAACAATGAACGGTGCCGTCATCATTCAAGAAGAAAAGTTGCGATTCGCATGCGCCGCACGTCCAGACGCCATCGCGCTCCAGCACGACGCGCTCTATCCCTTTCTCTCTGACCAATGCACCGCTCATGAGCGATTCCTCTTTCGCGCAGCACGCGCAGCCTTAGCTTTGGCGCGACTGGCGGTGCGGCGCTTAGCAAACTCAACGGTTTCACCCAATCGACGGTGCTCTTTGGTCAAGCGTATCGGGCCGTGATATTCGCCGGTGAGTACGCTCATAGCGCGCCGCCCACGTCATTCGGTTCATTCGGGGCGCCCTCTGACTTATTGGCCGCGAGTGCGGTAGGCAACAGCGCGCCACCAAATAACGGTGGTGGCCGTACGGGGTCCTGTGAATCCAGTTCCTCCTGAATCTCTTCGTCCGTTTTCTCAGGATCAATCAGCTCCATGTTGCGCAGCGCTTGCCAGAAATCGGACTCCGGCAGCTTGCCTGCCTGCACCATGGTTAGCAGCGCTGACAAGGTTGGCGCATCGATATTCGTGCCCAAGAAGTTCGTGTTGATCTCGAAGGAATTATCATCCGCATCATCATCGCCGTCGGCATTCGCGACAAGCGTCACATTCTCGAACTTCGCCGCCCACGACAAGCATTTCGAGAGCGCCATCGACACGTTGTTACAACTCAACGTCAGCACCGAATGCGCGCTCGCATCCTCGCTATTTTGCTGCGTAGCAGTCTTGACGACACCATTGTTGTTGAGTAGTCGCGCGCCCAAGGAAGCCATCTGCTGCTCTTTGTCGAGCATGGCCATGCGCGCGAGCGTGTTGGGCTGCGCCTGGAGCACACCCGCGGATCCGCCGACTGGAATCGGCAAGATAGAACGCGAGCCGACCACGATGCCTTTTTCCTCGAGGTCAGTGAGCCAACGCTCATCCATCCCCGACATCCAGAACTGCGGCTGTCCGACGATGTACGCCGAGTCCTCATAATCGGCAGAGTTGCGGTAGTGCGCGATGTTGAGCGAACACAAATCAAACAGCGGAATGGGTCCGATGTAGTGACTGTTGTTGTGCGCACCAATAAAGGAAAACGGGATTTCATCCCACGGATTTCCGGCACCATCAAACACCACGGACGGCCCCTCGTGCATGTACCAGCCTTGCGAGGAGATGCGCCAGAGCTCTTGCGTGTAAACGCGCCCTTTACCGTTCCAGTTCAACGTCGACAAGGTAGAATCTTCCCAGGGCAAATACGCTGCATCGCCATCGATCAAGCGCAGCACCCGATACTGATCCATGCATGGCGCCACCCACTGCGTATCTTCTTCCCACGTCTCGCGCAGCACCAAGAGCGCGGTCAGCTGCTTGGCGCCGCGCTTCACGGAGCGCCAGTTGATGATGTCGCGCGCGCCGTAGAAGTTCACGATCACGCGTGAATCTCCCGCGATCTGCTGCGCTTTCGACACCAGCCCATTGGTCTGCGGATAATCAACCAGCACACCCGCACGCCCCATTTGCAGCACTTCAGCAAGGCATTGCTGCGCAAGCTGCACGAGCGAAAGGCCTGAGCCGGTGATGTCGGTCGACAGGAACTCGAGCGGCGGCGGCAGGGTCAGCGTCGGATCTTGATTGAACGCGAGTCCAAGCAACGCCGACAGCGTGCGACCGCTGGCGTTGTAGTAAACGGCGCGTTTGACGTACTGGCTGTAGCGAAGCTTGTTGTCTTCGGACTTATCGTGCGGATTTGGCTTCGGCAGGTAGCGCTCGGGAAAGAGCTTGACGGCCGCCTCACCAGCGCACGCATCCGCAACCAAGTCCCACTGCCATAAGTGCATCGCGTATTCGTTGCGCGGCGTCTCGACCGAGTTTGGTCTGACTGAGGCGAGTTCAGCGGGTACGCTCATTACATTGCGGTCCTCAAATTGATTGACATAACAGTCGGTTTGGTGGCGAGAATGCGATACTTGGCGGCGTCAAAATCGTGGTCCTCAGAATTCGTATCGACAACATCAGGATCCTGTTTGTCCCTCGGTAGCACGGGCCAATGCGCAAGCGCGGCCCGGCAATGCTCCATGATGTACAGCGCGGCATCCTCCGGGCGGGCTTTCCCGGCTTCCCGAATTCGTGCCCGCATCAGCTCGAGGCCGATCTTTCTGGTACCGGGCGACTTATCGCTTTTCTCCCAACTGACGCCCTCTTTCAGCATCTCATCGGCAATCGTTGGGGTTCCTGGCATATTGACGGCACTGATCTGGTTGTCAGCAGGACCGGGCCGGGGATGACTCGCAAACCATTTCGCCGTGACCAATTCCAACTCCCGCGCCTTGATGCCCTTCGCGACATCCCGCGGCGACATTTTTATTCCCTTGTTGGTTTCTCCGGCCAGCGCGCCGTACCACTCATGCGCAAGAATCAGCGAGCCCTTCGGTGGGCAGAACACCCGGGCGTCGGGGAGCCTCGCTTCCGTCCCATCTGCCTGGCCCCACCACAGCACCGAGAAAGGATGCGAGCCACCCCAGTCGTGCGAGCGATCCAGGCGCCAGGAATGCGGGATGGCGAACCGCGGCAGTATCAACCGCTCGCTCCACACGTCATCGAGTGCGCCGCCGGCGACGATGTTCCAGTCGCCCCCGAGCATCGCCTTCACCAGCGCGGCATTGCCTAAGCCTGCAAGGCGATCCTCATACCCCGAGTTGTAGGTAATCGGGTTGTCCTTGAGCAGCGCCGGGATGAACTGGCGAAGCATGCCGCCTTCTTTCGCGGGCATCCGTGAGATGGCCATCGGAGCGGCGAGGTCCACAAATGCGGCCTTGACCCAGTTGTGCCCAATGCCGCCGGGGTTTGTTCCGGCCAGCATCCGCGGGAATTGGCCGCGAAATTGCTCCGGGATATCCAAACTGCCCAACCGCAACCGGCCGCGCAAGAATCGATACATCGAATCCGGCCAGTGCGTAATTTCGTCGATCATCAGGACGTGGATGTCAGCGCCCTGGTAATTGAAAACATCCTTCTCGTGCTGGCAGTGGCACAAGTGGATCCGCGAGCCGTTCCAAAAGCTGATCCCGCGCCGCTCGCCGCCGAAGTTCACCGAAGCAATCTTGTCCTCAATCCACGGCGCCAAAAGCTCGAGGAAGCTGCCAGCGCCTTCCATGTGGTTCTGCCACAGTTCCGGGAAGGTCCGCCGGAACAGGTACACCTGCAGGCCTGGTATCGCGCCACACCAGATAATCGCAGCCACTCGCATCAAATAACTTTTGCCCGGGCCAGCAGCGCCGCCGAATAAAACCTCAGTCGCTTTTGACTGGAGCGCCTGCACCTGCTTCGGGAACATCCCCAAGTTCAGTTCTGCTGCCATCTTTCATCACCACGTTGATGACAGGAATGAGGGGGATACCGTCCTTACCGGTCAGTTCGTGAACCTGCTTGGCCCGCCACTCTTCACCGCGCCGATTGGTGAGCCACAAGGTTGCCGCACCGACATCCGGCGGCACATGTTCGGTGTAGGGCACGATGACCGGCACGCCCTCGTATTGCATGATCTTCACCGCCGCGTGCGAGTAGCCAACCGCGCGGTGGTAGAGGGATGATTCGACTCGATCGTCGGATAATTCCTTGCCCACCTTGAGCGCCTGACTAAATTCTGGGAATAGCGCTTTCCATCGGTAGAGGGTCCGGACACAAACGCCTAGGTCCTCGGCCACCTCAAAATCAGTTGCTCCGCCGATGCACAGATTCGCCGCACGCTGACAGAACTCAGGCTCGTAGTCGGTTGGTCTGCCGACCGGAAGCAGGTCCTCCGGATCCTTTGGCTGGGTCATGAATCAACCCGTTATCTTGGCGACCGCCGCCAGTATCGCCGCGGCATCCAGTGCGGAACGATCGGCAGCTTCGGTTCGTTCTTGAGCTTTACCAGCCAACCAGCTCGCTAGTTCCTCAGGTGGAAACCCCACGAAACTATCCTCGACCGGCGCTTTGAACATACGCACCGCGAACAGCGCAGCGGTCAAAAGCGCTAATTGCTCCTGTGAGCTGAGATCCTCCGCCATATCAACCACTCCGAAGGTAAAAAAGAGCCGACATTCATCGGCTCCAAGGTTTGGGACCGCTCGCACAGAAGGGGATGGGAAATCTGTCGATCCCAAAAACAGTTATGAAAACCCCACGGCCCGTACATGCTTGGGCTCGCGGCTGTGCCGCTCCAATTCCCTCACGGTATTTTGGAGATGTTGAGCCATTGCAGTTATGTGCGCCGTGGGATTTGGTCAACGAAATCAGTCGAACCAGCCGCTCCTGAAACGCAAAAAGCCACGCTTTTTAGGCGCGGCTTTCGGTTCCAAATCCTGAAGAGACAGTTTTTGAGCTTGCGCGCTTTATACCCCCTGATGGTGCGCCGACGCAAGGGTTTCGCGCCAATTCGTGATGGACTGCTACTTCGGCACGCTTTAGACGCTTCATCGCCGACCATCGACTACGTCCCAATCTTTGCCCTATTTTGCTGAAAGATCGGTGCCGTTGGTAGCGCTGAATGATCACGTCGCGATCCTCGTACGGCACGCGGCAGATGGCTTCCTCAATCAGCCAGACATCTGGCGGCACGTTGCCCAAGCCTATCAGCGGACTTCGCAACGCGCGGTTGCCGAAACCTGGGCTATCGACCGGATATCCGATGTGGTGCGCTTCGCCCCAGTTGGCCCAGGCCACCAGGAGCTTGATCGTGCCGATCACGCTCATGCGACAGTCACCAAAGACAGTTGCGCTTGCTCGACTTGACGAATCTCGATGCGCACACCCGGCGAGTTAAGCGCGTCGACATCCTCACCAGGATATACTTTGGCCAAACGAGAATATTCAACCACCCTCGCGTCATCTGCCCAAATTCCTGCAGTTGTGAGTGCGTCACAAGTGGACCGCGCCAACTTATCCAAATCGGGAGTACGCATCGGCCACGTGCGCTTGCGTTTCGGCGCTGACTGCGGCTTGGGCATCGTGAACACCATGCGAACGATAAGCGCGCCGTCGAGTGGCGCAGCACCGTTCTTCGCTTCGATCGCTGCGGCCACAACGTCTTGGCGCCACGGGCGAACTTTTTTAGACGACTCTACGAGCTTCGCGTGTTCGCGACCGTCTTTGCCGGTGAACGTGCCGACATAGCGTTTTGACCCCTGAGGTCCTGGTGAACCCATAACGATTATGAGCATTGAACGCTCGCTAGTTTCCTCTGTCTCCATTGACGCAAATAAGCAATCCGCGCTTCACGAGTCGCCTCGTTGTACTCAGCCAAGCACACTGGGCAACGCCTTTGATGGCCGTTGTGAACAAACGCATGACCTTTTACGCAAGTCATTCGTCCAGCGGGAGTGAGCGGCGAACGCAATAAATTTTCTAAGTAAGTTACAGGCTCAAGATGATTTGGATTTACGCAATGGCGAATCCTGCACAGATGATCTAACAATAAACCTGAAGGTGTAACACCACGCAACAGCTTATAAAGCAACACATGTGCCTGATAGGTTTTATTGTTCAGGCTTGCCCAGCCATAACCATCATCACTCTTCGATCTAGTCCACAACCAACAATCACCAGGACCAGCGGCTATATTGCGGCGTATATGACGTGGCAGCGATTCTGGCAATGTGGTTGATTGCCACTCTGTCAACGGCAGAGGTTTACTCATACCACCCCCGTTTCTGGCATGCCGTGAACGATAATGAGCATTTTATTTCTTGGGCTCACTGGTCTGGATTACCCAATCAAGGAATTTCAAGAAAACGGCGACCGGCAGATAGATCCAAAACAGAAATATCTGCAGATCCCCGGCGCCGCTGTGCTTGAGCAACCAGTAAAGCAGGTAATACCAAATCGGCACGACGATCATGAGCGTGAGCAGACTGGATATTATTTTTGCAGCTTTCATCTCACGTAACCTCTGCAGTTCTGCAAACACGCCGTTTCGTCGATTTCAGCCACCGCAAAAACGTCTTCACCTGGCACTCCCTGTGAACATCGCCGCCGCGCGAATAGATCACGTGACCGTTACCGACCGCGAGCACATAGCGCATCCGCTTGCCGACGATGTAGCGCCGCTCGACTTCGATTGGGGGGGGGTAGACGCATCGTCGCTCACGAGTTCAGGCCCGCTCGATCCTGCGCCGGCTTGCGGTGGGTGCGCTTCGGTGGCTTCACCGACGCAGCGGCCTTCTCCCGCGGCTCAAAATCAAAATACAACTGCCCCGACGATTCCACCAGCCGCCGCGCCTGCATGACTTCCGGACTCGCCTCGCCATGGCGCTGCGCAACCTCATCGAACCACCCAAAAAATCTATCATGCTTGCGCATCAGCAGTTTCGGCCGGTCGAGAACATCGCACACCATTTCGCCAGTGTCCTTGTCGATCTTGCGCGTAAGGTGGGTCAACTCGTGATCGACCAGCGCGTCGCGCTGACGTTGCGAAAGAGCTAACCAGCCAGCTCGGTCAATCACAATCGTTGCGTCAGCAATACCCAACGCGCGATCCTTGAGCGGCGTGATGCGCACGACTGCGCCCGCCGGATATCCTTGGTGTTTCAGCACTGGGAACGTTGACTCTAAGTCGAAAATGAAAAGCGCTGAGACGGTCACGTCCTCGAGATCCGTGTGGTGGGCGGCTTGGATTTTCTCGATGCAGGTGGTTGCGTCAGGTGCTTGGCTGTAGGTTTTCATGCTTGGTTCGCTTTGCGTTTATTTCCAGTGGTTGACCGAATGCTTTTGCGAACAACGCGGCAAACGTCGCATGCCCGCGCTCGCCGTACGTCGTGTGCATCAAACTCAAATCATGCTCGATGATCGCAGCGGCCAGTCGATTACGAGCCGCGGTAAAATCTCCGCCGATGCATACCGGGATTCCAAATTGCTTGCGCAAGCGGCTCGCGAAAAACAGCAGTTTGTCGAGCTCGGTGAACTGGTCTTGCGCGACGGTGCTCATGCGTGTAAGTCCGGTAATTGTTCCTGCACGGCTTCGGCGTTGCGCTGCTGATGTGGGGTTGGCCCGCGGCGAAAACTACTCATGGCTTCGCGGTGCACGTCGGTATCAGCCAGCATTGCGGCGACGCTGAATCCAAGCCTCGTGCCATCATCGAAATCAATGACGACGCCCGTGCATTCGGCGCATTTCTCGAATCCCTTTGGTCTGGTTGCGTCCCACCATTCGCGATAGACATACGTCCAAGGTCGTGAGTATTGCCAGAGTTTCTTTAGGTCGTTCTCAACCACAGCGGCTGAAAATTTTTGGTGCATTTTCAGCATCGCGTATTCGCAAAGTTGCTCTTGCAACGTCGCAATTGGCTTGGTCTGCGCGATCGGCATGTTGACGCAGGTCTGCAGGAACTGACCTAACGTCGGCGGGTGTATCGGGCTTACCGAGATGATTGCCCTGATGCCGTACGTGATCTGCTCATCCGTCAGATCGTCAACGGCGTCTTGCCATGGCTTAGGTATGTCGGCGCCGTAGGTTTCGGCAATACGGGTTCCGTAGCTTTGAATCAATCGGTCCCAAAGCCGGTCGGCGCGTTTATTCTTGGTTGCCATTGCGCATGTCCTGAATTTCTTGGAAGCGGGTTTTGCGCGGCGGCTTTCCTTGCGGTGAGCGCTCCTGTCGATCGCGCATTCGGTTGCGCCAAGTGGCAATCCAGTCGGCTTTTTTTCCCTTGGCGCCTGGCACACCCTTCCAGTAGTCGACGAATTCAGCGGTCGCCTCGTCAAGATTGACGTTCGGCGCTTTGACCTTAGCCCACTCTCGCAGCTCGCCTGTTATCTCAAACGGAAGCGGTATCCTAGTCCCGGCATCAGCGCGCTGGCGCGCATCTGATTTGTCTTTATCTTTGTCTTTTCTTAATTCTTCATTGGAGTCTGGAGTCTGGATAGTGGAGTCTGGAGTCTGGATAGCTTTAGACCTGGGTTCTTTTTTTAAACCCACTGGGTTTTTAGTTGATAACCCACTGGGTTTCTTAGGTCTTCCACCCTTGCTACCGTTTTCGCGGGCTATGTCACTCAATTCACTAGCTAAAGTCATTTCCTCGAAAGCGCGTCCATTCACAAATCCGCTTTCAGTTCGCGTCCAAAATAGAGCCGCTACTTTATCAATGGCTTGACGCTCTTTTTTTTCAAACGCGCGACAAATTCGATACAAATCGCGTCCAATCGGAAGCGGTTTCTCGGTTCCATAGTAAGCGTGGAGCATCAAAAGATATGCGCCGTGCTCGATCATCGACAGCGATCCGGTCTTCTTGGCGTAGTCCCCAATGTGGTGCTTGTAGAAATTCACTGGAGCGCCACACGCCAACCATACGGCCTGTGATCAATGGTTTCTGGTCCCTTGGACGAATTACGCCAAGCACAAAGAGGCTGGATGTTGTCGATACCGTCTGATCCGCACAGGTAGATTGGGACGATGTGATCACGATCCTGATGCCCATCGCGGCCACAGCGAACGCATTGGAATTGACAGAATCGCCGCAGCGCCTGCCACTGCGCCGGCGTGTGTGTGGCAATGGATCGCGCTGCCTTGAGTCGCGCGTGCCTGATCTGACGCAGTTGCCGCCGTTGCAAATAGCGATCATGGTCTGAAGTAAGCGCCATCACCTCCGCACCCTCGCCCGCCGGTTAGCGTAACGCTGCAGCCGATACCAAATACACAATCGGCATTCGTACGTATCAGCCAGGATCATGAGCCGCCCTATGCGCGCGATCATCCGGTCGTTGGCGGCTGGCGTCATGATGGGATGGCTCCGCGCGCTGTGGGGTACCTGACAAAAGCGCATGCGCTATCGACGGAGACGAGTACCTGGCACAGCTTGCGGCTGCCGTAACTCATTCTGGCTTGCTGAGCGGGATCGGTCACAACGGTTGGAGCCGGAAAAGATAAGTGCCGCAGGGGCGGGAGGGATACTCCATGCGCCCCATTGGCTTCGCGTGTACGGGAACCGGCACCGCAAGCACTCCGGTGATCGGCGGCGTCCCGCTCGAGCCGGCTACAGAGATTCCACGCGCTTGCGGACACTGGAATCGGTATGACTCTTTCAGGGCTGCCGCCCCAAGGTCCCCTTGTGTATTTGTGTTTGCGGCTCGCGTCATCGCCGCCCTCCCCGTCTCATCCCGTTGTCTTCCGTGGGCGTCCCGCCTAATTCGGTCTGCGTACCGTTGGCGCGGGGAACCACCCAAAGCGCCGGGCCGCGCCGCACGTTGCAGTGGTGACATACCGCGTCGACCTGCAGCGGCTTTAAATAATCTCGATGGTCGTAGACTGTTGCGCGTTTACGCTTGCAATCTACGCAGATGGTAGTGCCATCGAGATAAGGAAGCTTTCCAGTTGCCTTGGCAATGGATACCAACGCGATCGCGCGGCGCTGAGCCTGTTTGTAGGTTGATGCCGTGGCCCTAACCGCGGGCGCAAGCAGCCCAAGTTTTCGTAACGCCTCGCGATGAACTGCGCGTCGTTCACTTGCTAGTTGGCGCTGGCATGCATTGCATACCGTTGTTAGTTTGCGACTGAACATCGGTTCCGTGCACCGCGGGCACGCATGCAACTGTCGTTGCGATGAGCCGCGCTGACACCATCGAGCCGACGCCCAGTTGAATCGAGCCACCGGCTTCGGGCGATTCCATACGAGATGCGGCCTCATTTGCGCCGACTCCCTGACTGTCCCTGCGAATCCCCGTCATGGCCCTCGCTTGGGGCCAGCGCCAGAAGTAACTTGGCCTTCCGCACGGCAACAATGGCTATCTTGTGCATTTCGTCTCTAAGGACTTCCTGCTTGGTTCGCCCACTTTCGCGCGCTTCGGATTCCAGATAAGCCATCGTTTCATTGGTGATTTTCAGCCGTTTCAAGTCGTCGAGAGGCAGGCTCATGCGCGCAGTCCTTCGCGAAAATATGTCCAGTTAATTGATGAATATGTGCAGTCACGCGGTTTGAGGTATCCCTGTCCCATTCGAGGCGCGGCCGCGGTTAGACGACGGCTTGATCGTGAAAATAGGCCGCGAGCTTTTCGATATGGCTCACGCCAGGATCCGCAATTTCCCCGCTGGCGATCTTTTGAATCGTGCGATTCGATACGCCAGTGGCTTCCGCAATCGCTGGCCAAGTGCCCTTGCTGTCTTGAAGACGCGAGATGACGAACTCGTATAGCGACTGTTTCATGCGGTCGAATCGTATACCCAACTTTGGGTACACGCAACCCAGAAACGAAGTTGGCGATGAAATATTGTTTGCGCGTATGCCAAAAAAAGAAGGCAAGCGGGGGACGCGGCCAGCATCTGCACCGGCGAAAAAATTGCGAGGCATCTTAGCGCGTAACGTCGAGCTATTGATTGATCGCGATTACCCCGCCAATCGGTATTCAACCGAGTCCGCGCGCCTGCAGAAGGTGGCGACTGATGCCGGAGTATCCTGGTCATCCGTGCAGCGCGCCCTTAATCCCAATGTTGGCAATACGCTGGACGTGCTCGCCGACTTGGCCGGACTGTTCACCATAAAACCGCACGAATTGCTCGACCCGGAGCTCGCCGATCGCCTCGCAGAGGCCATCGAGGAAAGCGCCAAAAAACCAGGATCACAGGGCAATCCATCCTGAACGATAGCGAGGTTTTGAGCCTCCTAGAATCGGGGAAACTCCCCGCCTCCGCATGCCGGGATCCCTCACACCTTAAAAATAAATTTTAGCTCATACCCATTTATGGGTTGACTGTACCCAACTTTGGGTATAGTGTCGTTACATGGTCAACAAAGACGACATGAGCGAACACGACTTGGCACTGCGAACCGCCCAAGGCTTCGCCAAGCTATTGCGCGACATCTATTCCGAGGAAACACTGCTGGATCTGGCCGCGCTGAAATTGAAGCGCATGTCGACGCCTGACGGTGAGACGCTGCCGGGGCACGAACGCGCCCGCTCCTGGTTCGACGAGACCATGCGCCGCGGCTGCACGGATGAGGCGCCGCCGCTATGACCAAACTGCACCCAATCTTTGAGCAGGCGCTTGCGCCGTTCTTCCCGCCCATCGCGGATCGTAGCGTACGCATGGCCCGCTGCGGCTGCGGCAAGACAGAGCCATCATCAAGCAAGCTCGCGTTCTTTGAGCCGTGCGGCGATGGCTCAAAAGTGGCGACCGAGACCTGCACGTGCGGCTATCACCGCGTCGCGCACCGGCCGGATTTCCAGCATGCATGCGCGCAGTTCAAAGCGAAAGGCGCGCAGCAATTTGACCGCTTTTATTGTGGCTGTCGCGGGTGGGACTGAGATGACCAGTTCCTCCCTCCGCCTCGCCGCCCTGGTCGTAATCTCCGTCGTGATGGGCCTGGGCTATGCGCCGGTCGCTGAATTCATCGCGCGGAGCATCTGGCATCTCGCACGCATCGTCGGGGGTGGCACGTGAGCGGCACGGATCTCAGGCTCAAGGGTAAGTCTCCGTTCAGTCGACTGCTCGACCTGCAGGCGTACGGTAACGTCTATCTACACGCCTCGGTCTATCTGCGCGCCAAGTGCCCGAAGATGGTGGCGTACGCCAGTGCAAAGCTATCCGACTGCTATCTCTTATTGCGCAAACATGGCAGTCCGTATAGCCACGGCCTGTGGGTGGGACACGCCTGCTTTGACGTGAGCGAGGGCGAAGCGCAGCAAATTCGCGCGATGTTTGAGCCGCTTGGCCTTCGCATCGAGAGCGAGATGGCGCGGGGAATCGAACTGCGATCGAGCGCGGACGCGGCGGTGCATCCGTGAGCCTCGTCGACCAAACCGCGACACTGATGGCCGCGCAGCTCGTGGAGTTGAACAGAATCGTCAACTCACCGCGTTCAAGCGCTGAGATACGCTCGCTCGCCCTCTCGCTTGCCTACGAGTACGGCAAGCTCGATGGCCGAAAGCTAGCCGCGGACAACATCGCGCGAACGTTGCATATCGGCGCGGTGCGGCCGTGAGCCGTCGCCGAATCCGTAGCGTCGAATATCGCGCGCGCCGCCAAACGCTTCACGCCGGCCGCCATTACTTCATCGATGAGCCGCTGCCCGGCGGCGGTGAGCCCGCGCCGTATCTTGCGGGATCGCGCGTGACCGAATACCGCCGCGGCGTCATCGTTTCGGTCGACATCGATCCTGGCGCGCATGCCGACGGCGTGTCGATCAAGCGCAGCATGTCGGTGCCGTCATGAAATCGCCGTCAATCTCGGGTGAGGCGTTTGCGGGGAAGCCAGCCTATGTAGGTAAGTCGCTGCACGTCGCTGTTGACGCTCTTAGTCGCGACCAACGCTATTCAGTCTGGACGAACGATGGAGAAAATCCCATCGCGTACTGCGTCGACGCGGGTACTGCGCACTTGCTGGCCGCCGCGCCCGATCTGGCCGATGCCACGCGTGATCTGCTCAAGGCGTTTCGAGATTGCGTCGGTGCCGCGGCATTTTGGGAATTTGAGCAGGGCAACCGGGCTGTACGCGCTGCGCAACGCGCGCTCGCGAAGGTGTCCGCATGAGCCTGGAACTCGCCGCCGCCCTAGCGCTGCTGATCACTTGCATCGTCGGCGTTGGCGTCTGCGTAATCATCAAACGCCGCAAGCCAACGCTTCTACAAGCCCCTGAGCGCGCGGCTATTCGCGAAGTCTACGAGCATGCGCACCGCGTCGGGAATATGCGGGGGGTGAAATGAACGCAGCGCTCATCGATGTAGGGACGCTCGATCGCCAGACCTACTTGGGCGGCGGCGATATCGCAGGCGTCCTAGGGTTATCGCCCTGGACGTCGCGCCTCGGCGTGTTCCAGAAAAAGACTGAAGTTCAAGAGGATCGACCGTCTTCAGGCAAGAAGAAACTCTTCAGCCGCGGCAAGGTGTGGGAAAAAGTCGTAGGCGAAATGCTCGTCGCCGAACTCGAAGCGCGCGAGCACACCGTTGAAGTCTTGAGCACCAATCACCGCTATCTCGATCCCGCTGTACCCTACTTCGCCGCGGAGATCGACTACGAGATACGGCTCGACGATATTCCCGGCATCGTCAACGTGGAATTGAAGACAGTCCATCCAAACGCATCGCGCGAGTGGGGAGAGTCGGATACGGACGAATGCCCTGTGCACTACGCCGCGCAAGCCATGTGGGGCTTAGGTATCACGGGGCGCACGTGCTGCCTGGTCGCGCCGCTGTTTGGCGCCGATGAAATCCGCGTGTATCCGATCGTGCGTGACGAGGCGACCATCGAGGGCATGCGCAAAATGGCGCGCGAGTTTTGGGAGCAGCACGTCATTGCACGCGTGGCGCCGGAGCCAGTCGATCTGCGCGACGTCGACCGGCTGTTTAAGCGCGAGGCCGATAGAGGTGTTGTCGCTGACGAGTGGGCGGTCGAACGGCTCATGCGCTACCGCGCCTGCGATGCGGAAATCGAGGCGCGAGCGCTGGAGCGCGATGTACTTGAATTTCAGCTTAAGCGCTATATGGGCGCTGCGAACACGCTCACCCTGCACGGATCGGATACGCCAGCGATCACCTGGAAATCAAGGCCGAACGCGCATTTAGATCAAGAACGCCTCAAGGCCGAATATCCGAAGCTGCACGCGCAATTCTTAAAGCGCGGCACCTCACGAGTTTTTCAAGTCAAGACAACGGCTGCGAGCAAAGCGGTCAACACCATAGGAAACGTATGAACCAACCCATATCATCGGCGGATCGATTGCGTTCGGCTGCGACCGGGCAAGTCGCGAAGCGCGTACCCGAAAGCCTGCCGGAAATGCTGAACGCCTACGGCTCGCAGATCGCCGCTGCGCTCCCGCGTCACATCACCAAGGAGCGCATGATTCGCATCGCCCTCACCGCGTTTCGGCAAAACCCGAAGCTCGCGGCCTGCGATCCGAAGTCAGTCTTTGCCTGCGTCATCATGTCGGCGCAATTGGGGCTCGAGGTCGGTGTGCTCGGTCAAGCATACTTGGTGCCCTACAAGCAGCGTGACGGCAGTTTTATTTGCACATTCATCCCCGGCTGGCAGGGATTGCAGGACCTGGTGAACCGCTCAGGCCGGGCGACGACGTGGACGGGCGCGGTCTACGCTGGCGATGAGTTTGATTACGAATACGGCTCTAGCCCGATGATCCATCACAAGCCCTGCGGCGAGGATGACCCGGCGGCGATGACGCACGCGTATGCAATTGGCCGCGTGCGCGGCGGCGAGTACCCGATCATCGAGGTGTGGCCGGCGCTGAAAATCAAACGCCACCGTGACCGGTACAACAAGGTCGGCGATAAGCACTATTCGTATGAGAACGCGGAGATGTACGCGCGCAAAGTGCCGCTCATGCAAGTGTTCAAGTACGTGCCGAAGTCGGTCGAGATGGCCACTGCGCTGGGGCTTGACTTCGCGGCCGACGCCGGTACGCAGATGATCGACTTGAAGGATGCGGTCGAAGGTAATTTCCTACCACCTGTCGCCGAGCAAGACCCGGCGCAGGAAACCGAGAAAACGGGTAGCGATGCGGGCAATGGCGCGATGCCGTCAACTGGCAGCACGGAATCCGTCGACCCTCGCCGCGAAATCGACCAGCCAGGAATCATCGCGACGCTGCGCAAGGCTGCTACCACCGACGAGCTGGCCACGCAATGGGATCTGGTGCGCTCGATCTATAAGGCCGCCGGCAAAGAAATTCCGATAGATATCGAGGCCTGCAAGCACGATCACGGAGAAACGCTCAAGCAGCGCGAAGCCAAGGCGACGAAAGGCAAATGATCCGCGTTCCTCAGCGCCAAAGCAATCACAGGAGAATAATTCATGCGCATCGTCCGACTTGAGTCAGAAGGGATAAAACGCCTCTACGCGGTGTCGATCACGCCAGATGGCAATGTGGTCGAGGTCACTGGAAAAAACGGCGAGGGGAAAAGCAGCACTCTCGATTCGATATGGTATGCCGTCGGCGGCTCGGCTAATATCCCCGCGCAGCCGATCCGCAAGGGCGCGCAAGAGGCCCGCATCCGTCTCGACATGGGCGAAATCATCGTCACGCGCAAGTTCAAGCGCAAAGGCGAGCACGAGTACACGACGTCCGTGACTGTCGAGAATGCCGACGGCGCGCTGTTCAAGAGCCCGCAAGAGCGGCTGAATGCGCTGTTCTCCGCGCTGACTTTCGATCCGCTGGATTTTCTGCGCGCGAAGCCCAAAGACCAGTACGACATGGTGCGTGTCTTCGTGCCCGACATCGATTTCCAATTGATCGAGGATCAGAACCGCGGTGACTTCGAGCGGCGCACCGAAGCCAATAAGCGCCTTGCTGAAGCCAAGGCGGCAGCGGGGCTGATCGTCATTCCCAATGATTTGCCTGACGAGGCGGACGAAGCGGCGTTACTCGACCAGATGACGAACGCAGCCCAGCATAACTCCAACATCGAGCGCGAGAGCGAGCATCGACAGCAGCGCGCCGCCGACATCGAGCGTGCGCTTTTGAAGGTTGGCCAATATCGCGATGAGCGGGATGCGCTTCGCAAAAAGGCGGAGGCGATGGAGGCGGCTGCAGTCGCGCTGGAGCAGCAAATTGCGTTGGATGAGACGAGCCTGAAATCCGCCGGATCGCTGGCCAAGCCCATCGACGTGGCCCAGGTCCGCCTGCAGCACGCCCAAGCCCAGGCGGCAAACCAGCGCATCGCTAAGGCCGCGGAAGACCAGCGCCGCAAATCATCGCTTGAAAAAGTGGCTGGCGATGCCGCGCTGCTGTCGGATGAACTCACGAACCGGATCGCGGCGCGCAACAAGACGAAGCACGACGCCATTGCAGCGGCGAAAATGCCGGTCGAAGGGTTGGGATTCGGTGACGGCTACATCACGCTGAATGACCTGCCGTTTGATCAGGCATCCAGTGCCGAGCAATTGAAGGCGTCGGTGGGCATCGCCATGCGCACCAATTCCAAGCTGCGCGTGATCCTGATCAAAGACGGCTCGCTGCTGGATGCTGATAGTTTCGCGCTGCTGACGGAGCTGGCGGAAGAAAACGGATTTCAGGTGTGGGTTGAATCGGTGTTCGCGCATAGCGAAGCGGCGCTAGTCATCGAGGACGGGCGCGTGAGGGCAAAGGTCAACGCCGAAGAAGAAGCGACCGCATGAACGCTGTCGTGATAGATACAGAAACGACCGGCGTCGGCGACGAGGATCAGATCCTTGAGGCGGCATGGACAGAAACAATGCCCGCGCCACGCGCGCTCGACGACTTCTCGCCGGTACAGGTCACATCGAAGCGCTACGGGGTAACGCGGCCGATAGGGCTCGGCGCAATGGCCACTCACCACATTATTGAGACCGACGTTGATGGTTTGGCGCAGTTCCCCGGCTTCCATCCGGTCGATGACATCGAGTACATCGTTGCGCATAACGTCGATTTTGATTGGCGGATGATGGGCTCCCCGAAGGTGCGCCGCATCTGCACGCTCGCCCTTGCCCGCTCGCTGTGGCCCGACATCGACTCTCACTCACTCGGCGCGATGGTCTATCACTTATCCCGCGACAAAGCCCGCGCCCGCGAAATCGTCAAAGGCGCGCATTCCGCCGAGGCTGACGTGCGGATGATTGTCGATGTCTTGCTGCCGGAAATCCAGATCAAGTTATTGCCGCGCGCCGAGACCTGGGCGCAGTTGTGGGAGATTTCGGAGGCGGCGCGAATCCCGACGGTAATGACATTTGGCAAACACAAGGGCACGCCAATGGGAAATGTGCCCGCCGATTACAAGCGCTGGCTCCTGAATCAGCCGGACGTCGATCCGTATTTGGCGATTGCGTTGAGGGCGCGGTCGTGATCGTCACGGAAGCCGAGGCGAAAAACCTGTGGTGCCCAATGGCGCGCATCGCCCCTGTCTATCTAAATAATAAAGAACCGGCTCCCAACATCCCCGCCGCCAATCGCTTCGGTGACGAGTTCGCTAAATGCATCGCGTCTGAGTGCATGTTTTGGAAGTTCGTCCACCACCCAGACGGGGGCAACGCCGAAGCATACGGCACCTGCGGTTTCGCCAACGAAGTGCTGCCGGTGGTCCTGTGAGCCGCGAGGATCTTGTCGTCGACATCGTGCTAGACCGCCTAGACGATCTGTTCGACAGGCGCCGCAGAAAGCCGCACTCGATATCGCGGGCGATCATGAAAGACGCGGTGCTGCGCGCGGCCATCACGATCGCGGAAAGCGTCAAAGACGGTGAGAAAAATAAGGTGAACGGGTGAACGCGCGCGCAGACTTCGATGGGCCCGACTACTCGCGCACGCTCGACCATGCGCGACTCACCGGCCAACTATCGCGCGTGTTCACGCTGATGGTTGATCGTCAGTGGCGCACGCTGGATGAAATTGCGCGGGCGACTGGTGCCCCGGCCGCGAGCGTCAGCGCGCAGTTACGGAATTTACGCAAACAACGCTTTGGTGGCCACGCTGTTGAGCGCCGCGCGCGCGGGAATCGCGAGCATGGTTTGCACGAGTACCGACTGATCGTGCGCGTCGTTGAGCCCACTGAGCAAATGGCACTTATATGAGCTATGTGTACAGGCAAACCGAGCAGAAACTATGGACCGTGGGTTACTACGACCCCAAAGATAAATGGCATTCGGAAAGCGATCACGCATCGTCCGACGCGGCGGCTGATCGCACCGCGTGGCTCAACGGCTCGACGGTTCAAAAACTTGGTGTGTCGGCTGATGCAAAGGAAGCTAAGTGATGAACATCAAGCAATCTGATGGATACAAAACACTGCTGGCCGCGGTGGAGCGTGACGAGCAGAAACACCCGCGCTTCCACGACTACCGCGCAAAGCTCGCGTGGACCGTTGCCCGCGCGCAGCACTACGCGGATAAGACTGGCATCCCGGCTTCTGAAATTCTTGATGCGTGGGAGAAGTCACGCAATTACTGGTATATGAATTTCTACCAGGAGAGTTGCCAGCCCGAAATCAAGGAAGGAAACGTTCGTGTTTTCGATACTGTCGGGGCAATGCTGGAATCTGTCGGTAAGGCAGGATTCCGCTGCCCGATGTGCGGCGCGGTATCGAAATCGCCCTATGAATGCTCGGTCGCGCCGTGCGACTGGAAGGTGTACGGGCTGTTCCGCGCACTTGGAAAAGGCGTTTACGTGTTTGTCAAAGAGAAGATAAAGGGCGAACTTATGTTCATGCCAATTGCATGGGAAAGCTCCACTTTGCAACAGGAAATAGCCCAATGAATGATTGGGTAATTTACGTTCACGGCTATGGCGCCTTCATGTTCGAGGGAGACGAGACAGAAGCCGAAAAGATGCGCGCTCACAAAGCGAACTGGGAAGGCGGCATCGGCAAGAAACGCCTTGCAACCGACGAGGAACATCGTAGCCGTAAGCCGTCCGAGTGCATCAACCATCCTGGTTTCAAGAATCGAGGCGTGTACGCGGATTGCGGCTGTGGTGCGTGCTCGGCACAGCAAAAGGAAATAGTCAAATGAAATACGTCCGATGGGCTGTGACGATCGCGCTACTAGTCGTCGTGTGGTTCCACGCGCATTGGTCAGTGGCTTTATCGCTGACATTGATGGCGATTGCCGTCGAGCTGCTGATACTTGTAATCCGCAAAGCGGGAAGGCTTGACACGCGATGATGCTCGATCAAGAAACGCTAGTTTGGTACAGCGCCGATGCGCCGCCGGACGATGACACGACGGTGATGATCAACATGCCGAAATCAGACGAGCCGGTCTGGCTAGGCTGGCACGAGGGAATACAGTGCTGGCATACGATCGAGGGCGCAGAGCTGGCGCGCGGCACAGTCACAGCTTGGGCTGCAATGCCTACCGGCGCGGTTCGCGCGGAGGACGCTCAGCATGGATAGGCCCATCCTTTTTTCCACGCCCATGGTCAATGCTCTGTTGGCAGGCGCCAAGACACAGACCAGGCGCGTTGCAAAATTGAATGCCAGCGGCCGCGTCGAGAAAGGCGGTAGAAATTGGCACGTCGAAGATGCGTCTGCAGTCATCGCATGCCCGCATGGTCACTGTGGCGATACCTTATGGGTGCGAGAGGCCTTCCGTATCGAGCAGCGTGGCAATAGGCAGACCGGCGAGAAGTTCGACGTGTTGGTTTACCGCGCCGATTCGCGGATGCGCCCTGAGTTCGACCCGCTCCGCTACAAGCCCTCGATCCACATGCCGCGCGCCGCCTCGCGTCTCACGCTGCGCATCACCGACGTGCGCATCGAGCGCCTGCAGGAGATCAGCGCTGACGACGCCGAGGCGGAGGGCTGGCCGGGCCCCGATGAGGCGAACACGATTCGCAGCGCCTATCCCATCGCGTGGTATTCGCATCTGTGGGACCGGATCAACGGCAAGCGGCATCCGTGGGAATCGAATCCATGGGTTTGGGTTGTCGGCTTCGCGCTGCAAAAGGAAACGCCAAAATGATCTGGCTCTGCCGGGTATTCGGCCACAAATATTCGTATTACTGGATCTGTACACGCTGCGGACATTGGCCTGGCAAGGATTGCTGCAAATGAGCGACAGCAAGCGCGTGATTGCCACGACGGAAGGCGCGCAAGCGCTGATGGCTCGCCTTCAGCAGCTCGGTATAGCGGCTAAGATCACCGTCAACGCTGACGGCCGCTTCGACGTTGCGCCCGCTGACGGTAAGCACACCTGTCACTGGCCGGGCTGCGACAAGCCCGTACCGCCCGCCATGTGGGGCTGCAAGGGCCATTGGTTCACGCTGCCCAAGACGCTGCGGGATCGAATCTGGTCAACGTACCGACGTGGGCAGGAAATAACCAAGTCGCCGAGTCCTGAATACATCGCCGTGGCGTTGGAGGTCCAAGAATGGATCAGCCAGTTTCAGCAGAACATGCGGCACGCGGGATCAAAGGCGGGAAAGCCTTGATGTGGAATGAGCGCACCATAGGCAAGGCGTTGCAGCACCAGGTCTTTAACCGCGCCGTGTGCGTCGTCGACAATTGCATCTGGACCGGCTTCGAGGCCGATTTGTTGATTGTCGAACCGAAGCTGCGCATCATCGATGTTGAGATAAAGATCAGTCGCGCCGACCTGAAGGCCGATTTCCACAAAGACAAATGGCTTGATTTTGGTAATCACCAATTCGGTAGGACGCGCGAACTACTACCCCGCAAGTTGTGGCCTCGCCAGGTATGGAAGCACTACTACGCGGTCCCTCAAGAAGTCTGGAATGACAATCTGCTGCCATTTTTAGGCAGTCCCAATTCCGGCGTGCTGCTGTTGCGCGAGAAGGATGGCGTTGTCCGTATACGCTGCCATAAGCGCACCAAGCCAAACAGGGACGCCAAGAAGATAACACCGGAACAGGTATTGGACGTTGCGCGGCTGGCATCGCTGCGACTTTGGAACTCCTATGACGCAGTGCGTCGTGCTCACGAAGATAACCTGAAAACACGCGAAATGTATGAATGCTCCGCACTGCAAAGAGACCCGAAATGATGGACGGCGCGGATGACAATCGCCTGCCTCACGATGACGTCGAACTGGACGACGATGCCGCGCTATCGGCAGCAGCCAAGATCATTGAGCGCAAGGATGACACCATCCGCTCGCTGTGCCGCGAACTGAATATTGCCGAGGCACGTATTCGCATTCTAGAACTGCGACAGCAAGCGGCGTTGCGCAACGTTTTTGATCTGAGCGATGACGCAGTGTCCATGTTCCATCGTCGGCAGGCAGATTGAATTATGAAACCTTGGCTCATCGTCGCCTCACCGTTAATTTTGGGCGCCGCCATCATCGCCGCCCTCAATGTGTGTAAGTGGCTGGATAAGCACTGGGAGCGCAAAGCATCATGAAAATCTTTCTGTTCATTGTGGGCGGCATCCTCGCGATCGACGTAGCGTTTGTCTGGTTGCGATGTTCCGGGCACTCGTCGAAGCCAGCGCCGGTCTTTAAGCGAACGCGCCGGTTTTATCAAAGCTAAGGGTGTGAATAGATGAAGCGTAAGGATCGAACGCCACTAAAGCTGCCAGACATTTCCGAATGTCCGTTTTGCGGTAGCGATAAATTAACCGTGCAACAGACGTCCACAGAAGATCGCGGCGACGGTTACGTGATCGACTGTAATCACTGTGGCGCAAGCGGGCCGCAAAAAGCTGGCATGGCGAATGCGTGCCTTGCGTGGAACGCAAGATCGCAAGCTGGGAGTATCAAAGTGAGGAGCGCCAAGCCGTGAGTAATTATCCACACAGCGTCACCGAAGCAATCGAAATACTGCGACTGATCGAGCAAGCAGTCGTCGAGGACAGCCTCGCGAAAAACAACATCGTTCGGACGGAGATGAGCAGCTTTGTTGAGGCGCAGCGTTATCGAGTGGCGAATGCAGTGCGTATCTTTTGCGCCGGGATGCTTCAAAAATCATGAGCCGCATGATTCCAGCCATGACCGATCAGATGGGCCGCTATTGGAATCAGCCTGACCCTGCCGCGATCCTGATCGACGACACGCACGCTCTGATGGCTGCGGCGACGTTCAATCAGCTCGCCGAGTACTCTGGCAGTCTTCCGACAGGCGTATATGCGGGGAAGATGTGGCGCAGGCACGATGGGATTTTCGACAGGAACGCTAAGCGCCGCCGCTGGCTGCTGTGCTGGTTTGGCGAAGTGAATGATGGGAAATGTGAGATTGAGTTTCGTGAGGTGCTGCTCGCCGATTCATCGAGCGATACGCAATGATCCCCGTTCAATTCCCCGAAGCCAACGGCGTTCTCGCACGCAATCAAAGCGACTACGAACCAATGGCGATCTATGCATTCCACGACGAGCAAGGGCGCGTGGTGTGTTGCTTCAGGCTGTCGGATGCGGAGATCGAGGAAATCGTTCGCACGCGCACGGTGTGGCTGCAGCAGTTGACCTTCGGCGAGCGCTTTCAGCCGATCGGGCTCTCGACGCAGCGGCCGGATGATCTGCCTCAGTCTGCGGGAGAGAAAAAGGAACCCATCTCTCGGCAACAGCGCGCAGCGAACTACCAAACCCACAAGCCGCGCTATTCGGATTCGTCGTTATACGATGAAGTTTGCACGGTGTGCGGCGCCAGGGACTATTCGAGCGGCCCTGACGAGCTATCTGACCGGCCATGCACCACTGCTCAGTCAGCAAAACCACAATGAACGCCGAACTGACCATCTTCCTGCTGCACTTTCGCCGACAACTGGTCGAGTATCGAGTAAGTTCGGCGATCGATACGGCAACGCCTGGCGAAGTCATCGACGTCGTGGTGCGCAGTTTGGATCAGGCGCTCAAGGCTACGAGGGGGCAATAGTGAACCGAACCTGCTCTACCTGCCGACACTTCGCAGAGACCGCCGTAAAACCCGTGCCGGCGAGTCGCGGCGAGTGTCGGCGCTATCCCCAACCCGTCGGACCGATCAGCCGCGCGCACTGGTGCGGGGAATGGTTTCTCAAGGGCAAATCATGAACAACGAAGCCGCAGCCATGCAACGCGTAACCGTCAAAGATCACTGGGTGCAAGTGACCGGCGAGGAAGCCGTAGCACTTCGCAGCACGATAGGAAAATGGCGCGATAATTTACCGACCACGGTTCTGCGAGACGGCGTGCTGTATGCGCTGGTGGATGAGGCGCTGAAGGTTTGGCGCGCAGAGCGTGTTTCAAGCGGGAAAACCAGGTGTTAAAAGTGAACCAGACTGTGAGCATGGAAATCGGGAAGTACTACGAAGTTACGGCCGTCAATGTAATCGATTGGCATGGCTTCAAGGGTTGGCTGCCGATCATTGGGCCGAAGCATGAAGACGCGGAAATAGTCGGCTTCCCGTGGGAGCACTATCACATTGATTGGCGCTTTGCGCCCAAAAGCGTGTTCAAGGATCTGTGCGGGCGTAGAGCGGGGCCAGGTTACGTCTACGCATATCCCATTCAGACGCCAGACGGTAGCGGCAATCCGTCGCTTGTCGGTGGCCCAGAGACTCGCCGCATGCTTTGTAAACGCGGGCTACCTCAGTTTCCGATTACGGAAAGGCATGGGAGCGGCGCATGGGTCCATAAGCTTCGCGAGGCATTCTGCGGGACGTCGATGGTCAAAGGCGTTTGCCCTCACCGCGGTATACCGGCGTCCGCAATGATCCGCGAAGGCGACGTGCTGACGTGCCCAGGACATGGACTGCGTTTCAACGCGACCACCGGCGAAGCACTCTCACCACAATCTGCAGGGAAAACAGGCTGATGCCGCCAATCAAGCTATTCGAGTTCGATGGCCGAAGCATGACTCTGCGCCAGTGGGCCAACGAAACTGGGCTGCGTTATTCGTGCGTGCAGTCTCGATTCAAACAGGGCACGCCTCTAGATAAACCAAGGTCCAAGCGCGGCCGGCCGCTAGGCTCTACGAATGCAAAGTCAGTGGATGCAAAATGAACCGCTCTGGTGGCTCACGAAGGACGGGGACAAGGATTGTCTCGCCATGTACAACCGGCATTACAGCGCCTATCGGTACGTGGATGGTCGAAAGCGTACCCAATTCGTCGGGCCTGGAGAAAAGGTTGTTCTCAGGACTGAGAAAGCGGATGCGGTCTGGGTCTGGCGTAAGTTCTACGATGACAGCGGGCAGCAAGGCGTCAACTGCGCCGTCTTTAGGAGCGAGTCATCGCATCGCAGCTCGCACCTCATACGCCAAGCGGATCAAATCGCTGATTGCCTCTGGCCTGGTAGCCGGCATTACACCTACGTCAACGCGGAAAGGATCGCCTCAAAGAACCCTGGATATTGTTTTTTCCGGGCTGGCTGGCACAAATGCGGCCGAACCAAAAGCGGATTGATCATCATGGAGCGCTCGTGACTGACGAAACTGGTTGGTTGATTGAAATGGCCGAAGGACCGCCAGCCTACTGGGCTGCGGTTCCCGATCCTCGCGCCATCGGGGGCTTTGACCCTGACGTGAATAAAGCGACTCGGTTCTCCCGCAAGAAAGACGCCGAGGACATGGCGCTGTTTCTCCATGTGAAGGGTGCGCAAGCGTTCGTCGAGATTCACCGCGTTAGGATCACCGAGCATATGTGGACCGATGCATCACAGTCGCAAAGACCAGGTGTCACATGACCTACGTCCTTATCGTTTGGCTGATCTACAGCGTTGGCAACGCGCCGCCGGTTGTGGTCGGTCTCTACGACTCGCAGAAAGCTTGCGAGACTGCGGGTGATCGGTGGGAGCAGGTACAGCATGGCGACGGGCAGCACCACGCGTGCCTGCCGCAAAGAGAGGTATCCAAGTGAGCGCCAAGGAATACGAGAACGTCTGGCGAGGTAGCCGACCTTCATTGGAAGATGCTAACGGCGCAATGGCTCCGTGGAGTACGGACGAACGCGCCAGCCATTATGTCGATTCTGCCGCATACGACGCCCTCGCCGCTCGCTTCTCGGCTGAAGAGGAAGCCCATGCGCAGCTTCAAAGTCGATGCTTCGACCAGGGCAGCCAGTCGGTGTTTGATCGCGTCAAGGAGCTGGAGGAGGCGCTGCGCTGGTCGCTTCGCCGGACGCTACCGAAAGACAATGCCGAGGAAGCGCTATTCCAGCAGTACCGCGAA